ATCTAATATAATTGATGGTGGAATAGGTAAGGCATTATCTTTTGATGGTACAACAGAATATATTAATATTCCACATAATGCATTATTTGATTCTGTTGATGGTTATCTTATAGAAACTACTTATAAACCATTAACAACATGGAACCCTGCTAATCAAGATTACATTACAATTATATCAAAAAATGCGGTTTGGGGTACTGCTGGTTTTTCACAAAATTTATATTTAAGAAATACATCAAATGATGTTAGATTAGAACATTATATGAGGGATGGTGGTAGATTAGTTAATATTTTGGGGACAGGTATAGTAGATTATACTGCTGATTTCAAATCACATTCATTTGTTTGTACTGCATTAACTGCTATTGATTCATATACAGATTCTTCTATTGATACACAAGATGTTCAAACTCTTGTAACATCATATAATATGGGGTCAGATGATGTTCATATTGGATTAGGATATAGTGCTGATCCAAATGATGTTGGTTTCAATGGTATCATCCAAGAAGTTAGAATTGGAACATCAAGTAAACCTGTTGAATGGATAACAGCAAATGATCAAAGTATAAAAGATACTTTGATTATATATGAAAATACACAATTTAGAACAATTTCCGGAACCATAACAGAAAGTTTTGATGTTGTGAATTGGTTGGCAAGAGCATGGTTAATGAGTGATGGTTCATTGTCTGCCGAAGAAATTACATCAAGTGGCACATTTGATTTAACTATTCCATTTGAAAGATCTGATACACATATGGTAACCGTATCGCCTATAATTGGGGACAGTTGGATAGAATCAAATATCACATTATTGGACGATTTGGTTTTTCCAACTAATCCAACAACAATACCATATTATTATAAATGTATTATTGCAGGTATAACCGGAACAAGTGAACCAACATGGACAGTTGGAAATGGTGATCAAATTACAGATAGTGGTGTAACATGGGAATTAGTAGAAGGAATGATACAACCAATAACTCAATTTCCAGTAATTCCTAGCTAATGGCATATACACCAAATAACTCATATCAATTCAGTGAATATAATTCACCATCATCATCATTTAATTTTGATTTTGAAATTGAATTATATCCTACTGTCTTATATTCAGGTGAAGAAAGTGTATTAGATGATTTAAAAATATTTCCATTTTCACCAGAATTACCATTTAATTTTGGTTTATGTGATAAAGAATTAAATTGGGAATACAATAATGTGTGTACTCACAATAATTCATATACAGGTGAAAATACCTTTATTGAATTCACACAAGATAAAAATTATGAATATAATTTCGCTATATGTGATTTATGGGATTATGGTGATGATATTGAATTATCTGAAACATGTGGTATGTTTATTAATACTGGACAAAGTTGTGAATTTGATATTATCACTTTCAAAAATCAAGAATTTAATTTTGATATTTGTGGTGATGGTAATATTAATGTAAGAAATAAAAATTTAACCAATATTCAACTTGATTATTTAGAACCATGTGAAATCATATATAGAATGGAGCCTATTTATTCAGGTGAATCCATTTCAACTGCATTACATATTTCTGGAAAAAATTACCAATTTGATATCACTTTATGTGATAGTGAAACAAATCCTCAACCAATTGATATAATACCTCACGTATTTTCTTTTAATAGACCGTGGAATTATATATGTTCATCAATAACACTTGATGCTTCTACTGGTGAAAGTGCGTCTGCTACTATTCTTGGTAGTTTAAAATTACCATTAGATCCTACTTATACAGGCGAAAGTGCCGATTTAACTAATTTAGGTTTAGATATTTCATTCACAAACATGAAGGGATATACAGGTGAAGAAGCTGATGTTGATTTCTTTACTAGACCATTTGTTACCTTTGATATTCAAAATCTTTCAGGTGAATATGGTGAAACCGATATATATCGTTCAATTTTTATTGGAACAGATATCACTTATACAGGTGAAGAAGTTGATGCTGATATGGAAACTATCGGACCAATTAATCCAATAACAGATAGTTATACAGGTGAAGAAGTTGATGCTGATTTTGCAATTACTGCAATATTAAACCCATTAATGTATTCCGGTCAAGAAGTTGATGCTGATTTAAAAGATGATCCATTAATTGAATTAGAAAATCCAACAATAGATACTGGTGAAGAAGTTGATACTGATTTGGAAATTTTCCAAGCACCAGCATTAACATTGGATTCTATGTATGGTGGTGAATTGGGGTCAAGTTATTTAAATGTAACTTATGCTTTGAGTTCTATTACTTATACAGGTGAATATGCCGAATTTAGTGTATTAAATTTAGATACTGTTTTTGCTGTTGATTATAATACAGGTGAAGAAGCTGATGCTGATATTAAAACAAATTCACCGGATGATTTGGAACCAAATGCTGATAGTGGTGAATATTCTGATGCATTTGTGGCAACATCATTAGTATTATTCCCTAGAACATATACAGGTGAATATAGTAATGGTGCAATGAGTACAATACCTGCCATATATTTTGCTCCAAAATCATACGCTGGTGAACGTGCTGAAATTGATGAATTAATTGAAGAAACAGAATATTATATTGCTATTGGTGGTGAATATTCTGATGCTGGATTATCAAGAGAAATTTCTTTTACACCATATAGTAATTGGACAGGTGAGGAAGTTAAAACAGAAGCACTTAATTTAGAGTTCACTATATTTGAGGCTAATTCATTAATCAATGGTCAATCAATGAGTGTTGTATTCACAACCATTGCCGGACCTTCACTAGCATTTGATTCTATGTGGACAGGTGAATATGCTGAATCTGAGACAGGAATTTTATATTATCCTATATTTATTTTAGATACAATTATCGGTTCACAGGTTATGTATGATGGTTTGGGTGGTGCTGGTGGATTGAATTTCTGTACAGATTGTTGTCCAATACCAAATCAATTTGGTGAAAATGATGATCCATTAATTTTTGATGTTAGACCACAAGACAGGGAAGTATGGGGTCGATGTGGTCCGGATGAAGATACACAATTCCATACAAGTCTAACGGCTGGAATTAGATTTGAACCTATTGCCTATCATGGTGAATATGTTAAATCATACATAGACAAGCAATATATGGCTTTTGGTGAAATGGATGGGTCATGTGATGATGTTCTTGAATTTTGTGAACCATTAGTTTGTATTGATGGAAAAGATAGAGAGGGTGAGGATTGTGTTCACGATGATTTATATTGGTTATATAATAGAACACCAATTCCAACTAAATTACCAAGGGTTAATGAACTTGAACCTGTTATAACAACTGGCGAGAGAATTGTTTTATGGTGGGAACCTGTTGATGATTTTGTATCACGTATGGAACAAAAATTCACAGTTGATTTAACACTTCCATCATTGGTGGATACTTTTTATACTGGTGAAGATTTTATTATTAGTTTATCGTATGATGAATCTGATTGGAAATATCCATTCAAATTAAATCGTGGTGGAGAACAAGGATACTTTACATTTGAAGCTAACGAGAATATGAGATTTTGTCCTGGATATTTAATTCCAAGAGGCGATAATGTTATATTTGATTTTGCTTCTGCAATATTCACAGAATGTTTTGGTTATTTTGCTAAAACAGGTGAAATGGTAAAACCTGTTGATTTATTAAGTGAAGCTGGAATGTCTGCGAGAAGTACAAAGAATGGTCAAGTTATGAAGTTCTTATTACGAGTGACTGGACCTTGGGAATTAAATTCTACTAATGGACAAAAATTTAGATTTGAGTTATCAACTACTGTTCTTATAAAACCGAATAGAATTAAAAGTGGTCAATCTGCATTAGCACATTTATATCGTCCTCCTACATATTGGACTATGGCAAGTGGTGAAATGGCACGTTTAGCACAACTTGACGTATCATTGCCTGGAATTAGTTGGATAACCGAAGATGGTTGTATTGAAAATATATTCAACCCATTGACAGAAGATGGTGATATTGATTTAGAGTATGAAAACTTTGAACGATGTGTTGAATTTATGCCTTACTTTGGTAAAGTTGAAGCGATATGTGATGATAGTGTTTATATTTATCACGTTATAATAAGACCTGAAATGATGGGTAATAATTTTGTAGTTGATAAAATTTCATTTGCAACTGAAAAATTATTTAACTTAGAATGTAATTCAGGTGAAGATGTTTATATTCAAGAATATGTTGGTGAAGATGGAGCAGAAATTAATGTAGATTTAGAAACATTCCCTGTTATTCCATTAGATGATTTTAAATTAATGGGTACTGGTGAGAATTCATTTTCTATACTAAATACTACAAATACATTTGAATTTGAATTATATAGTAGTGAAGAAGCTGATGCTATTGTTAATGGTGAATTAGTCTTGGAGTTTGGATAATGTCTTGTGAATTGAATGAAAATACAATACCCTTAGATGCTGATATAATATATGAGGGTCATTTGGATGGATTTGGTGATGTTGACACATATTCATTTGATATGATTGAGAATGAAACAATTACATTCAAGGTGAATATTGTTAATGATAGTGGTTCAGGTACATTACCAAATGCCACATTAAAATTATTTAAAATATTTGATGGTAATGTAATTGATTTAGGAACATCATATTTACAAAGTCAGGTTAATGTATTTAACTATGATGGTGTTGTTGGGGATTATTATTTCTGTTTAGAAAACCTATATTCTTGTAATTATAGTGTGTTGGTAGAATTCACAGATTATGATGGTATTGTATTCACAAGGATGTATTCTTATTCAGGTGAAGCTATGGATGGTGAGTGGCCGATTGTTGAAATTCCACCATGCAATCAACCCGTGGCATATGAAATAACAAACGGTAAATTACCATTAGATATATCAAATGAACCGGAAGATTTTACATTTGAATCTGCTGGAATTATATATGGAGTTCCTGGAGAACAAGATTGTGAAAGTGATGATGATGAAACACCAAGTTGGAACTGGAAACGATATGATGATGAAACCGGAATACATCCACTTGGCAAAGAATATGATTTCATAGTCAGAGCATATTTTATTCAATATCCATACGTTTTTATTGAAAAAGCATTTAAAATTTGTGTGTTTAATAATTGGGATTATGATAAACCTGATTTATTAAATCTACAAAGAACCGAATATGATGTTTCATATGTTGAAGTAGAATTACCGGATCAATCACCATTATGTCCACCATGTACGGAGACTAAGGAAATTATTACAGAACGTATTATTAATTGGAAAGAATATGATATAGAAGGATTCCTGAAACGTATGGACAAACTTATGTATGAAAAACAATGTAAAGTTAGACATGAATTACCTGAACTTGATAACGTTTATCATGAGCCTGAAATTATCATAAAAGAAGAAAAACTATGTGATATTTGTCCAGAAGATGAAGAAGAAAAACCATTTGTGTCTGAACCAATTCAATCTTGTCCGGTATGTACAGAATGATAAATAAGATAAAGGAGAATTACATTGTCGGTTCCAATAGGTAGAATATCGGAAATATGTAGTGGACATCAATGTTATCCACCATCAATTGCTATTTCTGCAAGTTCTAACGTATTTGCGGAATTACTACCAGTTCACAGAGTTGGGGACAGTTACATACCACATTGCTGTTTAAGTTGTCATGGGATAACAACAGCGAGGGGATCATCATCTGTTTATGTAAACGGTAGACCTTCTGCACATATCGGAGCTATGGCGAGTTGTAGTAGTGTAATGATAACCGGAGCATCAACCGTTTGGATTGAGGGATCTTAATGAGACAAACACAAGAAAATTTTTATTCAGATTTAGATTTAACATTTAATACACATCCACTAAACAGTGATATATCCGTATTATTTGATGAAAATAGTATTGAACAAAATATGTATAATATATTAATGGCAAATAATGGTGATGCTAAATTTCATCCCGAAAAATGTCTTGGTATTAGGGATATGTTATTTGAACCTATTAATATTATCACAGAAGAACAATTAAGAATAAAAATAACAAATATATTAGAATCGTGGATGCCGAGAATTGAGGTAATACACATTGATGTTGAATCAATTAGGGATGAAGGTTATAGAATAACAATATCATACATAACGATAAATATTGTAAATGAACAACAAACTGTATTGTTTTTAGATAGGATAAGATAACAAAATGGGAAAAAATTTAAAAGTAAACAAACTTGATTTTGATGATATAAAAGAAAATTTAATTGAGTTTCTAAAAGGTCAAGAAAAATTTAAAGATTATAATTTTTATGGTTCTGGATTTGATGTTATATTAGATTCATTGGCATATAATGCATTTTATATGGGAACGTTTGCTCATTTGTTAGCCAACGAAGCATTTATTGATTCTGCTAATTTAAGAGAAAGTTTAACAAGTAAAGCCAAATTATTTAATTATATTCCAAAATCATCATTTTCTGCTATTGCTGATGTTAATGTCAAATTAGATATTAATGAAGATAATGAACCTGCTGATGAAAAGTTTTTAATTGAACGGGGTGAATTTGCGGAATCCGGTAATAATCTATCAGGTTTAATAAGAAAATTCATTTTAATTGATGATGTGTATGTTTATAACAAATCAATTGCAACAAGTGGTTTTCTTTATCAGACTGATACACTTGAAATATATGAAGGTGAATATATTACAGATCACTTCACAAAAGATATTTCACAAAATTCAACTTGGAACCAAGTATACAGATTAACAGCAAAAGATGTTGATTATCGTACAATAAGAATTAAAGTATATGATAGTGATACAAGTAGCAATTATCATACATATAAATTAGCTTCTGATTTTATGTTAATTAATGGCGATAGTCAAGTATTTTTTATTACTACTGATGATAAAGGGTATTATGAGATATTATTCGGCAATGATGTTTACGGTAAAGCTCTTGAAGATGGAAATTACATTGAAATAACATATGTCGAAAATAAAGGCGAATTGGGTAATGATGCATCATTATTTGATTATATTGGTAAAGATATAATTGGTAGAGATTTAATGCCTGTTGATGTAACCATCAATACTGAAATGGATTCTGATGGTGGTCGTGGTGAAGAAACATTAGAAGAACTTAAATACAATGTACCACATCATTATAAACGTCAAAATCGTTTGGTAACTATTGAAGATTATAAGTCTGTTCTTTTAGCTGAATACAATAATATTCAATCTATTAATGTTTGGGGTGGTGAAGATAATTATCCTAAAGTTTATGGTAGAGTATTTATTTCAATTAAACCAAAAATAGGTAATATTTTATCATCTAAGGCAAAAGAGAAAATACAAGAAACAATACTACACAAATATAACATTGTTACCATTGATACAACAATTGTTGATGTTGATTTCTTATACTTAAATTTAACAAATAATACCAAATTTAAACCATTAGATACGGATAAATCTGCTGGTGAAATTGCAAATTTGGTTAATGATACTATTCATGATTATGATGATTTTCAAGTATCACGTTTCGATGGTTATTATTCAGATGCTTCTTTATATGAGCAAATATTAAATGCAGATCCATCAATCATTAGTACATATAATAATATTACATTAGAAAAACAAACCAAACCATCATTGGAAACTTCACAATCTTATGTGATTGATTTTAATGGTGCGATTTTTAAAAATACAATTCTAAGTAATGAATTTACATTTAGAGGATTACCAAGTTATTTTGATGATGATGGTGAGGGTAATATTATAATCCATTATGAAAGTTTAATTGATGGTGCAAAATATACTTATCTTGATGAATATTTTGGTACAATTGATTATGATACTGGAATATTAAATACTTCCAATATTATTATTGATAATATTACAGATGGTGATTTTTTAATTACAACCGCTACACCAATCGAACCTGATTTTTATCCTTTAAGAAATAACATTATTAAAATTAATAAAGTATCAATCGAAGTGACCGAATATAATGACAATAAATAAACTTGCCCCATTAATCAGAAGTCAACTACCTTCATATGCTCACGATAAATATCCAACGTTTGTTTCATTTATAACAACGTATTTTGAGTGGTTAGATGAAGAAAATAACTATTCATATTTCTTAAATGAATTTAAATCAAATATAGATATAGATCAATCCAATGATAATTTTGTTGAACAATTTTTACAAGAATTTGTGGAAGGTATTCCAACATTTGATTTAAAGATACCAAAGAATGAATTAGTTAAATTAATTCGTGAATTTTACATATCAAAGGGTACAGAAGAATCATTTAAATTCATTTTCCGAGTATTATACAACAAAGACGTTGATATTTCATATCCAAGAGATTATGTTTTATCATCATCCGATAATACTTATGGTGGTGATTTTATAATGAATGTTAGTCGTGATATTAATAAAGAATATTTCATAACAGATGATAGCATTATATACATATATGATAAGTTATCAGGATTAAGGGCATTTGTTGATCAACTACAAGAAAAAATTGATGTATTAGGAAATCATTATTTTCAGGCTTATCTATCATCTTTCGATAATGGTTTATATAATCAGGAAGATATGGAATTAAAACTTCAAATTGATGATATTATATACAATACAACTGTTATTAGAACAATTAATGGAATTGACGTTATAGATCCAGGTATTGCATTTACAGTTGGTGATGATGTTTATATTGATACAGATTTGATTAATGGTAATAGTGATTTTTTTACAAAGATTACTGCTGTTACAAAAGGTAGAATTGAAACAGTTGATATTGATGATATTGGTGATAATTATGTGGTTGGTGATTTTATTGATGTTGTTAATAAACATTTGACTACTGGATTTGGATTTTCTGCTACTGTTGCAAAAATTGGTGGTTCTGGTGGTGTATTGAGTATTGATATATCCAATGGTGGATTTGAATATGAAGATGAACAGAGTGGATATATTACATCTAATTTTTCTGGAATTGAACCACTTATTCCTGCATCTTTCACATTAAAGGGTGATGGATTAGGGTCAATTAAACGTTTTGAAATACAAAATAGTGGTATCATTTATGATGAAGGAAGTGTTGTATTAAAAACAACTGGTGGGCGTGATGAAGATTTAATTCCCATATTCTCTAATATATTTGAAACTCCTAAATCAACAGCAAATCAAAAGGGTTTTACAAGTTATAATAATGTATTGACAGATAGTTGGTATTATCAATATTTTAGTTATTTAGTGTCAAGTTATGAGCAACCTAATCAATGGAAACATATTATTAAAAAAATATTACATCCTGCTGGATTAGCACAATTTAATAGATGGTTATATGAATCAGAATCAGCACCAGATGATATTATTGGATTTAATAAAAATGTTGTTGATAGTATATTGACTAAAATATTTGAATTAATTTTAGAACAATCAAATAATCCATTTTTAATTGGTGTTGAAAGTAAAGTACAAGACACACATTATATATTCAATTCAGGTTATATAATGGTTGGACATAATTTAAGAGATTTAGATTCTGAGAAATGCTTACAAAATTTCAATTGGTCTGCATCATTATGGTATGATGAATCCATTGAGAGCATTTTAAGTGGAAAATCAATTGAACTAAATACTATTAACGAAAGTTATATTACACAAACAATTACATAGGACATATAAACCGTGGCTTCAATTATTAAAGATAAAGCAAGAGTATTTAATGCGAACCAATTCTTGAATTTATTTTCAACTGGTTCAAATCAAACTTGGCAATCGGGTGCGATTTATTCAACGAATGATATTGTTATTAATAATTATCGTGAATATGTTGCTACAACTTCCGGTACTGCTGGAGCTACTCCACCAACACACACAACGGGTGCTTTATCTGATGGTGGTGTTATTTGGCAACATGTTAAACCTGCCTTAGTTACAAATTATTACAATAATAATTTATATATGGTTCTTGGTAAAACTGATGCATGGGATGATGAACAAAATCCACCACAAGCAATGAATTATACAAAAGAAGATTATAATAATTTAAATGATGCATTGTTCTTTAAGAAACTGAGTTCTGCTAATGCTACTATGGGTATTAAAAGAAATCAATGGACAAGTGGTATAATTTACGATGCTTTCAGAACTGATTTAGAATTAGATACAATTGAATACTATGTTACCAATAATTCAAATAGAATTTATATTTGTCTTGATAACAATGATGGAATACCATCAACATCTGAACCAACTGATATTAATACAACATTTGATTCATTTAAAACTGGTGATGGTTATACTTGGAAGTTTGTTGGTGAAGTATCGGATGCTAATTTCATATCAACTGATTATATTCCTGTTATTAAGGTATTATCGGATAATGGTTCAAAACAATGGGAAATTCAACAAAATTCTAAATCACAAGCATTATTATATGTTAATGTGTTGGATGGTGGAGCCATATTTGTTGATGGTGTTCCATCCGTGGATGTTGATGGAACTGCAATAGGTATCGCTACTCTAACTGGTGGATTTTTAACTGAAATTACATTAACCGATATTGGTTCTAATTATGATATAGCACCATATGTTGCTATTATACCATTAGGTGCTACTGATCTTGGCATACATCAACCAACAATGACAACCGATGTAACTTTAGGTGAAGTAACAGGATTTACTATTTTAAATGGTGGTCAATATAATACAGCCAATGTAATTACTGCTACAATTAATTCAGGAACAGGTACAGGTTGTACAATTGAACCAGAATTTACAGGATTTACATTAACCGGATTTACAATAACAAGTGTCGATGGTGGTTCAAATTATTCAGATACAGATACAATCACAATTGATGATGGTGATGGAAATGTGGAAGCACATGATTTAGTTGTTAATTCACATCTTGGTACTGTTTTAGGATTAGGTTCAAATATACTCGAAGATTGTAATGCTAAATATATTATAATAAACGACAATATAATTGATGATGAATCAGGTTATATTGATACCGATGTTGATTTTAGACAAGTATCATTAGTTGTCGATCCAAATGATATGGGTACAGATCTTGCAACTGCATTAAGATATTATGGTCCGGCAAGTTCAGGATATGCTGGTGCTAGTCTAAACCAAAAAATAAATCCAGTTTCAGGTAGTTTGATATACATTGATAACATTGAAGCAATTCAAAGAACATCAAACCAACAAGAAAACATAAAAATAATTTTGAAATTTTAAGAGAAGATAAATGCCAAAGAAAACGTTTAATACAGATCCTTATTTTGATGATTTTGATGAAAGTAAGAATTTTCATCAAATATTATATAAACCAAGATTTCCTATTCAAACAAGGGAAATGAATCAGCAACAATCTATTATAAAAAATCAGATTGAAAGATTTGGTGATCATATATTTAAGCATGGTTCTATCGTGGAAGATACTATTCCAAAATATATCAATGATATGAATTATGTTAGATTGAAAGATTTGGATACAAATAACGAAGCTGTTAAAACTGAATTAATATTGGGTAAAAAATTAATTGGTAAAACTACTGGAATTACTGCCAAATGTCAATTAGCAACCGATATTACAGAAAATGATCCACCAACAATTTTCATTAATTATTTAACCAGTTCACTAGATGGATTACATAAAGTATTTGAAAATGGTGAAGAATTGATTGTGTATGATGATCAGAATAATCCAGTTTATTCATGTTATGTAAGATGTCCAACATGTATTGGTTCTGTTGAACCTGCTACTGAAACTATTTATCCTACTGGAAAATCTGCAATATTTACTATTACACAAGGTATTTATTATGTGTTTGGTAGTTTTGTTTATACTCCAACTCAAACAATCATTTTAAAGAAGTATGATATTGATCCGAGCGTTACGGTTGGATTAAATATTATTCAAACTATTGTTACTGAACATGATGATCAAAGTTTATTAGATAATGCTTTAGGATATCCAAATTATACAAGTCCTGGTGCTGATCGTTATAAAATTCAATTAAGTTTAGAAAAAATACCAAATGATTCACCAGAACAAGATAATTGGATAAATATTGCAGTTATTGAATTTGGTATATTAAAAGAAATCAAAGATAAACCTGAATATGCTGACATTATGGATATGATGGCCAGACGTACATATGATGAATCTGGTGATTATACAGTAAAACCATTTTTAGTTAATTTCAAAAATTTATTAAAATCATCAAAAGATTCAACTGATGGTATTTATTGGGCTGATGAAACTACACCACCTGAAACATTAGAAGATTATAAAAATAGATTTATTGCTACAATGAGTGATGGTAAAGCATATGTTAAAGGATATGAAATTGAAAGATTATCCAATTCAAATATATCTATTGAACGTGCAAGGGATGAAGGTGTTATTGAAGATACAGCTATCCGTTATGTTCAAGGAAATTACATTTATGTTGCGTTAAATCCTCAATCAAATACATATCCTTTATATGATACTGCTACTGAAAAATATGCGGTGGATTTTGAAAATGTTTCATTCTATGATGATTATAATGTATGGGAAAATGGAGTGCCTGCATCAAGTTCTATTGGTGTGGCAAAAGTTAAATCACAATTAAATACTGGTAAAACCATAAAAGATTTTAGTGGTGCTGTTGATGTTCCTGTATTCAAATTATATTTATTTGAAATGAATATTACTTCACCAAGCACATTTAATGATGTTAAATCTGTATACAAATCTGGTATTAATACATTTGCATGTAAAGTTTTAACTGATGATGAATGGACAGAAATTGATGCTGGTGCTGGAAATGGTTCAGGTTTAGAAGAACCTAAAATTTATGATCCTGATTCTAATATGATGTTAAGTAAATTAGCAGAACCTTGGACAAGTGGAATTAATAATGTTACAATGACAACCAGAAAGAAATTTACTGGTCAATCTAATGCTGGTGGTGAATTTACCTTTTCTACTGGTACAAATGAATTATTTGAATCATTTAATCCTAATAAATGGGTATTCTCTGAAAAAGATGGTACAGGTAATTACATATATGTACCCGTGGATTCAGGTCAAGTTTCAATAACATCAAATGCAACAAACCAAGATTGTGTTGTAACAGGCTTTGGAACAAATCAACAATGTTGTGTTATTGTGGATATTATATCAAATAATGTCCCTTCAAAAACTAAAAACTTAATTTCAACAAGTCTTAATATTGAATTAACTTCTGCTAATTTTAAAGAATGGCATTTATTAAATCAAGTTGATGGTAGACGTATATTGTCAGTAACAAATATTACTGATCTTGATTCTGCTAATTGGTTTGATGTAACTTCTGATTTCATATTCAATGATGGTGCAAAAGATAATACATATGATTTATGTAAAATACAAAGAACATTAAATTCAGAACCTACTTATGGTGGTGATAGTAAAGCAATCTATGAGGTTGTTTTTGAATATTTTGAACATTTAAATACTAACAATGGATATATGTTTACAGCTTCATCATATCAGTCAATGATTGATGATGATAATCAAGATTTCGATTATGAAGATATTCCTTTATATGTTTCTCAAAATGGCGAGGACTATGAATTAAGACGTTGTTTAGATTTCCGTGTTGATGAAGCTGATGATGGTCAAGGGGGTCAATTTGTTGAAACTGGCTATATACCTTCACACGATTCAAACATAATTCATGATATTACATTTTATTTACCAAGAATTGATAAAATTGTTATTGATTCTATAAGTAAAAAATTTATTGCGGTTAAAGGAATACCATCTTTAAAACCTATTGAACCAAAAACACCAAAAGGTGCAATGGCTTTATATACAGTTAATATTGCTCCATATACACTTGATGTTAAAAGAGATGTGTATAAAAAGTATGTGAATAATCGTAGATTCACTATGAGAGATATTAGTAAGATTGAAAAACGTGTTGATAATTTAGAATATTACACAACATTTACTATGCTTGAAAAAGATGCTGAATCAACATCCGTTAAAGATGCTAATGGTTTGGATAGATTTAAAAATGGTTTAATCACAGATAATTTTGCTAATTTTACTGCTTCTGATACTAAACATCCAGAATTCAATGGTGCTATTGATATTAAAAATTATGAAATGCGTCCAACTTTTTATACAAGAAAGATTCACTTATCTCTTAATGTCAATACATCTGAAAATTATCAAATAACTGGTAATATGATTACACAACCATATAGTAGTATTGTGTTTCAGAAACAATTATTATCAAGTAAAACATTATCTGTAAATCCATATTTCATTTTCAATTGGATAGGAACTCTTGAATTGATTCCATCTTATGATTCAGATAAACAAATTGATCGTAAACCTGATTTAGTTATTAATATTGATATTGGTATGGAAGGTGGTAATGATTTACCAGATGGTCAATTAAATGAAACATTATTTGGAAATTGGGAACCAGTTGGTTTAAGAAATGTTGAAGATTCCGAAGTTGACGATCTTCTAACAGAAGGTTTAGACTTTGTTGGTAATGATAGTTTTTCAAGAGCATCCGTTGGTACACGCAGAGTAGTTGATGGTAGATTTGTACAAGCGGTTAATGTTGTTAAAGATGTTACTGATAGAAAATCATTGGGTGATAGAATTACTGATGTAAATATAATTCCATTTGTAAGAAAACAAGATATTCAATTTGTTGCTCAATCAATGCGTCCAAATACAGTTATATATCCATTTTTTGATGATATAGATGTTTCTCAATATTGTAGACCATTAAACGGTTCAAATGGTGATGAATTAAAAACTACTGGTAATGGTGAATTTATTGGTGTATTTAGTGTACCAAATACTGCTGATGTTAATTTCCATACTGGTGATAGAATATTTAAATTAACAGATGATTATATTAATTCTGATGATCCTGATACCACTACAACAACAGCAACAAGTAAATTTTGGTCTGGTGGATTAAAAACAGAAGTTCAAGAAACTATTTTAGATGTAGTTCATGAAGAAACTTTGGTGGTTGATGTTGTTGGTCCGGCTGTTCCACCACCACCTGCTCCACCATCACCACCAAGACTTGTATGCCCTTTAGGTTGGAGGACAGTACGGATGGCTGGTTTTCAACAATGTTTAGCACCAAACCCACCTAGTGATCCAATTGCTCAATCATTTACAATTGAATTAGGTGATTCTACTGGTTGCTTCTTAACTGAAATTGATGTATATTTTTCATCTAAATCTGATGAAGAACATGTTTGGGTAGAATTACGCCCAATGGTTAATGGATATCCTTCTGATAACAAAATATTACCATTTAGTCGTACTATTAAAGTGTCAAGTAGTGTTAATATTTCTGATGATGGTAGTTTACCTACACGTTTCACATTTGATTCACCTGTTTATGTTAGAAAAGACGAAGATTATTGTTTTGTTGTTGGTTCAAAAGATCAAGCATATCGTGTTCATGTTGCAAGATTAGGTGGTATGGGTAAAACTGGTGGTATGATTGCAACTCAACCATCAATGGGTTCATTGTTTAAGTCTCAAAATGGCAAAACATGGAACGCTGAACAAATGGAAGATATTAAATTCACTCTATATAAAGCAGATTTCAATCGTGATAACGATATGATTCTGAAATATATTGATAATGGATTTGCTGTTGATGATTTACCATATAATCCTATTGAAACAGAAATTAACTCAGATACTATTCGAGTTAAACATAGAAATCATGGATTTATTCCAGGCGATAAATTGTCTATGGATTTATTAACAAAAACACAATTTCAAATTGTTATTAAATCTGGTAATTTAATTGTCGGTCAAAAATTAAGTACAACTAGTACAGGTAGTTGTGTTGTCACATCATCAACATTTGTAGAAGATACGACAACTCCATCCGGTCATAGTGGTAAACGATATAATTGTACTGTTAAAGATATCATAGGTTATATTACTGCTGGTGAAGGAAATCTAGTTACCGCTAATCAATATATTGAAGAAGTTAAACAACCGTGGGTATTAGATAAATTAGATATTGATCAAGTTCAGCTTACAAATTGGCAAAATGGATTATCTTCCTGTGTTGGTTATTTTGAAGAATCTATTAATGCTGATGTAAATGGTATACCATTAGATGCATTAACAAATCCTGTTCAACCCTTAATGGTATTGGATGTTGATTCATTAGATAGTTATACAATTGAAGTTGCTGGATATCCTGCTACTATTACTGGATTTACTGGTGGTGATGGGGGACAAGTTCAAGGACATGTTCAAGTTGATATGTTCAATCTTGGTATTGATTTCAAAAAGAATGATGCTACATTGAGAGGTGAATTAATAGGTACTACTCATGGTAGCACAAATTCAGTATTTGATAACTATAATCCTTCTCCATTAGTAGATTTTACAGATAACTCAAATCAAAATTTATCACAACCAATAAAGGTTTCAAATCCACATAATAATGGTATTACTGGTGATAAATCTATGGATATTTCATTAATAGCAACTGCAATTAGTGGGGATGTTAATGTATCACCTGTATGTATGATTCCATCAATATCATTTACATCAATAACAAATCGTGTTGATTGGAATGATCAGGCACATTATGAGGTTGCTCCAAATCATGATGCATTATGGGATTCAAATCCACAACCTGATAAAGCAAGATGGGTCGATGAAACAGATCCGGTAGATGGTAAAGAAACTGCTAAGTATATTCTTAAAAAAGTATCATTGTCAAATCCTGCTACTATGATAAAAATATATGCAGATATATTTAAACCAAATAATTCGGCTGTTGATTTTTATTATAAAACATTACCAGTGGATAAATCAACGGGTCTTGAAGAAGAATCGTGGATTTATGTACCATTTGATGATGAATTTGTATCATCAACTGCTGATGAATTTATTGAAGCATCAATTACAATCGGTGATGAAGATTTAGGTCAAGCCCCAATTCCAGATTTTAAAGAATTTAGAATTAAAATGGTATTGAAAACTAAAAATACTGCTACACCACCGAGAGTTAAGAAATTCAGAGCAATTGCACTAACATAAATAAGAATGAGGTAAAAATGAGTCAATTAAAAATAGAAAATACTGATTATACCAAAGATGATAATACCGGAATTATTGTTAATAATAATAAGTCCGAGTATTTAAACGCTAGGGCAAGACGTTCTAAACAAAAAAGAGATCAAGAAAAAATCAATAATCTTCAATCAGAATTAACCGATGTTAAAAGCACTATGGCTGAATTAGTAAAATTAGTACAGGATTTGAATAATGGCAATAACTAAAATAAATGACCAAACAAAATTTTTAGGTTGGAAAGAAATTATCAACTTAATTATTGATGCAATTGGTGATAATGGAAATTTAACAACTGATGAAAAAATTACATTGGTTGGTGCTATTAATGAAGTTGATGGTAATACCGATGTAAACATTCTTGCTATTGCTGATATCATTAGTGATATTGGTGATATTAATAATCTTACAACAACTGTCACCAGTAATATTGTACAAGCTCTTAATGGTTTACAAACTGAAACAACTGCTAATGCTGATGCAATTGGTATCAATCAAACTGCAATTGGTTCCAATTCAACAAACATTGGTACTATTGGTGATTTAGATACGGTTTCAACTGATTTGGTTGAAGCGATTAATGAAGTTAATGGTAAAATCGATCATACTGGATTAAATCCTTATTTTGAAAACTTTGATAATAGTAGATTTTCATTAGATACGGGTATCACAATTTCAGCATTTAATAAAGGTAATTTATTAAATTCATACAATTCATCAACTATTACTGTTGGTGATAAATTTATTAACGATAATTCGGATAATGGCGGTTCTGCTGGAAATATGGGTGGGGATGCTATTACATTATTAGCTAAATTGGTTGTTGAAGGTAGATCCGAAGTTAGATATGGTTATGAATTTTTTATTGGTCAAATTACTGCTGGTGGTGGTACTGCTGATGTAATCAATTTCAATGCTACTGATTATTATCCACAAACAACATCAAATGATAAGTATCTTGGTTCTATTAATGAATATATTACATGGGCTGGATATGTTGAAAATACAGATGCAGTTAATGATATTTTAATCGGTTCAACACATCCAAACTTAACAACTTATATTGATGGTGTTGAAGAAGCAAATCCATATGAATTATCAAATGCTACTGGTTGGATTCACGTTAGACAGAAATTGTTCTTAACTCAGGAATTTAAAACAATATTTCCTTTAATCTCAGCAACATCTGGAAATGCTTCTGTTATAAATATTGCCTTATCTTGTTTATATCGTGCCGATGTTCTTGATACTCAATTAGGGGTAGTTCAATAATGGCCACAGTTATTAATTTTGTTGTGGATGCTGGATCGAAATTTGAAGGTATTGCGAGTATTGTCAATGAGGACGGATCATTATTTGATTTATCTGATTATGAACCATTTGCTCAAATGAGAAAAAGTTTTTTCAGTGATCGCAATGTTGTAGAAATTCAGGCAACTATTGAGGGTGATCCTATAAATGGTGAAATTTTGTTGGAACTTGACCCTGCTGTTACTGCTGATTTACCTACCTTAATTTCTAACAATTGGGTTTACGATATCGAAGCTCGAAATCCTTTGGATGTTACAGACGTAAAACGTGTTGCGGAAGGTGTAATAACCGTTAATCCGAACGCTACTAAAAGCCCATAAAATAATCATTAATAATCTGATTTTTTTGGTTCATATTTATATTAATGAATTGTTCGATTGTTAATTTTCTCATAATATATTCCCATAATAAAGTGTTTCTGCCTTTTATAAATAGATACAGGCATGATACCAAGTTTAGAAAAGTGGTATCCTATACCTATTTATAACCGGAGAAAACACTTGAAAAATGAGAAGTCTGTCTAATGCCATTGCAACCTCAGCGCAAAACTGCTACAATCACAGATAATTTAAATCTTAAAACAACTATCAAGACCAAGCACAATATTGGTGAAGCTGGAATGGTTTCAGATAATGTTGAAGCGAGGGTTATAGGAATCCCTGGGCCAAAAGGTCAAGATGCTGGTGGTGAAATTGGTGATGTCAATTATACAAACTTTACACCTGTTCCAGAAGATATTGGTGGGATCACGGCTGGCGAAACTTTTGATGATGTTCCAGTACAAACAATGTGGGATAAATTATTATATCCATATCAATATCCAACTTTCACAAATTTTTATATGGGATCACAATCAACTGTAATTGAAGTTGGTTCTGCTGTTATTGGTGGCATAAGAACGTTTAATTGGTCAACATCAAATGATACCAATATTAAAACAAATACAATTAGAATATTACAAGATTCATCCCCAATTTATACCAATGGTGAAAATGATGGAACTCAGGATGTAAATATTGGTTCAGATATTATTAAGACTTCACCACAAACTCAATCATGGTTAATTGAATCGACAAATACAAAAGAAGAAATATTGACAAGAACATATTCTGTTAGGTGGCGTTGGTCAAATTACTTTGGAAATAATAATGAATTATCATTAGATGAAAGTGATGTTTTGGGATTATCCGATAGAAGTTTGGTAACATCATATTCCGGAATATACAATTTTGTTGCTGGTGGTGGATATAAGTATATTTGTTATCCGGTATCATTTGGATTATATAATAAAGCTGTTGATGTTGATACCGGATTTGGAATGGCTATGGAACCTGCTGAAATTTTAAACATTACTAATGGGGATGGTATAAGTGCAGATTATTATATTCACAGAACTACCAATTTTATTAATGGTGCTATAAGGATACAATTATCATGAGTAAAATCCCAGGAACAGTTACATTATCGGGTATTATTGCTCCATCTGATGATCAGGATACTTATGCGGTTACGGAAGATACCTATAATAAGGGTGGTCATAGAACAGTTGAAACAATTGCTGAACGAAACTTAATACCTTCTCTTAGACGAAAAGAGGGGATGTTGGTGTTTGTCCGTGGTGATGGTATCACATATCAGTTAATTAATGACCTATGGGAAATTTTCGCAGGTTCTAGTGGTGCTGGTGATAAACATGAAGTCTATACTCAGGGTGTGGCAAGTGCTATTTGGAACATCAATCACAATATGGGGAAATTTCCTTCTATTGATGTAATTGATACGGGTGGAACAAATGTGGAAGGTGATATATTGTATGTTGATGCTGATAATATTATATTAACATTCTCAGCACCATTTACAGGTACAGCATATATGAACTAAGCCATACCATTTTTAAATTTCAGATAATCAATTGCATTTTTTATTTGAAATCCTTTGGTGTGAATAGCTTTTAAAAATAGTTCAATTGCATCAATTTTTACTTTTTGTAATTCAACCTTTTCAATAATATCTAAAATTTCTTTATCACCACTTAATGCCCGTTCACGTTCAGCATTTGTATTATATTTAATTGGTGAAGTTTTACCATCTTTATAATCAGGATTTGAAACACCCTTATAATAATCCATTTTCCATAAAACCATTTCATCCCGTTCACGTTTATATTTTATCATATACGCTTTTTCCATAGAATGTTGATTTATCCATTTTCCATAGATATATGGAATTCTTAATGCTTCATTATCCAATTCATCTGATATTTCTGAATCAACTTTAATTTCACCACTTATTTCTTGTAATCTCATAATAAATTCCTTATAGTGGATCATCCCCATCAATTATAAAATAATCATATTCCAATGTAACCATCCCCATTTGAGATTCTGGTTCTTCTGAGCCACTATCAAAGGATAAATCACCTAATAAATTTGGAGCACAATTAATAAATTTAATTGATGTTTTTGGTGTTAAATCACCATTTAGAATATGCAATACTGCATCTGATCTTAAACTTTTAAAAGATGCTTTATCGAAGGCAATTTTTAATAACCAATAATAAACTTCTTTATAATTTTTTAAATCATCATCAACAAGAAATGTAATTGTCAAAGGATCAAAAATAATTTTAGATCCAGGCAAAACTAAATCTCTATGTGGTGTAGCAAAAACTGGCTGATCTGTACTGACACTTGGTAATTGACAATCTCTGACATGATATGTAACATTTGGAAACATATCAATATCAAATTTAAATTGGTAATTCTTTAAAATGTTTGTTTGTACTTCTGTATTTGGCATTTATATATAACCTAAATCAAATCTCATTATTGTTTCAATAACACTTAAATCATTACGAGAGAAATTACTGGTAATTAAATTATCAGTTCTATTTTCGTAAACATCTTTAATGCTCATATTATTATCGGACTGTTCAACTTGAACATCAATCATATGATCTTTATATTCAACATCTTCATATAATACTAATATATTATTACTCATTTTTATTCCTATTCATTTCTTATATTTATGCCTTTGGCAATTGCCTACGGCAAGGATTATTGCTCTACATAATACCCTAAGTAGATCAATCCATATCATTATTAACAGTGGAATTATAACACTAGTTGAAATGTTGTCAACCCCTGTCAAGCATTTATTTTATAATATGAATATTTTGCATTGTTTATATGAATTTATTTCAATTATAATAAATACCGAGACTTTTCATAAGTCATTGATTTATAAGGATATTCTTATTATGCTCTAAGTCATTGATTTATAACGAAAATGTACTTTTATTTGACGTTTAAATGGCGTTTTAATATGTGAATTGGTGTGGTAGGTAGGGTAAGTTTATTAAATGGTCATTTAAAGTGCATTTAATTTCAAAATTCTTTATTATTCAATAAGTTATCTCAATTTATACGCAAAGTTCAAAAATACAACATATAAATAGTATTATACAATGAAAAGGAAATTATATCATGGTAGATGAATACACAATATACATAAGATGGAAAAACTATACACATTTAATAGTTGAATGTGAATATGGGATAGCACAAGAATTTAATGATTTATTCTCATTTTATGCTAAAAATTATCGGTATATGCCCGATTTTAAAAATCATATATGGGATGGTAAGATCAGGCTATTTAATGTTAATAAACGTTTATTGCCTATTGGATTATTAAAAAGGTTGGTAACATATTGTAAAAATGATGGTTTAGAAATTATCATTGATGATGAAGTTAAAGAAAAATTAAAGGGTGATGATGTATCTATACCCGATTATAATTTACCATTTGAACCTTATGAACATCAAGTAAGTGCTGTTGAACATATGTTATCAAAAAAACGTGGTTTAATTTTATCGCCTACATCTAGTGGAAAAAGTTTAAATTTATATTGTGCTTCCCGTTATAATGCTGAAAGAGGAAATAAAACTTTAATCATTGTTCCTACTGTTCAATTGGTCGAGCAATTAGCAAGTGATTTTGAGGATTATGGTTGGGATAGTGAAAAGTATGTTCATAAAATTTATGCAGGTAAAGATAAAACAACTGACAAGCCTGTAACTATATCAACATGGCAGAGTTTGGCTAAAATTCAACAAAGTATTTTACATCAATATAATATGGTTATTGTTGATGAAGTTCATCTTGCTACTGCTGTTACCATTAAGGGTATTATGGAAAAATGTACCAAAGCTGATTATAAATTGGGATTAACGGGTACTTTGGATGATACTAAGGCAAATAAGGAAACATTAATATCATTGTTTGGTGAAATATTTGTAGCCACTACAACAAAGGAATTAATGGATCAGGGTTTAGTAAGTGAATTGAAAATTAAAGCAATTCAGTTATCCTATCCGGAAGAAGTTTCAAAAATTGTTTCTAAGATGAATTATCAGGCAGAAGTTAAGTTCATGAAATCATATGAACCAAGAAATGCATTTATTGTTAATCTTACTAAAAAAATGCCAAATAATACATTAGTTTTGTTTCAACATAAAGCACATGGTAAGGCATTGTATGAATCAATGAAAGATCACTCTGAACATGTTTATTATATTGATGGTGATACGGATGTCGATTTACGAACTGCTTATACTGATAAATTTGAACAACATGATGATGTTATTATAGTTGCAAGTTATGGTGTATTTTCAACAGGTATCAATAGTAAGAATCTACATTATATTATTTTTGCATCAAGTTATAAATCAAAAATTAAAGTTCTGCAATCTATTGGGCGTGGATTAAGATTACATGTTAATAAAAATGGAATCACATTATTCGATCTTGGTGATAGACATAAATACTTAAAATACACAAATACAATTTTTAAACATTTCATTGAAAGAATAAAATTGTATGAAAAAGAAAAATTTAATTATAAAATTATGAAGGTAAATTTAAAATAAAACCAAATCCCAAATCTTTAAATGTTTTTCCTAATGGTGACTCATTTAAAGATTGAAGATATTTTGATTTTCCTAAAGTGGTTTTATGTATTACTTTATTTGAATTCTTACACCACCGATTAATAGTACCAAATCCTATTAAATCATTCATTAATTTTTTAGCACTATTGATATTTAATGCTTTTCCTTTTGGGGTGATATAATATCCTTTAAATGATGGGTGATTTTTTCCACTCATTTTTAATTTTGTTATTGATTATTTTATAGACGGTATAAATATTAATAAGCATAGTAGCAATTCCGTTTAATTGTTATAGTGATTAGGGTGGTTAGATACTTCAATATCTTTCCATCTGTTAATATTTATACAGTGAGAATTTATAAGTATATACTTATAAATATATTGAACTACAAATAATGGATTTTAAAAGGATGATAGAATGGTAAAATATATAAAAATGAGTAATGGGGAATTGGTATTGGGTAATGTTGTCAATCGAAGTGAATTTAATATTATTATTGAACATCCTATGTTGATAATTATTGATAGACATGCCAATAATGGAAGTTATTATATTGGTGAATATATGGCAATGGTAAAGGATGATCAAATTCCCTTATTTTACAAAGATATAATTTGTGTTGTTGAACCGGATGATGTTTTGTTAGGTCAATATAATGAAATGTTCAGTCGAACCGAAGGGAATAAAAAAGAAACGAATCACAAGTATCATTAAATGTTTATTAATATTGTGTTTATCATACAGATAATATTCCTTATTTGTATGATATATATATTTTATGGGAAGGGTTAATTGAATTACTAAAATGATGCCTACGGCAACGGCAAAGCCGAATTCTTTCTTCTACATAATATATTATAGATCCCTAACATTCATTATTAACAGTGGAATTATAGCACTAGTTGAAACCTTGTCAACCCCTGTCAAGTAAAATAATTGGATTAATTAATAAAACATTGACATATGTCAATGAAATGACGATATATCTTGACAATATATCCCATTCGTGGTATATTGGTTAATGCCATTATATAAGGAAATATAATATGAGTGAAAAACGGAAAACGAATATGTATGTCGATAATAAGACATTTTATGTGGAAATTTGTAAATATAAAGAAGAACAGGCAAAAGATCCTGATACAGAATTGCGATTATATCCTATATTGGGTGAGGCAATTATATTAATTGGTACACGATTATTAAATCACCGATATTTTAGGAATTACAATTCTCAGGTAAAGGATGAAATGTTAGGGGATGGTATTGAAAATTGTCTAAGGTATTTTAATAATTTTGATACTGAGTATAAAAACCCAAATCCATTTGCTTATTTTACACAAATAACATGGTGGGCTTTTATTAGGCGTATAAAAAAAGAATATGCAGAACAAAATGGAAAAACCAAATTTGCTGATTATATGGATAATGATGATAGTTTTTGTATAGAAAAGCATGATAATGGTCTGCATTTTAATAATAGTATGTTAGAATTTGAAAAAAATAAAGATCAGGAGCGTTTCTATTAAATTTCTTATTCCTTTATTTGGATTTTTTCTTATATTTTTGGCTTCCCTTGTAATTATTGGGGGAAGTATGTTAATTATATCTCTTTTGGGATATATTAATTCATAATTGCTCATGATATAGTTGTTTGAATAATTTTAAGGTATATTTTTGTTATGGGAAAAAAAGTAGTTTTAATTAACGATGTTCATATTGGTGTTAGAAATGACAGCCAATATTATATGGATAGTCAATTGTTATTTTTTAAAGAACAATTCCTTCCATATTTTGATGATAATGGTATTAAAGATTGTTTTATTTTGGGTGATTTATTTGATCGCAGGAAATTTATAAATTTTAATACGCTATATAAATTTAAAAGGGAGTTATTTGATGTTTTTGAAAGCAAAGGTGTTGCTGTTCATATCTTGGTTGGCAATCACGACACAACATATAAGAATACAAATGAAGTCAATTCACCAGAATTATTATTATCGGAATATGAAAACATAACGATATATACAGATCCACAAACAGTATCCTTATTGGGTATTCCTGTTGCGGTAGTGCCGTGGATCAATTCAGAAAATTATCAAGGGTTTCTAAAATATTCAAAAGATACAACCGCTAAAATTATGTTTGGTCATTTTGAAATAAAAGATTTCTATATGTACGCCAATTCAATTAAATGTGATAATGGATTTGAACATTCATTTTTCGACAAATATGATATGGTATTATCCGGACATTTCCATGAACAATCATCAAATGATAATATTCGTTATCTTGGAGCACCATCTGAATACAATTGGAATGATGCTGAGTGTAGTCGTGGATTTCACATACTTGATTTAGAAACAAAAGAGTTGACATTTGAAAAAAATAATGTTACCATTCATCATCGAGTTTATTATCAAGATGATTTTGATTTAATTAATTTTGATTTCAGTGTATATCGTTCACAAGTTATTAAATTAATTGTTAATGAAAAAACAGATAATGATCATTATGATTTATTTGTTAATGCTATTAATAGTGTTAATCCTGAATCATTTGATATTGTTGATAATACAGAATTTCAATTTATTGATGAAGATGATATTGATGAAGAAGCGTTAAAGTCGGAAAATTTAACAAGTATCGTACATAGTTATATTGATGTACTTGATACAAATTTAGACAAAAAGAAAATTAAAAAAATGTTCAATGCATTATATGATGTTGTAGAGAATAATCAAGATGATTAAATTTCAACGTAAACGATTACCCATATGGTTTTTTATTTGTGATGATGTTCCAGATAATTTTACAGAATATCCATTGATGGAATTTGAAAGCAGATATGAATTAATAGAATGGTTAAAATCTGTATTTGGTTCCGGTGATACTTATCAAATTACAGATGATGATTTTATTTTGCGGTATGGTGTGACATGTGGTTGGATTGTAAATAATGATGGGGTTAATAAATGAATAAATTTTACGAAATATATATTAATAGTATTTATGTTGGTTGTGTTGTCGAGGAAGCAAGATTTACATATATTGATGATTTACGTGGTGTTGTAATTGAAGGTCTTACTGATCAATTTGCCAAATTACCGGAAAGTGTTGATATTCGATTTAAATTGGTGGTTAGATAATGATATTATTTGATACTGTACGTTGGAAAAATTTCTTATCGTATGGTGATGAATGGACAGAATTAAACCTTGCTGAATATTCAACTAATTTAGTTATTGGTGAAAATGGTGTTGGTAAGTCTGTACTAACGGAAGTAATGAGTTTTGTGTTATATGGAAAACCATTTAGAAAAATTAATAAACCCCAATTAATTAACTCAATTAATAATAGTAATTTGGATGTGGAATTAACGTTTGCTGTTAATAACCATAAGTATAAAATTGTACGTGGAATGAAACCAAATAAATTTGAAGTTTGGGAAGATGGTGAATTATTAAATCAAGATGCCAAAAGTAATGATTATCAGGTTTATCTTGAAAATGATGTATTGAGTATGAATTATATAACCTTTACACAATTGATTGTACTTGGGAAAGCTACTCATACTCCATTTATGCAATTGCCTGTTATGAAACGCAGGGAAATGATTGAACATCTTTTAGGTATATCAGTATTTTATGATATTAAAAGTTTACTTAAAGAAAAATTAAAGACAATTATATATGATAGACAAGTTGCCAATGATAAACTTGAATTGCAAAATGAAAAATTGACAATGAATGAGCGATACAAAAAGAATACAAGTGAAGATAAACAAAAGATTATCAATGAGTATTTAAATAGTATTAGCAATAAAGAAGATGAAATTCGTTTATTGGTGTCGGAAAATAAAGATTTAACCGATTATACAGCTCAATTAAAAACACAATTTGATGATGGTTTAGATGGTGAAATTGATAAACATAAAAATAGACAGAGGGATATACTAAATAAAATAAAGGGCATTGAAAAGAATAGTTATTTTTTTCAAGTTAATGATGAATGTCCAACGTGTACTCAAACAATTAATGATGATATAAAACACGAATGTATTGAAAATAATAATACGCTATTGAAAAAATTAAAGATTGGAGAGACTATTAACGATGCCAAACTTATACAATTGTCAGAAATGCTTGATACGAATGTTGGAATTCGGGATACTATTAGTGTCACTTGGAATACTATCAATAGTAATAATTCAATTCATAATCGCTTAAAATTAGATATAAAAGAATTGGAATTATCAATTAAAAAATATGATTCTGATGATATTGATGCAGGTGATATATTGGCTGATATTGAAAAAAATAAAAAAGATATTGTGAAATTTAAATCTCGTATTAAAAAATATGATGAAGCAATTGAATATTATAAAATCATGGCTGTTATTTTAAATGATGATGGTGTAAAGTCATTAATTATCAAAAAATACTTGCCTTTATTTAATAGAGATATTAATAATTATTTACATACATTTGGACTTAATGTTAAATTTATTTTAGATGAACAATTTAATGAAATTATATTATCAAGAGGTAGAGATAACTTTTCTTATAATAGTTTTTCCGAAGGACAAAAATTAAGAATTGATTTGGCATTAATGATGTCATTTAGAAATTTATGTAAAATTAAAAATAGTGTGGATAGTAATTTATTAATAATGGATGAAATTTTTGATAGTTCATTAAACCAACAGGGAGTTGATGCCTTTGTTGATATGTTGACTGAGCAAAAAGATATCAATACTTTTATTATTACTCATACACCAGAAAAAATACAAGATCGGTTTGAGAATACAATTGAAGTTGTATTGTTAAATAATTTTAGTGAACTAAAAAAGGAAATACATGATGAAAGATATTGAAGTAATTGATTGGAAAAAATATGATGAAAAGGAACATGTTATTGCATGGTTTTTACTTGAAGCTATGTCGAAACTTGGTATTGAAAAATTCATAGATATTGCTGAAACTGATGATGGTTTAACGAGTTTTGATAGTTCTAAAATTACCGTTGATCTGAAAGTTAATGGTATTCGTATATCTTTTGTGGATACAATGGAATTTCTTAATAGTCAAATGAATCAAATTCAAGAAGATGGTAAAGAGGAAGGTCAAGAAGAATTACGATCACTAATCATTAAAAATCTCGATATGATTATTGGTCGATAATGTATGAAAAATCAAGAAACTTGTACTCATACCCGTCATATTTTTGGACGGTGGGAAAAATCTCTTTACTATAGTGACAGTGAAGGTAGATTTGTCTATGGTGAAGAAGAATGGGTGGATGCTTATGAGTTGGATACCGTTGTTGATATTAATTTAAATCAATATAAATGTACTCAATGTGGAAAAATATTCAATTATTAAAATATTACTTGACAGTAATGTATTATTATGCTACACTGGTCGAAATGGAAGTAAACTTAAACTAAAAAATGGAAAATAAATTATGAAATTAACAAGTGCAACACTTAATGTGTTAAAGAATTTTGCTACAATCAATCAAGGTATTGTAGTAAATAAAGATAAACCCGTTTATACGAAAACTGTTAGTAATACATTATTAGCAAAATGTGTATTCAGTGATTTGAATGAAACATTTGCAATGTATGATATTAGCACCTATTTACAAACGTTGTCATTATTCGATGATCCGGATATTCAATTCAACGATGATAATATGCTGATTTCTGATGGTATTCAAAAAACAATCCGTCATTACAGTTCGATTGATGTTGTTGATTATCCAGAAGATGAACAAATTGAAAGTATTGAAAGTTTAACAAAAGATTCAATTACAGATTTTGTCCTTTCTGGTGAACAATTATCAAAAATCTTAAAAGCAAGTGCTGTTATGAGATTTGATACTTTAGAATTTACATCAAATGGTAAAACAATTGAAGTGAAATTGTCTGATAGTTCAAATTGTACAGCCGATACATATGAAATGGATTTGGGTTTATGTGAGCGTGAATTTGAAGTAAAACTATTCGTTGATAATGTTAAAGTTTTACCTGCATCTTATAACGTATCTGTTTATGATAATCTGGTTTGTTTCAAAAATGAAACACTATCTCTAACGTATTGGTTAGCCAAAGCTGATTAATGGATTATATATAATCATTTTAAATGCACGATAACACATTTAATGTTATCGTGCTAAATTGGAGTTAATGTGAAAGAAACAAAAGTATGTACATGTTTGTGTCATGTTGATGGACAGAGTGTAACGCATATGTTTGATTGTTGTGAGTTATGTTATTCAAAATATATTGATAAAGATGGAAATATTGATATTGATCGCTGGGCAAAAGCATTTATATCTATTCACAAACATATACCATCATTTAGAAAGAGTGGGAATGATGTATTGGTACATTTATAATAAGGAGATAATGTGGAAATCATATTTAAAGATATAACAACTATTGAAAAAGGTTTTATTGCACATGGCGTTAATAGGCGTGTGAAAATGGGATCTGGTGTTGCTAAATCATTATATACCAAATGGGAGCAAGTTAAGATTCAATATATGAGTCGTAAAAATCCTGTTCCAGCGTTAGGTAGTATTGATGAAGTTATTATCAATAAAGATTTATCGGTATTCAATTGCTATACACAAGAATTTTATGGGTTTGCAGGTGTTTATGCTAACATAACTGCTATTGTTGACTCTCTTGAAAAGGTGTGTAATGTAGCAAAAAATAATCTTATTACCACAATTTATATACCTAAAATTGGTTGTGATCGTGGTGGTTTAAGATGGGAAGATGTTGAACCGAAATTAAAGAAACTTGAAGATAAACACAATATTGAATTTGTTGTTTGTCGATATTTTGATAAAGGGTAATTATTATGAGCAGTAAAGATAACTTAGGTGATCGTATTAAAAGTTATGAACGTTTGGAAACAGATAAATTTTTGATTCCAATGTTACCAACAATCGTTCGTTTAGATGGTCGGTCATTTAGTAAATTCACAAAATCATTTGAACCATTTGATGAAGATATGTCAAAAGCTATGGTGGAAACAACTAAATTTTTGGTTAAAGAATCTAATGCTTTAATTGGTTATACACAATCGGATGAAATCACATTAATTCTATATACAGATAATGTTGATTCACAAATATTTTTCAATGGTAAGAAACACAAATTGTTAAGTAATTTAGCATCATTAGCATCTGTAAAATTTTACGATGAATTGATTCATTTAAAACAAGTTAAAGATTTACCTGATTTATATCCAAGTTTTGATTGTAGACTTTTTCAAGTTCCTACCAAAATGGAAGCATGGAACGCATTATTGTGGCGTGTACAGGATTCAATTAAAAACAGTATTCAAATGCTGGCACAATCACATATTAGTCATACAGCACTACAAGGTAAAAACCAGAAACACCAACTTCAAATGTTAGATGATCTTGGTGTTCATTGGGAAGAATTACCAAATCGTTTTAAGGAAGGTACATTTGTTCGTAAAGTGGTTTATGATAAATTGATTTATGAAGATGATCTTGAACGTGAAACCATCAAAGTAAAACGCAGTAAAGTTGATGTTGTTGATAATGGTTGTGATTTTAATAAAATTGAAAACCGAATTGAATACATTTTTGGTGATGATACAAATGCTGTTTATATTGATGTAAAAAATAAATCAGAAGGATTTATAAAAAATATTAAGAAAATATTTGCAAAAGCGGTCTGAGTGTGCTATACTGCTCAGATCATAAATAAATTAATGTTAAGGAGTTTAACATGAATAAAATAAAATTACCAACGGGCTTTCTTTTTACAGATACTTATTCAAAGGGTGAACTTGAAACTTTATCCATTGGGGATTATGGTAAATCGAAAAATATTAAAGCGGATTTTCTTGGATATACAAGGGAATTAAATGGTGTTCCGAGTGGCGAGATACAGCCATTACAGGAAAAATGGGTTATTACTTTATCAACCCAATATGGTTGTCCAATGAAATGTACATTTTGTGATGTACCGGAAGTTGAATTTCGAGGCAATGCAACATTTCAAGATTTAAAAGATCAATTATATAATGCATTTAAATGTTTCCCTGATGTAAAATATACAGATCGTTTAAATATACATTTTGCGAGAATGGGAGAACCAACATTTAATTCTGAGGTAATATCATTTAGCAATTGGTTATCTATTGCTAAACCTCAAATTCAAGAAGAATTGGGTATTAGAATTGAAGTTATACACCCTGTATTTACTACAATGTTGCCAAAGAGTGAGAAATCATTAGATCGTATTGCTCAGTTTGCAATTATTAAAAACCGAATATTTACTGGACAAGCAGGATTACAATTCAGTATTAATTCAACATGTGATAAACAACGTGATGAAATGTTTAAGGGACAAGCATTGTCATTAGAACAAATTTCTAAATTCGCCAAAAAATTACCACCACCAATAGGCAGAAAATATTGTTTGAATTTTGCATATGCTTCTGGTAATGAATGTAATGGTGAAAAATTAGCAAAGTTATTTAATCCGGATAATTGGATGGTTAAGATTACACCAATTCATAATAATAATGCTTGTCGTGAAAATGGTATTGTAACTATTGATGGATATAGTAATTTTTATCCATATAAACAACCGGAACAAAGTTTTAAAAATGCTGGGTTTGATGTATTAATTTTCATCCCTTCACAGGATGAAGAAGATGGATTGATTACATGTGGAAATGCTATTCTTGGGGGTAGCAAATTAAAGATTTAAAATAAATTATGGAGATTTAAAAATATGGATGTTGTAGAAAACCAATTTTTGTTTGTGGAAAAATATCGTCCACAAACAATTAAAGATGTAATTTTACCAAAAAGATATAAATCAATTTTTAATGAAATTGTAAAGAAAGGCGATCACCAACATTTATTGTTATCGGGTGGAGCAGGTATTGGAAAAACGACAATCGCAAAAGCATTATGTAATGAATTAAAATCTGATGTACTTGTAATTAATGCTTCTGAAAATGGAAATATTGATACATTAAGAATACCTATCAGGAATTTTGCTTCAAGTGTATCAATAACAGCACGAAGAAAAGTTGTTATTTTGGATGAAGCTGATTATTTAAATGCACAATCTACACAACCTGCACTAAGAAGTTTCATGGAAGAATTCGCAAGAAATTGCCGTTTTATATTAACATGCAATTATGTTAATCGTATCATAGAACCATTAAGATCAAGATGTTCTGTTATTGAATTCAATTTAACCAAACCAGAAAAATTAACTGTTGCCAAAGAATTTTTACATCGTACCGAAGAAATATTGAAATTGGAAGGTGTTGAATTTGATCGTCATGTAATTGGTAATATAATTAAACAACATAATCCCGATTTCAGAAAAATATTAAATGAAATCCAAAGTAATATTGTTGATGGAAAATTAAATCAAAAATTAACTAATACATTATCTGTTAATGATGTTGAAGATTTAACAGGTTGGTTAAAAAATAAAGAATTTAAATTATTGAGAGAATGGGTTGCTTTAAATAGTGATATTAGTTTGGTTGAATTAAATCACATGGTTTATAATAAACTTGATGTTATGTTGAAACCTCAATCAATTCCGGAAGCAATTATGATTATGAATGAATATCAATATAAGGTTGGGTTTGTTGCTGATCAGGAAATTAATACAATTGCGTTCTTTACAGAATTAATGATGTCGGTGGAATTTAAGTAATGGATAGATTGAATCTAAATGTTCACATGGATATTATTGATAAACTTGTTCTTAACTTAGTGTCATGTAAGTTGAATGATGAACATACCAGAATAATGACAAGTTTTATGATTGAAAATTATTTGGATCATAATGATATTTATGATTATATAGTTGTTTGTGATGAACGGAATAATTCACATATTGATAGTGGAATGTTAATATATGAGGTTATTATATATAATGATGATACTAATCTGTATATATTCAGGCGTAAAGTTTATGATAAAAATGGTAAAGTTATAGTGGAGGTTATTGTATGAGTGATAATAGTAGATTTAGTAAATTGTTGAAAATAGTTGATGATTGTCTTTATCATTATTATACTATACTGAATGATACCACCACCAGAACAGGTTTAAAATTGATATTAAATGAAAGTCTGGAAAAATTTATTCAAGGTGATGAATTTATTATAATATGTGATGAACGTATTAATACACCAGATGTAATTGATAATCATGAATTAAGATGTTTGGTGCATGTTTATGATCAAGGTGTAGAATATTTAATCCAACGTAAATTAACATCTATGGGGTGTTCTTATTATGAAGAATGATGCATTTTATTATATTGGTTTAATTAATACAAAATCTGAAATGCCCGAAGATTCTGAAATTAAATTAAATTATCTTCCATTTTTAAGTAATCGTAATTTTAGTTATACTATTGATACTGTATTAATGGCTAATGAAATGAATCGTTTTCCAGATTGTAGCAAAGTGCTACAATTTAAATATTTGTTTCATGCAATTAAAAAACGAAAACGTTTTGCTAAGTGGACAAAACCACAAAAACCTTCAATAGATTTTTTGATTGTTAAAAAGTATTATGGTTATAATAACAAAAATACAGAAATAGCAATGAAACTTTTAACCAAAGCACAATTAAAAATCATTAAATCAAAAATGAATATTGGTGGTGATAAAAAAAGGAATTATGACGTATGAAATTATTCTCAAATAATGACTATTATATTTATTGTTCTTCCCCTACTTTATGGGATACTAAAGAAGCAGGGGTAACGGGAAAATGGCGTATTGGTAATGATGGTGATTTTTTTCAAATTGAAATTTGGTATACATCAACAAGACAAAAATGGATCTTTTTTAAAGAAAAATATCGATCTACTATATGGGTTGATGAAGGTGATATTCGAGTAAAAGAATATAACTATTATCAGGTATTTGATTGTAAAAACACATAATTTAATTATCCTAAATATGAATATAATAATAATATTTAGGATAAATTATGAGGCAATCAAAAGAAGTTGATCCATTTTTGGATATGGGATTATTAATTAAATTAAAAGAACATGATGATTTTTTAAAAATTAAAGAAACCTTAACAAGAATTGGATATGAAGAATCAAACGAAAGCAGTATATCAACATTACACCAAGTTTGTTATATATTACACAAACGGGGTCAATATGCAATAATTCACCAAAATGAATTGTTGGTATTGGATGGTAAAGAAAATAAAATAACGGAAGATGATTTAGAATGTAGAAATACAATAGTTAAATTGTTAAATGAATGGAATTTATTGAAAGTTGATAATCCGGAACTATTGAACTATCTAAAATTCAAACCAACACATGAAATAAAATTTGTGTCTTTTAAAGATAAAAGCAATTGGAATCTTGAAAGCCACTATAACATTGGAACTAAAAAAGGAAGTGATCGTAATGGAAATAGGTAATTTAACAGAAGGTACAACAAAAAGTAATAGCAAGAAACAGAGTAGAGTTTCCAGACCAAAATCAGCACCACCATCCCCCACTCCCATAGAAAAATTACCTTCATTGGGTATCTTTGAAATGTTTGAAGATGTTAAATCTATGGAACGTGCTACCAAAAATTCAGCATGTTATGACATATCATCATATTTACCCAAAGGTAAAGCAATTAATGTATGGAATTTGAATAATCGTAAACGTGATGTATATTGTAAAAATGTATCACATCTTGAAACGGAATGTATTGTTCTTGAACCACAAGATCGTGCATTAATTCCAACTGGTGTTCAATTGGATATTCCATTAAATTATTCTTTTAGATTACATCCGAGAAGTGGATTATCTTTAAAAGAAGGAATTAAACTTAACAATTCCGAAGGTATTATTGATAGTGATTATTATCAGCAAGTATATGTAAGTGTGTTTAATTCTTCCGGTGCAAGAGTTTATATTGAAAATGGTGATCGTATCGCTCAGGGTGAATTACAATTAAGTGTTGTACATACAACCCGAAAAATGCGTAAACCCCCACAACAAAAAACAGATCGTGTTGGTGGAATTGGTTCAACTGGTAAAAAATAATATACCCACAATGGGATATATACAATATTATGTGTGTCTGCTATAATGACGGAAATGATGAATGAAAAACGAAAATGTGTTGTATGTTTGAAAGAAATTAAAAATTTTCATTCAGATTCATATCATATAACAATGGTTTTAAATGGTAAATTTATTAATGATGCACATTTATGTTGTTCATGTTATTTAGAAAGTTTAAGATGTAAAAAAATTCCAATGATGGAATGATCAATAAAATAAAGGATTATATAATGAGTAATGAAGCTATTACACTTTCACCAAATGATTTGGTGAAAATTAATGCGTTGATTCGTGATGTTAGTGAAACTAAAACTAAAGTTGAACTTTTCAATGAAAGTATGAAAAGTTCAAAAAAAGCAATGGTTGATACTATGAAAGAATCCGGTTTAACGGCAAGTCGTTTAAATATAATGATTGGGTTATATCATAATAACACACAGGAAGAATATTTTAACGAACAATCAGACATTGAAACATTAATGGAAAATACTTTTCCAGACAAACAAGGAAGTGAATAATGCAAGACAAGATAGAAACAAATAAGTTATATTTGTTGGTATTAAAAACGGGTGAAAATTTATTAGCAACAATTACAGAAACAGATGGTGAATACATTTTTTGTGAAAATTTAGTTGCGTTTATGCCTGATCAACAAGGTAAATTACTTACAATTCCATATTTACCATTCAGCTTAGAAGATAACTGCGAATTTAATGCAACTGATGATATTCGTCATATGTTGACTCCAAATGCAAAATTAACTGAATATTACAATACAACATTCAGTAAAATTATCATGCCTGATAATAATTTAATGAAACCAACGTTATTGCCTTAATAATTGGATATACTCAGTTTTGTTGTAACTGAGTATATCATTATAACGTAATTTGAGCTTGCAATTTACCCAATTGTTTGCTATAATGTTTGAAATTTAAGGAAAAATATATCATGAGTAAAAAGCAAAGTATAACTGAACGGATTCGAGATTATTATTGTTCATGGGATAATAAAAATGAATGGTTGGTTGAAAAGGGAAAGGTTAAAGAAGGACGTTTATTAAAAGAAGCATGTCTTGAAATTGAACGTCTTGAAGAATCTTATAATAAATTGAACGTAATTTATTATGACTTATACAGTAAAGATAGGTTTGATCGTGATAAACTAATTCAACCATATCAAGATAAGATTTATAAATTACATCATAAACTTCAAAACATATCTGAATATATTAAAAGTATAGAATTTAAAAACAAAGATACTGCAAACATTATTCAATCAATGAAAAATACAATTGAGAAAAAATAAAATTAATTAATAATTTAAGGATAAATTATGTTTTATACAAACATTTCTCAAATGGGAAATAAATTTCTACATAGATATGTAGATGGAAGCGGTCATAAATATTCAAGATTTATAGATCATACTCCAAGTGTTTTTGTTCCATCAAATGAAGTTTCGGAATTTCAGGGCGTTAAGGGTGAAAACCTCAAAGAAGTATCGTTTGATAAAGTTGTAGATGCCAAAGAATATATAAAAACATATAAAAGTGTTTTGGAAATTCATGGACAATTACAATGGCGTTTATCATGTATTCAAAATCTATATCCAAATGATGTCAGTTTTGATATTAATAAAATTATAATTGCTACTATTGATATTGAAAATTTAATTGGTGATGAAGGATTTACAAAACCAGAAGAAGCGTTACAACCAATAACATCTATCACGGTTGGCGTTAGACATAATGGAACTAAACATTATTATGCTTTTTCTTGTATTGATTATATTGTTAAAGATGATGATGTTACCCATAAACAATGTGAAGATGAAGAAGATTTGTTATTGAAGTTTCTTGATTTTTGGAAACGATTAGAACCTGATGTATTATCAGGTTGGAATTGTGCAGGATATGATGTACCATATATAATTAATCGTATATCAAACGTTTTAGGTGAACAATTTATTGGACTTATGGCTCCAAGTGCTTATAAACATAATAAAAGATATGCCGTATCATCAAGAACAACACCAGAGGGTGAAGTTATTTGGTCATTGGCAGGTATATCTATTATGGATTATATGTTGATGTATAAAAAATTCACATTTAAAACAAGAGAAAGATATTCTTTAGATTATATTGCTTATATTGAATTAGGTGATAAAAAAATTGATTATTCTGAGCATGGAAATCTTGATGATTTGTTAAGAAATGATCCACAAACATATGTATCATATAACATCAAGGACGTTAAATTAATTGATCGTCTTGATGATAAACTTAATATGTTTATGCTTACAACAAGTTTGGCATATATGACACACATTAATTATGATGATGTATTTTCACAAGTACGATTATGGGATCAATTTATCTATGTTGAAATGATGAAAGATAAAATTGTTGTACAACCAAAAAAGGATTTTTCAAAGTCTGAAAAATATGAAGGTGCTGTTGTATTTGAACCTAAAATTGGAATGTTTGATTGGATTGTAAGTTTTGATTTAGATGGACTATATCCACATATCATGATGCAAAATAATATCAGTATTGAAAAATTAGTTGAATTTGATGATATTTCTCATGATCTGGATATTACACAATATTGGGATGAATATAGTGGCAAAATTGAATTGGGTATGAGTGTTGATGATTTTGTATCTGCTAAAGAGATACCAATAAAAAAATCATTATTATATCATAATTTAGCATTATCTGCTAATGGTTCGATGTATAAAAAAGATGAAGATGGTGTTATTCCAATAATGCTTAAACAATTATATCTTAAACGAAAAGTATTCAAAAAAGCCATGTTGGAAGCGGAACAAAAATCATTAGATTGTGATGATCCAGAAGAAAAAGCCTACTGGAAAAATGAACAATCAAAAAATAAAGTTATGCAAATGGCAATTAAGGTTTGTCTTAATTCATGTTATGGAATGATAGGTAATGAGTATTCAAGATTTTATGATGTACGAATTGCAGAAGGTATTACAATGTTTGGACAGTTGGCTATTCGATGGGTATCGGAACGTGTCAACAATGAATTAAATAGAATTCTAAAAACAGATAATGTTGATTTTATTATTGCAGGTGATACAGATTCATTTTATTTCACATTAAAACCATTAGTTGATAAACACTTTCCAGATAAAACACTTGATGAAAAAGTTGAATTGATTGATAAATTTGCTGAAAGATATGTTCAACCAATTATTCATAAAGCATATGATGATTTGAAAGAATATATGAATTCATATGAACAAAAAATGAATATGTCAAGAGAAATTATTGCAAGCCGTGGATTTTGGAGAGCAAAGAAAAACTATGCATTATTAATTCATAACTCAGAAGGTGTTGCTTATGATACACCAAAATTGAAAATTATGGGTTTAGAATCAGTTAGATCATCAACACCGGAAATATGCCGTAATGCTATTGAAGAAAGTGTTAAAATTATTTTAACTAAAAATGAAGCTGAATTGCAAACATATGTAAAAGATTTTGAAACCAAATTTAAAGGTTCCCCCATTATTGATATATCATTTCCAAGAGGTATTAATGATATTAAAAAGTGGACATGTCCATCTGGTTTTTTTAGTAGAACACCAATACATGTTAAGGGATCATTGACATACAATCGTATCATTGAAAGTCGTGATTTAAAAATGACTCCGATTAGAAATGGTAATAAAATTAAATTTATGTATTTAAAAGATCCAAATCCTGCTCATTGTAATGTAATATCATATCCAGATTACTTACCTGATGAATTTGGTTTAAATGAATATGTTGATTATCATACTCAATATATTAAAGCATATAAAAATCCAATTGATTCAATTTGTGATTGTATTGGATGGGAATCAACTAAAATAAGGAAATTATTCTAATGAATATGAGTATAAGTAATGTGGATGATCCATATTTAAGAAAATATGAAGTTGAAGTTGGTAGGGTTTATTTTGTAAGATTACCGGAAGATAAACCAAATGGTAAATTAACTAAAGTTAGAGTTAATGATATAACTGATACTTCAATTGTATTGAATAAGAATTGGGATGGTAAAGCAAGATGGAATATAATTGAAAATTATGAATATTCAAAAATTGATGTATTGGAAAAAATAAAAGATTTTTCAGATATAGCAAAGGATATACAACTTATGATGGGTAGGTAATGAATAAATTACTCAAAAAAGAATATGATAAAGTTCCTGATTTTGTAAAAGAGAATTTAGCAGAGGCTATTAATTGGGCTATGTTGGCACTTACCATACATGAAGGTGCTGGACACAATATTAATGTAACCGGAAATTCTGATAATCAGGTATGTTGTTGTTTTGATAAATCATCATGGAAAGCAGATCATTGTGGTGATTATATGGATACTGCAAGTGAAGCAGTCGTTTTAGCAGTATGTGAATATTTAATTGGAGAATAAATAATGAAAAGTGAAAAACAGTGGTTACTTGAAAAACAAGAAGAATGGAATATAAAGAAAGATCTAAAAATTTCAGAACTTGAACAAGAAATATTAGAATTAAAAAAGAATTTAAAACAACATGAATGTGCTACTGATGCAATAACTCCGTGGTTGACATCTTCAATGAACGATATTTATTCTACATATCGAGAAGCGTATTTTGATTGTTTTGATGGGGATAAATTATGAAAGTTGAAGATTGTTTGATTGAAGATTTAGAAAATCTTATTGATGTTGTCGAAATTATAAAACAGGAAGGATCGTTGGCATTTGTTGTTAATTCAATATCGTTGGTCGATGGTGCTCCCGTTGAAAGGAAATTAACAGGATATGATTTATTAACTGAATACCATGCCTCTATAATGGATAGAGTTGGCATTGTATTAAGTAATAATGGTTGTGTTTGATAAAAAATTAAAAAGGAATTTAAATGAATGAGTTAATGAAAAAAGTATTTAAAAATACATCAAATCCATATGTTGATACATTGGAAAAGTCTGAATTATTGGATAAAAGTGATCCGATTGTAACAGAAATACCTGCATTAAATTTAATTTTATCAGGTGAAGTTGATGGTGGATTTAATTGTGGTATCACTACAATTGCAGGGGAATCTAAAAACTTTAAAACATTGTTTGGTTTGAATATGTGTAAAGCATTTTTAGATAAAAATCCAAAAGGCATTTTAGTCTTTTTTGATTCTGAATTTGGATCACCAAGATCATATTTTAATTTCTTTGGTAAAAGTGGTACGGAACGTGTTATACATTTCCCTGTTGCAACTGTTGAAGAATTAAGAACCGAAATGTTAAATCAAATAGAAGGGTTTGATCGTGATGATAAAGTTATGTTCATGGTGGATTCTATTGGTAATCTTGCTTCAATTAAAGAAACTGAGGATAGTTTAGATGGTAAAACTACTGTTGATATGACAAGAGCTAAAATGATTAAATCCCTGTTTAGATTGATTACTGCACGATTAATAATTAAAGATATTCCATTGGTTGTAGTTGGACACACATATCAAACGTTAGAAATGTTTTCTAAACAAGTTCTTGGTGGTGGTACTGGTACAATTTATGCAAGTGATACTATTATATTTGTTGGTAAGCAACAAGATAAAGATGGTAAAGAATTGCTTGGTTATAACTTTATATTAAAGTCTGAAAAATCCCGTTTTGTTCGTGAAAAAATGGCTATTCCTGTTAATGTTAAATATGTTGGTGGTATATATAAATATTCCGGTATGTTTGAACTTGCTGTTAAATATGAGATAATTTTAAATCCTACTAAGGGTTGGTATGAGTATAACGGCAAAAAATTAAGACGTAAAGAAGTTGAAGCTGATGATGAAATGATGAAAGAAATTGTATCTAATGAAAAATTTAGACAATTGGTTCAAAGTGAATATCAATTGGATGATGTGTTATAATATTACTTGACATGATATCAAATTCATGTTAATATGGTTAAAATCAAAAATCAAGGTGAATGATGTGAATAAAGATTGGATAGAATTTGATGGTAATAATTGGGCTGATGTTTTGCGTTTTCTTGTCAGTCATAATGAATATGGAGAATATATAAAACAGTTAGATGGTGATGAAATTATATCTTTTATTTCTAAATTATCGGCTGATATTAATGCTGTTGCAGGTGATGTGATTTCAATGAAAGATGGTGAAATGGAAATATTTTCTGCCGAAGAATGGAAACTGTACAGCAAACCAACAGATGTAAGTGAAGTTGAACGATTATTGAATATTTTACGTGGTAATGTTCTTCCCGATGCTTATATCTTTGAAATGATTACAGCTATTTCAGATGATACTTTGTTTATTGAGCCAGTAAAATTTACAGATTGGCATAAAATTAATGGCATTTTTTGCAAAATTACAACAAATGAAACAACTAACAGCTATGAGGTAAATACAGTATGATGGTTAAATCAATGAAATATAATGGTGAAAATTGGGAAGATATTCTATACTTCTTAAAAGGTGTCGGTGAATATCGAACTGTATTAGAATCGGATGGTGATACATTTGAATCTTCTATGTATGTATATTTATCGGATGGTGAAGCAACAATACTTAATGTTAATGATTATGTTGCATATGTTGATGATGATATTGTAATATTTAGTGAACGTGATTGGATACGTTTCAATAGACCATCATATCTTATTGAATATGAACGGGTATTGAATCTTGTTTTTCCTGCAAGCGAAATTGGAACTAATGTTTTTGAACTTGTTGGAGAAATAACAGGTTATGACGTTAAACCATATGGTAATCGTTGTGTTTGGATTTTAGGTGATCGAGTATTTGAGGTAAAAGCCAATGACTAATCATGAATATGCTATGAAATTGATATCCTTGTACACGGCATTATATGAAATCGAACAACACAAATATGATAATATTTGGAAATCATTTCATGAATGTTTGGATGATAATGACATTGAATTTTCTGTTGTTAAATATGAATATGATGGAAATCATCAAAAAGGTCGATATGTAATTATATTTAATGATGATTTTTTTGTTATCACTGTTGAATCAAAACATCATGGATACATAAAGTGGAGTATTGAAAATGAATAAAGGGGTTAAATATGACAATGATAAACCAAGATGGGGATTGTTGCCATATAAACAAGTAGAACAAATTGTTGATGTTTTAACCTTTGGTTCAAAAAAATATTCTGATGATAATTGGAAGAAAGTACCAAATGCAGAAGAACGTTATTTTGATGCCATGTTAAGACATATCACAGAATATCGTTATGGTGATAAATCAGATACAGAAACAACTAAATCACATTTGGCTCATGCTATGTGTTGTGCTTTATTTTTAATGTGGTTTGATGATAATCCTGATGCTGAACGATTTTTTGATGATGATGTTGAAAAAGATGATATCTCTTTTGATTTGAAACCCGATGATATTGAAAATTATTATTTTATGGGTGTGGATGCATCATTGAAGTTGATTTCTGATAATATTAAAAAAGGTGTTGTTGATCTTAAAACATGGGTTCAAGTAAATATAAAACGTGATGAAAATGGAACATATTATGAATATGTTGGTAAAAATTCACCACATTTTAAATTCAAAGAACATGATGGTGAATTAGAATTTTATATTCCCCCTGCCGATATAGTACCACAATTATCCGTTGAAGATATGTTTAATTTAATAAAACCATTAAAAGAGAATGATGGTATTTATCCAACAAGAATGAATCCACTTAATAATTTAATTGGTCGTGGTGTTGCAAGTTTAACAACTGAACCAAATCCAATGCAAGATATAATAAAATCACTTGATGAAACTATATTAGATATTGAAAATGGTAATACAACTTGTCCTAGTGTTGATACAATACCAAAAAGTAATGCAAGTTTAACAACTGAACCGAATCAAGAACCATCTTGCTGTTATAGTAATATGGGTAATGTTAAAACAAAATTATGTACACCAGAAGAAATATTGCGGTGTTTGCAAAAGTCTTGTGATGATGCAGGTCATGTTGGTAATAGTTGGTTTAAGCCAAATACAATGAAGTGTATGCATGGTGCTAACCAATATGCCTATATCGGTAAAAATTCTACCGCAAATTTTTTCTTTTTTGAATTGGTTGATAATAAATTTAAACGGATATATAATAATGATTGATCGTTTTTTTAAATTTATTGTTTTATGGTATACACGATTATTACCTTATAAATTAACCAAGTTTAATCATTTTTTCATGAATGTTGCTTTACAATGTGCGAAATTATCACATTGTAAACGAAAACAAGTTGGTTGTGTTATAGTCAAGGGTGGAAATATTATTTCTATTGGTTATAATGGTACACCAGCAGGGGAAGATAATTGTTGTGAAGATGAAACAGGTGAATTAACAAAATACAATGTTATTCATGCAGAAGATAATGCATTAAGAAAATTAATGGTTAGCCATGAATCAAGTGTTGGTGCTGATGTTTATTGTACTTTGATGCCATGTGAACGATGTGCAAGTCTATTATTGTCTGCTAAAATTAAAAGACTTTTTTATCATCAAATTTATAGTTGTAAAAGTGGTATTCAAAAACTAGAAGAACATGGTGTAAAATGCGTAAAACTTTCATAAAATTTGAAGATATCCTTGCAGGTACTATATTCCCAAATCATACTATTTCATTTGGAAGATTGTATGATTTTGGTCGAAAATTTTCTGGTATTTATTTGAAAATTGTGTTACCATCTATTAGAACAAAAGAAGTTTTGGATTTTTCAAATTATAATATGAAAAATGCTCCATGTAAAAAACATATTATGTTTAGATGGTTCTTTGACTTTAAAATTAAATCTAACTTTGAAACAAATAAAGCATGGATCGAATATGAAAAATGATGAAACTGTTATAGATTCAATTGAGCAATATAAACGTGTTTTAGAGCAAACAGTAAAAGGTAAAGATGTTCGATTGTCAGTTGAATATTTTGCATTTTATGGTGCTCTTGATGCATTAATTAAGGTATATAAATCAATTACTTATTTAATTGATATTGATCATTTTGAAACGAATAAATCCGAAGCTGAGTTTATTCTTAATGAAATTGACATTTTATATAAAAAATACAATATAGGATAAATTATGAAATATGTTAAATTTACAGGCAGTTTTAATAAATTAGAAGAACTTGGTTATGGTTATAAAACTTCCCATGGTGAAAAAGTTTTATGGGAAAAGGATAATTATTCGATTTGGGTAAGTGGTTCATATTTACTGAATTCCGATCTTGATGATTATTTTCCTTTTATTGTGGAAAAGTTATTTACATTGGATATGGGTGATTTACCATTTAGTAATATTAAAACTATTATAAATCCAAAAAAGATTATAGATAGTTTTTATCTGAATATTTATATACATTTAAAAACAAAAGAATGTAGTTTTAATAATCTTGATTTTGAGATTGGTCGTAAACTTGAACTTCAATCTTATCATGATGATAATAAATATTTTAATGAATGGGTTAAAGCATCCATTGATCCTAATTCACTACAACCTTTAATTGAATTATATAATAAGGGTTGGGTTGAAATTGTAGAAGTTGATGTTGATGAAGAACTTGATTGGTTGTTAATAGACTAATGGAACGTGATGATGAAATATGTTAAATTTACCGGAAAATATGCAGAGTTAAATAAACTTGGATATAAATTTCAAAAACTGTATGCCAATAATTATCAACAATGGAATAAAAAAGATTATCGTATTTGGCGAAAGGGTTCAGAAGTAACTCATGATGGTTTAGGTCAAATGTTCCCGTCTATTGTGGAAAAATTATTTACATTGGATATAAGTAATCTTCCATTTACAGAATCAGAATATATTATAGATTATTTTTTTATGTTCATTTATGTTCATAGAAAAACCAATACATGTATGTTTGATAAAACAGATTGGTTTATTGGAATGAAGCGTGAAGTTGAATCTTATCAAGGTGAAGATGAAACCCTGTATTATGATAATCCTTGGAAAAAAGTAATATTATCGGAAAGTTCATTAAAACCTTTAATCGAATTATACAATAAGGGTTGGATTGAAATAACTGAGTAATATATCCCATTGTGGGTATATAAATATATAATTAATTATGTAATACTATGTGTGTTGATTAAGAAAAACTTCCAAAAGGAAAAACAAATGTCGATTTATGTATATTCAGCAACATCAAAAACTTTGCCATTATCAATTAATGGTGAAATTGTTCAAGCGACATATTACAAATATACCCACAATCAATCATTAGAAAATGATTATAATTGGTTTGGTGAAAAATCTAAGGGGATTTTTAGTAAAATAAAATATTGGGCTGATCGTGCATTATCAAAGGCAAAAAGAGATAATGTTAAATATGTTATTGTTGGTGATGATGAATATCCTGATTTTCCACGTTCCGTATTTAAAGTAAGTTATGTTGATGATTTATCTTCCTTTATTTGGGATCATGATCCTAATCATTTACATACCCGTCTTGGTAGTTATCAAAAATCGAAAATTGGTAAACGTGTTGTATATTTACCTTTACCTTCATCGAAAGGAAATCATTAATGAACGTTAGAATTATAAAAATTGGTCAAAATGAATTCAATGTGAATATCAAAGATGGTCAAGTTTCAACTGTCTCTACTGATTTGGTAGAGAATCTTACAACTGTTAATGTTAATGCAATTAAAGCTATTGTTGGTTCAAAATAATGAAAAAATTTAATGTATCATTCACTTATAGAGAAGAAGATTTTGATGATGTCTATGAAGGTGAAAGTGAAGATGATGTTATTGCTGTTATTGAGTGGAATTATGAAACGGATTCTTTTTATGATAATCACTATATAAGTAATTTAGAAATTGAGGAAATTGTAGAATGAATTATTATTCTTTTGTTGTGGATACAGATTCTTATGCTGGAAATTTTGAACGTGAAATGACAGCATATGTTACGGGTGTTCTTGGTGATTGTGAAGTTGGATTAGATGAATCGGTGTTGTTTCATGATGAAATGGATTTAGATTTAGATGAATTGATGTATCAAAAACCAAATGAACAAGGTACTCTTAGACCATGTGCGATTGAAAATACAGGGATAGAAATATATGGTGGTGTTGCTATATATTTCTATGAAGATCCATGTGCATATCTTGATATGTTAAAAGAGCGTTCATTGGAATATGCTAAAAAGAATAACATTCAAATATTTAGTTTTAGAGTTCAATATATTGAGGAAAGTATCAAAATTACAGAAATTGAATATGAATCATGTAAGGATAAATCATGGAACATTTAATTGATTTAGATCAATGAAATTATATTCCAATGTGATATAGTATATCTGTAATTAAGAGAAACTTCCAAAAGGAAAATACAATGAGAATGACAGAACAAGTTATTGATGATCTGATTGAAAAAATGCCAAGTGGTTCCGGTATTGATTGTGATTATAGTTGGACAAAATCAAATGGTAAATTAATCCTTCATAACTCATTTCATAATATGAATGATGATGGTTATTATGATGGTTATTCCGAGTTTAAAGTTCATTTAATTTTGAAAGATGATGGGGAATGGATTTTAGATAAAATTCGTTTTGCCAAAAGTATTACAGATCCCTCCACTTACAGAAAATATTCAAATTATATATTACTTGATTATCTTTACGATACTTATATATGGAATATTGAAGAACGTAATTTGAAAGTTGGGGATTTTAATAATGCAATGGTAGATTTCTAATGATTTTAGATGCTGATTATAATTATGGTGGTTTATTTGATTTTGTTTCTACTGCATTTCCTGAATATAAGAAAAATTCAAAATGGGGAAAACATAAAAGACGTTATGTTGAAATTTTGGAAATGAAATTCAAACATGATATGAATTTTGAAGAAATTGGTAATGAATTAATGAATTATCAAACTGGTAAAGTTGGTGTTTCATCAACAGCAGTAAGGGATTTATATAACAAAGCATTACGTTTATTAAAATCAAAAGGCACAATACAAGAATTAAACATTGATAATTATATTTAATTCTGTTATTATATAATCTAACTTATCCATTAAAGGAAACAAAATGTCAAACTTTAAAAAATCTGATGCAGTTCAATCATTAAAAAATTTAAAACCATTTGTTCCAGCTTTTCAGTTATCTATTTTAGCAGGACTTATTGATGGTGAAGAAGGTCAATATTTTATTGATACTGTTGTTGAATTGGATTATTTAATTCAACAAATGCCAAAAACTTATGAACAGGATGGAAAGGGTGATCAAGCTGTTGCTTATTTACATTATTTCATGGGTGGTATGGATTGGTACATTACTGAAAAAGATATGGAAGATGAACAGTTTCAAGCCTTTGGTTTAGCTAATCTTGGTTATGGTGCTGAACTTGGTTATATTTCTATTGAAGAACTAAAAGCAAATAATATTGAAATTGATTTACATTTTACACCAACAATGGTTGGCAATTTAAAGAAATAGTGTTATACTTGTATTTTATCACTTCACAGAAGGAAAACAAAATGTCCGATACTTATGACCAAGCTGAAAAAGCTATGAGAGATTTATTAGATGCTTCTAATGTTATGGGGTCTAATGATGATATTGCTCAGGCTATTTCAAACGTGCTATTGAGAGAGCATAGAACGCTACAACAAGCATTTTTTCGTTCCTTTAAACAAGCTATGGATGGTTATTCTAAAGGTGGCTCAGATGGTCGGAATGAGGGTGCTATTCAATTAGCAAAAGAAATCCATAACTCTGATGTTTATTTACCATTTGTTTAGGGAATATGATTATGTATATTGTTCGTGATTTGGAAACGGGTCGTTATTTGATTAACCTATGATACAGTTGATGAAATTGAGAAAATTATCTTATCGTGGGATCATACTTGGCATGATTTTGAAGTTGTTAAATTAATTGTACATTCAAGAACAAACAGATCTTGATCTAGATCAATGTAATTTTGGATAAATTTTAATATAATATAATCTGAATTGAGAAAAACTTCCAAAAGGAAATCCAATGAACTTATTTGAATTAGACCAAATCATCAATCAACTGATTGAAGAAAATGATCCAAGTAATAATGAATTAATTTCGTTTTATTACAGAAAACGTGATGAACTTGTTGTTGTCCTTTCTAAAAAAATTAATGAGATAATTAAAAATGCCTAATGTTAATATTACCGTGTATCATGTGATTGTTGGTGAACTTAATGTTGCCAATTGGAAATTAATTCGTGAATTGGCTTATAAAGCTGAGGACAATAAAAAAAGATTAACTGATATGTTTATCAATGGTGATTATTTTACTGCCGTTGCAGATATTACTAATTCTACATTAGATGATGCTTATCGTTTAACCAATAGCATCGAAGAAGGTTGGTGGAAAAATGAAGAAGTTACCCCACTATTTAAAGCAAGTGGTGCAAAGTCAACTGATATCGGTGATATAATGATGGTTGAAATTCCACTTGAAGCAAAAACAGAAAATGATGCAATCGCTCACTATGAATTATATGTAGTTGCTCCGATTGGTTTTGTTAAAATTGATGGATAATAATTATGTTAAGATTAAAAGTTAAAGCAGAGGGCGATACTGAACAAGATTTGGTTAATGCTCTCGAAGAAGTAATTCGTTTAGTTGAAATTGGCAACCGTGAAGGATTTGATATGAATACTTCCGGTGAGTTCAATTTTGAACTTGAAGAAGATGATCTATTATATTTTCCGGAAGCATAATGAAAGATTGGTAATTTTATTTAATTGTGTTATACTATGTACATATTAAGAACGGAAATTAATAAAACATGAAAAGGCTAAAGTTGAATCCTATGAAAAATCCAAGAAACCCATATTACAATCATCCTTTGATGTCTAAGTCTCATGCTCATGTAAAATCTGAGAAAGCTAAAAGACGTAAAAACAAGGTTGATTTAAATAAATCTGTTGAGCTGGAGAAATAAAATGTTAGAATATGGTGATAGATATATCTTAATTGAACATGGTGATGTATTTGCAGGTGGTTGGGATCAATTAATTGATTGTTTTGGAATTGATTCTGAAACACTTGAAGAATTTTGTCGTTTCCATGATTACACATATACACTCAGTTTATATAATTCTGCCGATAAACTTAATAACGAATTACATAAGTTGTACAAGTATTTGAGCCAACCAAATGAAATTGTTGATTCCAGCAACAAAGATTATGATGATGGAATTGATACCGGATTTGAACATATTGCTGAAAAACTAAAAGTGATTATTGAAAGTTTTGAAAAGGATACTTATTAAATGAATATTGGATCAAAGGTTTTAATTATTGGTGGTAATCATACAGGTGAATTTGGTACATATCTTTATCATAGTCATGATAGTGGTTATTATGTGCCATTTGTTCTCTTGCCTGATGATCCTATTGATAAGTATTGTGGTGAACGTTTAAATATGAACTATCGTTGTGTATATGGTCGAGCAAGAAAATGATATATCCCATTGTGGGTATATACTCCATTGTTAAATTATGAGATACTATACTTGTGGTGAGGGGAAAGGTTCCCCAATTAGATAAACTTCCAAAAGGAAATTCAAAATGGCTTATATTAGCAACGAAGATGTTAAAGAAATCAGAAACAATATTAAGAAAGCATTTCCAATTAAAGAAGGTTGGAAATTTTCAATCAGAAGGCTTAATCACAGTGAAGTAAATGTAGCCATTATGCAATCACCAAAATCACACGGCTTTGAAGGTGATGAACAAGTTAATCAATATTATATTGATGAACATTATAAAGATTTGCCATTACAAAGAGAAATGTTGTCTAAACTTAATGACATCATTAAAGAAAAATGGTGGGATGAATCAGATTCTCAGAGTGATTATTTCCATTGTGCTTATTACTATACAATCCATATCGGTAAATGGAATAAGGATTGTGTTTCTGTTTAATTGATCTAGATCAATGTATTTTTTCTCAATCCTGATATACTGTATTTGTGATTGAGAAATAAGATAAACTTCCAAAAGGAAATCAAAATGAGTAATTTTAATTCTTCCGTTATAAAAGAAATCGCTAATTGTACCGAATATAATGATCATTGTCGGGCATTGATATTAGCATCCAAAATGTTGGGATATAGCAAACTTGAACAAGTTTTTACAAAAGTTGGCGAAATAGCAAACATTGAAGGTGGTTATGATTCAAAATTGATGGAATATCGTTATTCCCGATATCAAGAGTTAATGCTTCTTGCAGAAAATGACTTAACTGGTTTACAATTTCAAAATCTTTATGGAGCATTTTAAATGTATCAATCCACTATAACCAACACAAGAGATTTGAAAGTTACAATTTCAAAAGATAACGATATTCGGTTTAAAGTTCCGGAAGATAAACAGGATTTATATGATCTTGATTTAATCGCTGATAAATTGATGGAATATCCTGTTATTGTCGAATCAACATTAACACTCAGGGGTAAATTGGACAAACATAAAAAAGTGTCATTAACTACTCAAAATGGTAGTAAAGCAAACAGAAAACGCAATCGTGTTTATACTGTTTTCTTTGAAGATGATGAAATTTATGTCTGATAATTTTTTTTAGATATTGCAATATTAATAACAAAAATTTTACTTGCTTGTACCATTGGTCTAATTGTTATATTATTAGGAGCAAAATAATGGATTCATATGATAAGTTTTTAAATGATATTGGTTCTTATGATGTTGTTTATCGTGATGTTAAAGTGGAAGATCAAAAGGGTGTTAATGATTACATCAACATGATTTTGTTTTTTGAAGAATATGTTAATAGCATAGAAGTTTATACGGATATGTGGTTATCAACTGTCAATGAATGTCTTTATAGCCCAATTTGTGCATATGAAGCATGTATTGTTAATGGAAATAAATATTATATAATTATTGGTATTGGAGATTAAATGTTAAAACGTGAAGAAAAAGTATTATATGATTTAATGGATAAGTGGAATACTCCAGGTGCAATGTCATATTCAGCAACAGCAGATTTTGATGAAGGGGTTGATATTGGTCGTGAAAATTGTGCAGATGAATTATTGTATGAACTTGAAAAATTAATGAGGATTACTGAAAATGGTAAACTTAAATAGAAATTTAATAAAATCTCAAAATCTTACAGATACAGATATATTGGAATTAGAACAATTACATGAAACCCGTGAAGCTCTATTTCAATTAATGGCAGATTTGGATATTGATGATGATTTGCCATTACTTAGAACATATGTTGTTTTACTTGAATCACTTGAATATAACATGCAACGTGTCTGGAAATTTGAACAAAATAAAGACTATCATACATGGTGGTTTAGATCTCCACATTGTACATGTGGTTGTGGAAATCAATGTAAATTACATTCAGGGTTCGTGAATTCTGAACAAAATTCTGGTCTTATTTCAGCATTAAAAACTTTTCGCAATGAATTTACAAATTTATACAAATTGGGATTAAGTATTGTTGGTGGTAAACAGATTGAAGATGGATTATATACATCCGAGAAAACCGATCCAGAAAAAAGTTTAGCATTATATAATTCATATTTTAATGTGGAAGATGGTAAAATTGTTTCCGTTGGTGAAGAACGTGTGCGTGATGGTGGAATATTTTGGATAGCTAATAAATGAGTTGTGAATTAAATGAAGGTGTTCCTTGTGAAGATTGTACCCGTGATTATTGTCCGGATATGGTTAATGATGCATTAAGGGTGTGGTATGAGATTCATTCATCAATTGCATATCATGAACAAAAAATTGAAAAACTTGAATATGAAAAAGTTGAATGGCTAAAAGAACATAAAGTTTTATTAACTTCATCAATATAGGAAATTAAAATGAAAAAATTATTATTAGTATCGCTTTTATTAATGAGTGGATGTTCGAGTTTACAACCATCCACATATACCAATTATAATACACCATATGGCAACGTGGTAAAGGCTACAGGTACGGCCGCAAATAACTCAGCCTTGGCTAACACAAGTTATAATTGTCCATCATGTGCCATTTCTGGTGGCAATGGTGGGGGTTCGAGAGGTATAACCAATTATAATGGTCAAATGGATACGATGGGTAAAATTACCCATGATGCTATTCGTAGTTTATCATTTTCAATTTCAGACAAAATCAATGAATCAATTCGTGATTCATTTTAAATAAGGAAATATATAATGTTAGAAAAATATAAAGAAGGGGAATTAGAAAATGTAAGAAATCGCTTGTATTTTCTTCAAGATTTAAAAAATGTTTTAGAAAAACATAATGCTAATTTTGAAATTGAAACATTCCAAACCAGTGTGAAATTTACATATGATTTGAATAATGATGGTCGTAATAGTCAAGTTAGAAATTTATTAGCTGATTATTCAGGTGAAATTTGGGATGATGATATTCAACGTCTTATTGAAAATGAAGAAAAAGAACTTATATATTTAGGGAATTAAATAATGCTGAATAGTTTAATTATTGATAAAAATCGTTTAATTTCTTTACAATCTACATTTTTAAGGGATGATCAATTTAATTATAATAAATTCGATAGTAATTGTGAATTAAGTGATTTAGATTTTCAAGATATTTATTTACTTAATAAAAATTTACTGATGAATTTGGATTTGTTTATTGTTACTGATAAAGATCAGTATGTGGTATTTAAAAATCGTGTTGATGGTAATACGGGAACAATCAAACAACTGAAAACATTAAAAAGTTATATTGCTTATTTGGAAAGTCATTATGATGAAAATTAAAAAAGTTTTGATGGATGTAAATGGTTTATATTATTGTGGTACACATGATAATAAAATTATATGGGATGATCATCCTGATTCTGCTACCGATATTAGAAATTCCAATTGGGATTTTTATGGATGGGAAGTTGATATATTGGATAAAATGGTTTTAGAAGTTAAAGAATATGTGGAGTATTTTTCATGAGTAAGTTCAATGAACGTAAAAGGCGTAAAATTGAATTTTTATGTGATTTAAATAATGTATTAATAAAACATGATGCAGAAATCATTGCAGATATTCAATCAACAAATGGTGGTATGGATGATGGGATGTTTATGTATTTCGATTTAAATCAGGGGGATTATTGTCAATTTGATCAAGAATTGGATCATGGGAATGTTGAATGTCGCATTGATTCTAATACAATTTACAATATATTAAATAGATTAAATAATTAATATATACCCACAATGGGATATATACGAAAATGATATAATGTGTTAAGATCATGATTAAACTAAAAAAAGGTAAATAATATGATAAGTTCTAAACAGGTGATCGATTTACATCAAGCACTAAACAATGGAAAAACCATTATGGTTGAATTCCTTAAAGCAGATGGTTCAAGTCGTGAAATGACATGTGTTAATAGTCCGGAAGTTGCTGGAATTACTGATTGGGATTATAAAGGTGGTAAAAGTCCGTCAAGTGGCGAAAATCATCAAGTTGTGTTTGATGTTGATAAGAACGAATTCCGTTCATTCTTATATTCAACTGTTCAGAAATGGGCTATTACAAAATAATCACTTGGGGTATTAAATGACAAGTTGTAATGAGTGTAAAAAAACAGAAGAATGTCGTTATATAAATCTTGAAGAAACATGTTTAAGTTGTAAATTCGATACTATGTTTTTTAATTTTACTGATGTAGATCCATGCAATACATGTTTCCAAGGTTCAAATTATGTTGCATTTGTGGATTATTTCAATGATTAAATCTTCAATAATTAAACCACTAATAATTGTAATTCTTGTTGCAATTTTATGTGGTTTAATATATGCTATGGTTGAAAGTAAGAAAAATACTTTCACATTCTTAGATTATCAGGCACGTTGTAATGATGCAGGTGGTGTAGTTGTTTTTACATTACCGGATTATACTTGTTATGAAAATCAAATAATAATTGAACGGTGAATCAATAATGACAATGAATAGATTTATATTAAAAAATATAAAAACGGGACAATATCTTTGGATGTTGATCCTGAATCAGATCAAAAAATAAAACTTAATTTTACTGATGATATTAATGATGCGTATTATTTTGATGATGAACAAATTTCATATCATCGTGAATATTATTTTGGTAATACAGATTATAAAAAATATAATCTTGAAATTGTTTATATTATGGGCGATAAATAATGAAAAACGATATGTCAAAACTTGATTGGATTGTTGCTGGAACTATAACGTTTTTAATTGGTCTTGTGTTTATGGTTGCTATGATTAAAGGAGAGGCAAATAAAGAAATTTATGAAGATTTTAGTTCAGCCTGTTTAAAAGAAAATGGTATTGTTGTAAACAATAAAAACAAGATGGGGTTTGAGTGTTATCAAAATCAAATTCTTGTTGATTATTATGATACATATAATAATCATGAGTAATTGGTATAAAGTCAAATATCTATTTTATAATGTATCTTTTGAAAGTACATTAATTGCTGATAGCATTGAACAAGCTAAAACAAGATTAGGCAATAATATAACAATTATTGAATGGGAAATATTATGATTAGAATTATCGTTGATACAGAAAAAGAAAAAGAAAGATTATTAGAAGAATCTTTGTTTATTCATAAACAGAGACATATTGATATTAATTTTTGCAATACATTGGCTCATATATACACATATCCTGATATTATTGAAGTTACAAAAAAAGAGAAAACTGGTAGGTTTGTGTCATGATTACAGATAAAGCAATTGATACTGTAATGTGTGCGTTAGGATTGGAAAATTTTCTTAGGCGAAATATATTCAAACGTTGGTCAAATTATCAAGGTATCGTTAAATTTGAAGAAATTTGTGAACATGAAATTCAATGGTTTTTCCAAAGCCATTTATCAAAAAATATACATACATAAGGAACAAATAATGTTAATAAGAAGTGATATGTTATGTATGACTAATGTACAATGGAATAAATTTGAATCCATTTTTGGTAAAGGTGATATTGTTGATTTATCAATAAAAAAATTATATGATGAAGTTGGTTTGATTTCATTTAAGACAGTATTAACAAATGAAGATGAAAATTTATTTATTCATTATTTATATCGGTACGATAAATTAAAAAGGAACACATGAAATGATTGAATGTTATTTTAGGTGGTGTGAACATCATTACAAAGATGAACCATTTTGTAAATTAGATAAATGTGTTGCTACAAAAGAACAAATGATGAAATTTACGGAATTGAGAAAAGATGATTTAACCATCTTAGTAAAAAAAGATACCGAAGGGGTATTATGAAAGATCGAATGGAATATAATAAACGTGGTAAGAAATGGGTAATTACAAAACCCAATGGTGTGAATATTGCTTATACGTTTGATGAAATGGTTGAAATGAAAAACATTTTAAAACATTTAATTAAAATAGAACAACTTAACGAAATTAACAAAAAAGGGTAAATTTATTATGATAAAAGTGGAAGGTAAAAAAGGTATTTATGCAGAAATAGTTGCTGATTCTGTAAGTGAAAATGGTGATCGATTAACAACATTCCGATTACATTATCCAAGAATAATTCATGCAGAAGTAATGACACATCGAATGTTTTCCCGAAATGCATCAAGTTCAAGAGCAATTCCAGTTAAAACAATTTTAGAACAGGTTAATGAAAATCCTGCAATGCCCGTTCAATTTGGTAAAAATAAATCAGGTATGCAAGATGATGGTGAACATGCTGAACTAATTCAACTTGATTATGTTGATGAATGTGGTGATCAGCAACTTCAATTTATTACTCCGGAAGAATTTTGGGAATTGAGTGCGGTTTCTGCCAGTGAATTTGCTGAAACATTTGCTGATGCTGGTTATCATAAACAAGTTTGTAATCGTTTATTAGAACCATATCAATATATGAATGTTATCGTTAGTATGACCGATATTGATAATTTTTGGCATTTGCGTTTACACAAAGATGCTGATCCAACATTTGTTAATTTATCTGAATGTATGAAAGATGCTTATGATGAATCAATTCCAGAAAAAATAGTAGATGAAGATTATCATCTACCATTCATTGATAAAATACATCCTATTGTCGGACTGACTAAATATTTTGCCGATGATATTGAAATTACATTGGAAGAAGCAATTAAAATTTCAATATCATTATGCTGTCAAGTAAGTTATCGTAAATCGGATTTCTCAATTGAAAAAGCAATTAAAATTTGGGATATGTTAGTAACAATGAATCCGGTACATGCTTCACCATTAGAACATGTTGCTAAACCATTTTCTGATGGTGAATACATTAAACGGGCAATCATTCAGGAAAAAATTGTTGAAGCTAAATTGCTTGGTATTGATGCAATGTATTGTGGTAATTTCAGGGGTTGGATACAATATAGAAAAGGTGTTAAGAATGAAAATATTTCCATTTTTAATAACTGGAAATAAATATGTATATGTGTATAAATAATCCAAAAGGAAAATATTATGAAAGTTGTACCAATGTTAAATGAAGTGGGGAATGTAGTAAAGAACCAATACACTTATTATTTTGAAGGTTGTTATATACTTCAATCATATGATCGATGGACGGTAAAAATTGAAGGGGATGGTCAAATTTATCTTGATGAAAAATCATGGGATGCTTCAAAAACTACTGCAAAATACAGAAATCAATTTTTGAATATGGGTACAAATGAAATTCATGAAAAAATTAAAACTGGTGAAATTAAAGTGATTAATCTTAATGGGGATTCATCATGAGTTCATTTTCATTTGGTAATAAAGTAAGAACTATGCAACGGGCAGATCTTGAACAATTGGTTTTTAAAATGGAAGATCAATTATTAAATGTAATTGATGATGAAGCTCGTCTTAATCAAGAGGGGGAGATTTTACCTGCTGACAGACAACCTGATCATGTTGCTGAAATTATGAGGTTAATTGAATTTTAATGGATACTCATACATATTTTGGTTTATGTGCAGATCATGATTGGGAATTTTTCAGAAACTATTTTAATTCTGATAATAAAGAACAATCTTTGAATGGTGAAGAAGAATCAAATACACTACTTTATCATTATCGAAAATGTAGTGTATGTCGTGATATTTATGATGCTTGGTATACCTTTAAAATTATTAATAAAGGTGAAGGCATAAAACCAAATTTTGATGATTTTATAGGGGATGTTTATGAAGGAGTGGAAAACTCAAACGGATGCTAATAGCAACAAAAGCTGGAACAATAAATGCACTAATTATGATTGTCCGGAACATGTAAATAATTATCAAGTTGGTAATTGTAGACTTGGTATAAATTTCAGGGGATGTAAGATAGCTAAAAAAGCTAAAAAATATTTTAAATAATATCCCATTGTGTAATAATATAATCTGAATTGAGAGAAAACTTCCAAAAGGAAATGAAATGAGTTTTGAAGCAAAAATTGCAGTCTTATATGATTTTGATGGATTTCGGGCTAATGTTGTAGAAATCATTACCCGTAAAATTCAAACTATAGGACGGGGTTCAAAAGAAAAACGTTTTATTTCTTATAAGGGTAAACGTCAAGATGTGTTTACTTTACCTAATTGTTATCTTGATACTACTCCATTTTGTATTTCAGTAAGGAATTATAGTTAATGTCTAAACTTAATAAATTCAAAAAAGTTGCTCAATTTTTATATTCTATGGATTATTATTCGTTTGTGGAAATAACCCAATTTGATAATAATGATTCTATATATTGTGCTTGTAAATGGGATGAATTTAGACGTAATCCACTTGGTGAATTCTTGGAGTATGATGAAGAACTTCAACAGCAATTTGTGGATTATATTAATAATGCAGTATGATAATGGTGTTGAAATTATCCAAGATTGGCAGAGCATAAATAGTAATGAATCTAATAAACTTAATATTTTCAAGTCAATTGCACAATCATTATATTCAATGAGTTATGAAACGTATACACATATAACGAATTTTAATGATGTTCATTATAATTGGATTCAATGGGAAGCATTTAGTCGAGATAGAATTGTTGAATTCTTGAATTATGATGAAGAACTTCAACAAAGATTTGTTGATTTTATTAATAATAAATAGGTTGTAATAATGAATGAATATGTAGGAATTTTGGGTTATATTGAATTGTGGGCTATTGTCCCATATACTCATATGGTTGTGTTTCAAATATCAGAATGGATTAAATTATAATGGGAGTTTTTGGGGGACGTTATTCAAGTTCATGTAATCGACAATATGATCGTAATGATAATACCGCACCAAATCCAAATAAATTTAAATTCAGTATTTTACGTGTAATTCAAGGTAAAAATGATTTAGTGTTTTTAGAAGTTCATTATCCGGATTGTATAACATATGATGGTATTAAATATATTGTTATGAATTCATCTTTAATTGAATGGTCTAATTTTCACGAACTTGATCCACATTTTATTGAAGGAAATAATGTTATAGCAAGATTTGCACCAACACAAGATGGTTATGGATATGCTATGAATATGATAGGAATGTAATTATGAATGGTTTACAATGGGAACTTGATTGGGTTTGGAAAAATCGTGATCAATATTGTTGTGATTTACATGCATTGTCTGTTATTGAAAATATTAAAAAACGGTATCAGATTAACAAATTAAAAGATGAAATTGAAAAATTGAAAAAATAATACGCTTGTAGCTCAGTCCGGAATTAGAGCAGGGTGCTTCTAACGCCCGTGTCGAGGGTTCAAATCCCCCCTAGCGTACCAAATTAATGTTTGTGTTGATGATCATCTTTATGTAAATGATCACCATCAACATGAAGATAACCATCAAAATCATCAAAGAAATCATCGTGATGAAGATAATAATCTTCCAATAAATTATCATTTAACATACAATCACATTCACTATAATAAGTATATTTTGCATTTGTTGTTATATGATATCCTATAAAAAAGACTGCAATAAGAAATAATATATATGTAATTTTCATAATTGTAATATTCATGTTTATATTTATTAATTTACAAAAGTAGGAATTTACCTATACACAAATATGTTAAAGTGTGAGACAATTCACATATTGAAATAAAAAAAGAAAGGAAAATAAATCATGGCAAATTTTAAAGCTCGTTTTGATAATGATACTTTTTTGAATTTTGGAACAGTTAATGAAATTGTGAAATCCAAATCAACCGCAGGTGTTTTTATTGAAAGTATTGAAATCAATCCCATTGAATGTGGGGTTTTAACTCCAATAACTTTTAAATTTCTGGCTTTATTTGAAACTTTAACTTTGGATATAATTAACCGTTTGGAACACGGTGAATTTGATACACTCTTAAATGAAATGGATAGTGTATAACGAATATGATGGTCAGTATATAATGACATCATGTAAAATCATTTACACTAATGTAGATGGTTTAAGGGACTAACTTATAGGGTATGGATACCCACAAACTTTAATATTAAGGAAATATAAAATGAAAAATGTAATTTTAAGTGCAATTGTTGCACTAACGCTTGCCTCTGGTGTTGCGTTTGCTACTGGTTATGATTATAGTGGTGGTGTTGTAGCTGGATCTCAGGGTTCAGGTGAAGCATCTTCGGGTGGTAATGGTCGAACAGGTGGAACGGTAACTCAATCCTCAACTTCTCAGGCGTATAATGAAACGGGTGCAACCGCTTCAAGTGTGAAAAACGGTGATAAAGTTGATGTGACTGCTACTACACGTTCTGCTGGTTTTACTGTACAATCTTCACAAACTACTCAGCGTGGAAATGCTCAGGGGTCAACGGGATCGTTAGCTGTTCAAGGTGGTTCTGCTAATGCTAACGCTGATGGTAGTGTTCGTGATCGTGATGGTACTATTAGCTGGGATGGTAATTGGGGAACTGCTAACGCTTCGGGTGATGCTAGTGTATCGTCTAAGTCTGCTCAGGGTTCCGGTGGTTTAACATTTTCTTCTGGAAATGGAAAATCTACATATGGTACTGATAGTTATGCAGGAAATGCATCTTATGCAGGTGTTGAAGTTGATGCTGATGCTTCTCGTAATGTGACAGGTGTGCAATTATCATCTTATGGTGAATCTTTTGGTGGTAATGGACAAATTGTTAATGGTACTCAGCGTGGTAATGCGTTTGGTGTAGCAGGGGCAATTGGTGGTCAAGAAGGTTCTGCTCAGGGTAATGCTGGTGGTGGAATTGTATTTGGACAAGCTACTGGTTGGACAAGTGGTGTAGCAGGGGCAGGTCAAGCATCTAATGCTTCAAATGCTGATGTTAAATCTGGTGGTGTTGTATTTGGTGTTAATGGTGGTGATGCTCGCTCTATTACAAATACAGGCTCATGGAATGGTTCAAATTCCGGTGTAGTTGGTACTACAACTCCTGATAATAGCTTAACATCTGTTAATACATGGGGCAATGAAGGTGGCGGATCAAATTCCAACACTGTAAATCGTGATCGTGGCTTTGCAGGTGCAATTGGTGGTGGTAATGCTACTAATAGTGGTTATGGTAATGGTGTAGGTGGTTTCTCTACTTATGGTAATCCTCAGTAAAGGAAACTAATTTATTACACATCATTTAATCATGATGTGTAATAAATTTTAAACAACAAAGGAAATAAATTATGAAAAAAATTATAGTGTTAATGATATTAAGTATGTTCTTATTATCATCTAATGTTTTTGCAGATAATAACGGAAATCTTAATCGTGTCTCCGGTGAAACAACTTCTGCTAATGTACAGGGTGTTCAATCAGGATCATTATCAGGATCATATTTAGGTTTAGATCAATCTGATCATTCTACTACAACTATTGATGCAAGTGATTTAAGTAGAAGTGTACCAAGTGTATTTTCGGCAGGTGTTACGGCAGGTGGTTCAAATCCATGTATCGTTTCAGTTGGTGGTGGTGCTGGGTGGCAAGGTGCTGGATTTAACTTTGCAAGGGCTTATAATGATGGTGAATGTCAAGTTCGTGAAAGTTTACGTTTGATTGTTGCTATTTTGCCTAACACAAGTGATGTTGGTTCACAAATGTTAATTCGTGAAACAGCGTGTCAATCTGATATTTTTTGGCAGTCAATGGAGCGTGTTTATATTGCTACAAAAGATACCCGTTTTTTATGTACAACACCAAGACCAGAAAATAAACCAATTGCTATTCGTGATCGTGTTCAGGAAGAAATTATCAGAACACAGGCTCCAAAAAGATCATTTGAATCTCAAAAAATCAACGATGTGTTTTAAGGGGAAAATGATATGAAAAAAATATTAATAGCTTTATTTTTAATGTTCAGTTTCAATATTGTTAGTGCTTTGGAAGTTGAACCAGTTGATGAAAATCTTCCTGATACTGATACATCTGTATTAAAATCAAATGATATGGATGATCCGGTGTTTGGGTTAGGTGATAATTTACAGGGACCGAACTCCCATTTACAATATAACACGATACCTGTTTCACAGGGTATGAAGGTTCAACAACCAAAGTTGTAAGCGTGTTTGAAATTGTACGATAATAAAAAACATCAAGTGATTGGTGTTTTTTTGTTAATATCCCATTGTGAGTATATACATTTATTAACTAATAAACGATACTATGCTTATCGTTTAAAGATAAATTTTCAAAAGGAAATAAATAATGAATATTGTTAATGTTGCATTTAAAAATGCAGTTGTTGAAGTATTAGCTCAATATGGTTTTCGTTTAGGTTTAAATAATCTTGATCGCAAATACAATGTGATTTATCATGATAATATTGATCGTTTCACATTAGAATATCGTGAATTTCATGGTAGAATCTCACTCCGTTTAGATGGTACAACAATCACAAACTCTCGTAAAATTGATTATTATGAAGATGATGAAAAAGCATTAGTCAATCTTACTTCACGGTTGAAACGTATTCTAAAAAATGAACGTGAATATAATGAATTGCGTGTCAAACGTGATAATGCAAATCGTGATAATAAAGCGAAAATTGCAGAAAAGATTGATGGTTTCAATAATCGCAAAGGTGGTCATAGTATTGTTGTTGATCCGGATTCATTGGAAGATGAATATTCTCAATTAACTGTTTTTTATCGTTCATACGAATTTATTGCAAAAGTTGATGAAGAAGGTCTTTTATTTACAAGACAAAATTTATTAAATAAACCAACTGAGGATTTACCATTAGATAAGTTGACAGGTATTGTTGATATTTTGGTAGATTAATATCTCTTTATGGGTATTCATTATTACATAATTAAATGTAATAATGATTTCAAGATTAATTAATAGGAAATAAAAATGACTAAATTATTTACTGCTAAATATGAAAGTGATGAAGATGTTGAATCATTCACATTAGAGTTTGATGAAATTGATGAATTATTGGCAATTGTTGAACCAATTGAAGATGATTATTTCATTGATCGGGATGATATTAAAATCACTTGGAATTCCAATGCTGATGAAGGTGATGAAATTGTCAAGTTTTTGTATAAGTTGAACGATCTTACAATGGATGAAATGGTAAACACTTATGATGGTGATTATGATGATTATCTGGAAAATGGTGATCTCTTTTATCAATTCATGTATTTAACTGAATATAATTCATATGATGCTGAAACCGCTATGGAAAAGGCTGATGATGTTTCAATTTATCAGGGTGATGCAGAAGATTATGTGGAGCAATTCACAAAAGATTGTAATGGTGAAATTCCACAATTTTTAGAGTTTTATATTAATTGGGAACAAATGGCAAGTGATTTTGTTCGTGATGGTGAATTGCTTGAACTTGATGATATTGTCGGTGGTGATAACGTTTGGGTTACTAATGGTAATTCAATGTAATATTAAATTTGGGTCTGTAGTTCAACTGGTCAAACGTGCCACTCATAATGGCTTATTTCAGGTTCGAGTCCTGACAGACCTACCAAATTGAAGGATTGTATTATGAAAAAGAATAAAACAAAACAACGTAAATTGCGTAAATGTGAACAGGGTATTAAAACAAAATCTCATAATCGGGGATGTAAATATACACTTGGTGCTAATGGATTTGTTCCTTCATTTATAGCTGATTCCTTCCGATTATAAATACAAGCATTATATAATAAAGGAAACGTAATGAAAAATGTTTTAATAGCAATAGTATTTTTTGCAATAATGATTACTATTGGTCAAGTTCGTGCAGAGAGATCACCATTTAATGAAAATTATTATAATCGGATATGGTGTGCAGAAAAAGGTGGGGTTCCAGAATTCAGATTGGATGATGGTAAACGTGTTGATTGTTTGTTACCGGATTATGCAGTCGAAGCAGATTGGGCTAATTATAAAGCCTATGAATCAATTGGACAAGCGTTACATTATGCAAAAGAAACTAACCGGAAGGTTGGTATATTGTTAATCATTAAAGATGAAGATGGTTTTAAATGGGTACAATTGGTATCAGATAACCTTAAATATTATCACATACATAAAGCAAAGGTGTGGTATATTATTGCTAATGAGCGATTTACCTACAAATGAAGGAAAATATATTATGAAATATACTGTAAGAATTATTGAAAGTGAACGGGGTTGGGGTCAAATAGTTGATGAAATTAAAGAATTCGATTCTGATGATGAAGCATATGAATTTGTAAGAAAATATAATGCTCAAAATAATTTAGATTATGTTCCTGATTGGTATATGTATGCACAAGATCCCGTGAGGATTGAAAAATGAGTGATCAAGTACAAACAACATTAGATCCATTAAACAAATTCACAAAGTATAAGGCTTATGAAATTGCTGATGTTTGTGGAATTTTACCAATTTGGGTTTTAAATTATAATTTTTTCGATAAACCATTAAAAGATGCATTAAAAATTCAATATGGGTTTCCATTTGGTGATGATGATATGTCCAATTTTACTGGTAATGTTGAAGCTGATGGAACATTTACATATCCGGAAGATCCCACAAAATACCCTCTAATACGCATTGTAAGAGGTTCTGAGACATTTTATCAGTATCTTGATAGTTGGGTGGCTATTGTACAGGAAGATGGTTCATTTTATGTTGATAGAATGGATTAATATATCCCATTGTGGGTATATACATTTACTGTAGATATCATATAATAAAGACATAAGATAAATTAATCCAAAAGGAAAACATCATGAACACTCAACTTGTAGCAAGTCAACTAGAAAATGATTTAGCATATCAGCAGTCGGTTCAACAGAATGACCCATACAACATGATGTTGGTGTTACGTGCATATCAACTTCCATACAAAATTACTGATGCAACGGCATTAATTGAATATGCCAAGGGTAAAAAATAATGCCTATTACAACCAATAATCATATTCGGGATTATCTTGATATTTCTGATGTTCCTGAATCTGAAATTGATGAATGGAATTCGGAATGTAGTTTATGGGTAAAATACAGGGGTATGTATCTTGCTCTTTCTGATTTTGGATATAATCCTTATTCGGAATGGTCTGCTACTTATGGTTTAACAAATACAGCATCAATTGTTCTTAAACCTATTGAAAGTGATCAATATATTATTGGTCTTGCAACATGAATTGGTTTGAAAAATTATTTGTAGCATTGGAAGTGTTAGCCATTATTGGTATGATTGTTTATTCTGTACTTCAATTTTTTGGAATTGTATGATAATGGATATTGAAGAAATATTGGAAAAATTGTTTATCGTTTGTATTGTACTCCATGCAATTTACATGACATGTTTTTGAGAAAATTATGAGCGTATATGACTTATTAAAAAAAGATTTAGATGAATTGATGGATCTCTGTCAATCAAAAAACATTTATGTTAGTTGGAATAAAAATTCAATATTTATTTGTGATTTAAATGGTGAGTTAATGTATCAGGGTGATGCACCACAAGAACCAATTAGCTATCAATTTCTAATGAAAAAAATTAAGGAAATTTTGTGAAATATAAGGTAAGTATTGAGAAAAAGTATCTTTATATTTGGAAAGCTAATAGGGAAAATCCTATATTAGAATTTTCTGTTTCAGAAAAAGGTATAACGTTAATTGATGGTGATGTGAAAATTAAACAAGATTTTTATAGTCGTGAAGAAATCAAGAATTTAAAATATGAATTGGAGTTAATGAAATGACAAGTAAAGTATTATGTGCTTTAGGTGTTAAAGATGGTAAAACCGAATATCTTTATGATTTTTCATGGGATTGTGATTGGTATTGGGGTGGTGGTTATGTTGGTAATAAACACTTACATCATCATTTTAATGGGTTAGTTGGTGGAAACATTAACATGCATGATGCGTTTGAAGAATATTATGATAGTACCAAAATAACAAAAGATCAATTGTGGCGATTGTGTGATCTTATGAAACAATTTTATGCTCATAGAGAAAGTTCTGAATGTTTTCAATGGGGTGGCAATTATACATGTTCAGGTAGATCTCATGAAGAAATTAATTCTGATTTGGGTAAAGCATTAAATGAACATATCGAAAAGGTCATTATTCCCGAAGTTCGGAAATTATTGAAAGATGTTGATACGCAGGAATCTGTAAAAATATCTTAATATATCCCATTGTGGGTATATACATCTATTGTTAAATATAAGATAATGTATTTGTGGTAAGGGGATTTCCCCAAATAGATAAACTTCCAAAAGGAAAACACCATGTATAATGGTAATTTTGAACAAGAATCTGAACAGGTCATTGAAAAATATGAACCGAAACTGAGAGTAATGTTTCCTGACTTTCATGTTAATATGAGAGTAAGTAAATTGCTTGGTACAACATTGTGGATTAATATATCTTCTCCGCATGAAATAACAAGACATAATGCAGATGTTAATATTGATTTTCATGTTTTCAATGAAGATCATGTTCCTTCATTAGAGAAAAATCTTTGTCCAAAAAAATATAAATTTCGTAAAATCAACGGTGATACCTTAGATGTTATGGTTGGTAAATTTATGGTTTGGATTGCAAAGAATGAATCTGAAATGAAATCCGATTGGGTTAATTATAAGGACAAGAAAATGAGTAAATCAGATTATCAGGTGTATAAAAAAAATGGAAATCAATATGTCATTTATCAGGAATTTGATAAATGGAATATTTATCAACTTTCATGGTCTAGTGCTAATAAATTAGTTTCTTCCCATGATACAAACGCAGAGGCGGTATCAGCATTATGAACTTTTGTATTATGTACATTGCAAGAATCTCAAATGTAAGCAATGATTTTCAATATATATTTGTATCGAAACATCAAATAACACAAGATGATGTTATAACATATTTAAATTCCAAAGATGAAAGTTTGGATTTAGAAGTTAATCGCTTGGGTTTATATTCTAATTTACTTAATAAGTTTATTACTTATAAAGTTAATACCATTGAGGAAATTTAAAAATGAGTCCTACTAAAATTTTAAATATCGTAAATAAATTTGATAATCTATTTAAATTCTTTGGATATATTTTTATTGTTTGTATTTTAATGTTTACATTATATTTACTTGCAGTCAATATTCATTATGTTAGTGTATTTGGTGTATTCTTGTTTTTACTATATGTATTGGTCAGATATATGGTTGCCTATTACAAGAAAAATAATCCGGATAGGAGAAATTCGTGAATCAAACAGTAATCGGTCGTTTATATGGTATTGTTATTATGTTAATATTATTGGCAATGTCATTTGATTTGATGTACCCAAATGTGATTTTAGTTGGTGTATTATTTGCTGTTCGTGTTCTACTTATAGTTGATAATCTTAATAGAAATGATGTGAAAGATATATTAATTACTGATTTTAAAACAATAGGTTTATTATTGAATTTATTTGTTTTGATGTTAATATTATTTGGTTTTATTGAATTTTGGTACATATATGTAATATCACAATCAACTGTATTACTTTTTGGTGCAGTATGGTATTTGGAAAATAAACCAGAAATACAGACATTATATCAACTAGCAATTTGGAAAAGGAATAGGGGAAGATGAAAAAAAAAACGATTACAATTGTACGTTTAATTACAATAACAATATATTTGATCATATTTGCAATGTCCTTTGGTTTAATAGAACTGAATGGATTGCTGGTAGCAAGTTTATTTATTGTTCAAATTTATATATTTTGTGGATTCATTAGTACATTAAATGCTCATGAATATGGTAATGTGCCGAAAGGTTGGTTATATTATTTGACTAACACTATTTCAGCTATATTAATATTGTTTATGTTATTTGGACAAATAGAATTTTGGTACATGGTTATTTTGAGCCATATAATTTTATTTGGGGCGGTTATTGTATTTAAACGGAAAGCAGAACATGAATTATTGGAGAGTAGAAAATGAGTTATTGTGATTTTAATCATACGTTATTTAAACAGTTTACAAGTCATAAGACTAAGATATTTCCTGCTCTATCTGATGATTGGGAATTGATTAATAAAGCATATAACACAAGTGATGGTGTTGCGTTAAAGTCTAAAAATTTAAATCAAATTGTATATGATATTCCAATGAGGCGATTTATTACATTTTGTAAAACATTTAATATTACCATAACAGGTAATCTTTTACATGGTGAATATGCCGTTGGTCAAGATAGATCAGTATATGTTAAAAAAGATTTTGATAAGTGGAATGACAAATATAACAAACGTACAGAAAATATTATTTCTTTACGTGATGCTAAAGTAGGTCATGTTTATAGAACGGTGTGTGGATTGTCTGTAATTTATTTGGGTGCTATGTATCAGGCGAAAGTCATAACAAAAAAATGGGATGATTTATCAAATTTCACTAAAATTACAAAAGTTCATTTCATTCAAACAAATGTAAGTTTTGATGATGATAATCCTCAGTATGGAATACAACCTGTAAGAAATTATAAATTTATACGAGACATGGGTTATGCTTTGGATGCAGATGAAATTGCTAATGTGTTTGAACATCAATATTACGGTGATAATAGCATCGTGTATTGGGATAAAAAACGTCCAAATGGTGTTCCAAAATACGGAATCATTCCAAGTATTAGAAAACCATATTATCCAAATCAGGATAATTATGCAAAGAAAAATGTGTCATTGTATTATTATACTCCATTATTTGCCAAATATCAGAATAGATTTTGGAAATTAAGGAATAGCACAACATTAAGATCATCTTATTCAGTTGATAAAGAAACGCTAAAATATTCTGGTAAAAATCAAGATCAAGGTTGGGGTTGTTCAGGGGAACAAATTAAAGTAGATAATGAATTTTATAGAATTGGTGTTATTGATTAATATATCCCATTGTGGGTATATACACAAATATTATATTATGTGATAATGGGTTCAAGATTAAATAAACAGGAAAGGAAATGAAATGAAGTGGTGTAAAGATTCTTATTTTAAAGATTTAAGTGATGATGAATTGCTCATTGAATATGATGATGCCCGTAGTTTGATGTCGTATTATAATGCGGCCGAAGGAAATTGGAGTAGTGAAACGGGTGCTCGAAATGAATGTAGTTATTATCTTAATGAAGTGAGAACTGAAATTGGTATTCGAGATTTGACCCCAAATACAGGAACTTATTTATGCTAAATAAGCATAAAGGGGAATTTATATATGGAATTAAACAAAGACTTTTTTCAAAGTTTAAATGAATCATTATTAACTGAATCGGGTTTATCAAGGGTTTGGAAACAAACAAAAGAACATGATTTTGGAACAATTACTGCTTTTCGTAGTGCCAAAGATTGCAATAAAGGTGAAGCATATACAAAAGCTGATAACATGAAACGAAATAAATCACTTGTTTCAAAATTACAGTCATTGCGATATGGTATCACTAAAATCAAAGGTTCATATATTGAGAACTATGGTTCACAAAATGAAAAAGAAGTTGGTGAAAATTCGTTTATTGTAATTGATCTTCAAGACAAGGGTACATTGAAAAAAGATTTATTAAAATTGGGTGAAGAATTTGAACAAGATTCTATCATTTTTGGTAAAGCAGGAAAGGCAGGAACATTAGTTGGTTCAAATAAATGTCCTGATGGATATCCAGGATATCGTAAAGAAGCTAAACAAGGTGGTGCTATTTTTGGTAAAACTGGTGAATTTATGAGTCGGGTTAAAGGTAGACCATTTATTTTTACAGAAGAAGTTGAAAATTATGGTGTCAAAAAATATCCAACTGAGTTAAGGGGTGTAGTTGAATTATCAAAACTACATTGGTCTGAAATCGAAGTATAAAGGTTTTTATTATGCAATACATTTTAAAACAAATTGAATATGATGAATTAGTTCATTTAAAAGAAAAACACCAGAAACGTTACTTGAATGAACTTCAAAAAGTTTGTACAATGGCATGTGATAATACCCCAATTTTATATTGGGATAAAACAATTCCGGAACCTTGGGGTTGTATTATCACCATTGAAAAAGAAAATGAAGAAAATGGTACTGATGAAGAATGGTGTTGTGATGAATGTCCAACAATTAAAGTATGTCCTTATGAATACAAAACTTATAGTAAATAAAGGGTTTTTATAATGAGTGATGTTAAAACAATAATTCAACATTCTGTATTAGTTGTATTAGGTGAAAAAAATAATAAATTTTTATTTAATTCAAAAGAAGATAAAGATGAATTTTTATTAAGTGAAAATAAATTTTGTATTAATCAATTACAAAATTATATTGGTGCGTTTGATAAACTCGAACGCAAAACTTTCAAGTTTGAACTTGAAAAAAAGCGTATGGCTCATGCTGTACATTGTGGATTTCATGAAGTTGCCAATACAGGTACATGGAATCGTTCTGCAAATTATGACGCATTAATTGCGTAAAGGTGTTAAATTATGAGTAAAGATTATAAAGTTGGTATTCGTTTCCCTAATAAAAACGATGAAAAGTACAGATTAGGGTATATCTTTTTGCCGACCGAAGTAAAACGTGATGCTTATATTCGTGATGAATTGGAATTCTGCAAAAGTGAAGAAAAATCCTATTTAAGTGCGTTATATAAAAATCAGCGTCTTAGTTCTATTCAGGCATTATACAATAAGCGTATTGAATTTGCGAAATTGAATGGTTTGGATATTGAAATGGTTAAGGCATAATGCTCAATGTTATGGTAGACAATGAATCGGTTGGATTGAAACCAAATTCAGCCGTTGCACAAATTGGAGCAGTAATTTTTCAAGATGATTTTACAATCATGGATCGATATTGTATAAATTTAAATATTGATCAACAGTTGGATTTGGGTTCAACTTATGATGATGGAACTCTCGATTGGTGGATGCTTCAAGAAGATGAAAATTCTGATTTATATAATTCGGTTTTTGATAATCCAATGAACTTAGATGGTGCTTATAAAAATTGGTCAACATGGTTAAAGGATAATTCCCCTGTAAATGATGTTGGATTTAGATTTTGGTGTAATCATTTATTATTCGATGTACCAATGTTAAATAATTTCATGTCGTATTATGATGATAATATGAAACATTATATCAAATATAATAATTTTGAAGATTTTGCAACTGTCCGAAATATGGCAAAACGTAAAGTAAGCAATTTTAAGGTACTTGAAAATAAAATTAATGTGGATGCTAATGGTGCTAGTCATAATGCCTTGTATGATGCTGTTTGGCAGACTAAATCATTAGAATTATCATATAAAGTGCTGGACATTCAATTATAATATTTCATATATCTCTTTTGGGATATATGAAATATTTAATCAATTTGATATAATATGTGTGTAGGTTGAAAAACCATTTTTAAATTTGAATAGGTAATAGGTAATAGGTAATAAGTAATGAAACGGACAACAGATGTAAATCATGCAATGTATGGTAAAGAACCATCTATTCCAAATCAGGTATTTATGGATACGAAAGCATATAATATGTTTTTACATTCATCCTTTAACTGGTACAATAACATGGTTAAAGATACCGAAAAAAAGAAATGGGTCATTAAATGGGGTATTGCCCGTGGATTCAATATATCAGATTTGAAAGCAATTCCGGATACTTATTTAACTACTCTTGGTTCAATGGTGAGAATGGATGATAATGGTTTCAAATTTAATGATATGCATTATCAAACAATTTCAACTAAATTAGGTGAATTGGTATTAAAGTTCAAAGAAATCAAACGTGAACAGCCTACAATAAAAAAGATTACAGTTGATAAGGTTGGTTTGGTTATGACTGTTTTTGATAATGCTATTGATAACGTTATGGACAATAAACCATATCCAAAATTAACAATCGATCATCCATTATCAGCACCAAATGTCAATGAACTGAAATCATATTATACAAGACAGTTGGATGAACTTGAAACTGGTTCAAAATTTATTAAAGTTCATAATGAGATTTTAAATTTATTATCTGGTAAAGATAAAGTTAAAAAGCCCACAACACGAAAACCTAAAATTAGGAAAGCACGTTCTCCTAAAAAGCAGGTGGCTAACTTGAACTTTATGATTGCTGATACTACATTAGGAATCAAATCCATTAAACCGGAAAAAATAATTGGTGCTTCTAAGTTGGTGATGTTTAATACCAATAATCGAAAGTTGACTATTTTCTATGCTGATGATGGTGGATTTTCTATCAAGGGTTCAACCTTGCAGAATTTTACAAAACAATCTTCCACTAAAACTATCAGGAAACCGGAAGATAAATTATCTGAATTTATTGGAGCACCAAAAACACGTACAGATAAAATTTATTCTCAAATTAAATCGGTCAAGGGTTCGGTAACTGGTCGAATTAATAAACACAATATATTACTAAAGGTATTTAATTAATGAATCCATTTAAAGTAACATTGAAAGTAGAGAAACCCGATCCAACATATTCATTTGATGAATTGGGTCATAGGAGTATTGGTCGGATTCAGCGTGGGAAATACAAGGGATTATTTGTTCTTGTGATTAAAGAAGATGTAAATGAACCAATATTAGTTGAACTAACTGGATTGTTTTATCTAAAAGGTAAACAATTAAAAGAGTTTGGTTCAAATATCGAAGCACTTAATGTTGATTATAATATAACATTATCATTATCACGTATACCAGAATCAGAAAGGATTAACTTAAAATGATTGAAATTGTAAATGAACAAAAAGATGTAATAGTCTTAGCAAAAGATATGAAACAAGGTCAATTTGGTGTTATTGTTGAAAGTGAAGCTCAATATCTGATAGGTGATATTGTAGGGGGAACAATTGATTTCTTTAAATGGTAAAAACACATGGAAAAATCTTTCTCTGCCACAATTTAAAATTAAACTTTTGCATGATGGTACTATTTTTAAACTTACTAATAATGGAATTAAAAATGCTTAAACTTATAAAAGGTTCTGATCCGAAATACATTAAGGCAACTGAAATGACTATTAATCAAGTTGCCATTATCCGAAATAATAAAGATGATGATGTTGATCAAAAATATGTTGGTTTGATTGTTATGCGAGTTTATGGTGAACTGATTGTATCTTTAACTTCAACTCATTCATGGGGTGGAAATTGTCGTAGTTTAAATGCTCTTACTTTTAATCTCGAAGTAATACCAAATGGAAGTATGTTTGAAGTTGTGAATAATGAATAAGGATGTTAAATGTTATTAATTGATTTAAGTTCGGTTGTAATAAATGCCGTACAGGGTGCAATTATACAAAATGATCTTAGTTTATCATTGGTTCGTAATTGTACCATGTCTCAGTTACTATATTACAAAAAACGATATTCAAAATATGGTAAGCCAATTTTATGTGTAGATTCAAGACACTATTGGCGTAAAGATTTTTTTAAATTTTATAAACAAAATCGAAAAAAGATCCGTAAAAAATCCAGCATGGATTGGGACTTGTTTTTTGAATATTTTGCCAAAGTAAAACAGGAACTTCAAGACTATGTTCCATATATGTATATTGATGTTGAAAAATGTGAAGCTGATGATATCATTGCCATTATTGCAATGAAATCATCTGAGCCTGTTATGATTGTATCTGCTGATAAAGATATGGCACAATTACAAACCAAAGGGAAGGATATTAAGCAATATTCACCAATGACCAAAAAACAAATTACATTGAAGTCATTAGATTATTCATTAATTGAACATATTATTCGTGGTGATAATTCAGATGGTATTCCAAATATTAAATCCGATGATGATGTATTTTTATGTGAAGATAAAAGACAGAAATCAATTACCACCACATTAATTAAAGATGCTTTACTTTTGGAACGTACCGAATTAATATGTCAAAATCAAATCGAATTGGGAAAATTTAAACGAAATCAAATCTTAATTGATGTTGCTCATATTCCCGAAAATTATAAAAAAGATATTAGGGATGCTTGGAAATTTCAACAAGATAATCCACCAAAAGATAAATTAAAAACATATTTTATTAAATTTAGAATGAAATTATTATTTAATAAAATAAGCCAATTTAGATAAGAACTAAATAGAATCATAATAGTAATTAAGGATGAAATATTATGAAAACTTTAACGTTAGATTTTTTAAATTGTATTTACAATGGCGAAGGAACATGCAGAACACCAACAGAACAAATGATAAAAGATCCGGTCTTTGCTGGATATGCTCAATTAGCTTATTCAGATAAAGTACCAACATATAAGATTATACCTGTACATAAACGTGATCCGAGAACTCCATTAGGTTTGGACTTTTCAAATTTACAAATGTCATTCAGGAAATTTTATCAAGGTGCATATGTTATTAATGATAATAAAATATCAAGACGTATACTGATTCAAGTTGCAGAAGCATTATCTCAGGTGGAAGTAAAATTTTTACGTGAAGTATTAAAAGGTAAAATTGGATTTTACTCAAAGCAACAATATTTACTTGATATGGATAGTGCTAATGCCGACATATGATTATAAATGCAATGAGTGTGGATATTATTTTGAAACATCTTCACCAATGGCAGAAAGACATAATCCAAAATGTTGTCCCAAATGTGGAGCATATGAAAGTAAGCAAGTCATTACACGGGGCAATGCTGTTTTGGATTCAGTAAGAATGGGTAGAACTAAAGTATCAGAAGGATTTAGGGATACTTTAATCGACATTAAAAAAGAGCATCCAGGCTCAACAATTAAAATAAGATAAAGGAATATATAATGAATAAACAAGATGTGTTAGATATAGAACGGTTAAAAGTTGATCGGTTAATTACTTTACATGATATTGAATCAAATGAAGAAGAAATAAAACGACTTAAAACTCTTAGTGATCATGATGGGGAATTTTATGAAGAAATGGCTTTAAAATATTCTCAATTAGATTTAAAACAAATTGATTTGGATATTGCTAACATTCTGCGTAATTATCCAACAGAGTAATTATATCTCTTAATGGGTATATACATATATATCCATTTGCTGTATTATTTAGAAAAACTTCCAAAAGGAAAAATATAATGAAAGATCATCCTATTACTTCAAAATGGGTTCAAGAAAATTTTAACATTGATGATGAACGTCAAATTCTCAGAGAATTGGATTATTCCGGTGATTTTGTAGATTTGATTGAAGCAGATGTTGGTGATGGTGTATCTATTTCTGAATTTATTGAAATTGTTAAATCATCATTAAAAGGTCATGATTTTGTGTCCTTTAATGAAATTCGATATTCCGGAACCACATTAGATTTATCAAAATGGGTATCTGCTACTGAAACTGATAATCAAGTTATTGATCGATTAAAAGTTGAAGAACGGGCAAAACGCAAAGTCATTAAACAGGAAGAACAAGATCGTGTTGATTATGAACGATTGAAACTCAGATTTGAACCGAAATCAATAACCAAAGTAAATTTGGATTTACTTGAATGTAGTCAATGTCGATTGGGTAAAAATTATTTAAATCTTTGTGATTTAACACATCCTGAATTTACTGAGTGCTTAGAATATGTTAATAATCATGAGGATTTATAAATGAGAAAACTAGTACCGTCTTATTGGTGGGATTTTGGAAAAGATGGTTTTATCATTGTTGAAAGTGATGAAAATGATTTTCCTATTCTTGGTGAATTTGAATATGATGTAAAAGGCTATGCCGATCAAGCCATAAACCAAGCACTAAAATTAATTAATGATCTTCGTTCCGGAAGAATTACACCAAAGGAGTGTATTAAAAATGGTTAAAAGTTATGAAAAGTATGATAATCTATTACCATACCCAAAATTAAAAAATCAAGCGTTTCCTGAACCAAAACGAAAAGATTTTGTTAGTTATACAGAACATGGTATAGCTATGGATGACTGGGAACGAAATCGCTGTACATATGATGTTGAACGGAAGAAATTGATAAAAGAATATCAAGATGAACAATCTCGAATGATTGCTTTGTTTTTTGATGATTTAATGAGTGAACTTGATTGGGATGTTTTACCCAAAGAAAAAATTGATAAATTAAAATCTCATATTTGGGAAGAAGGACATCATGCAGGTTTTCCGGAATGTTATAACGTTGCTTATGATATGGTAGAATTGGTTGATGTATTAATTAAAGGATGTAAATAATGTTTAAATTTAAAAAATATGATAAAATTACTAATAGTTATGATGGTAAACATGTTCGTGCAGTAAAAATGGCTATGCTTGAACAAAACATAGAAGATGTGTGGATTGTTACTGAAAAAATTCATGGTGCTAATTTTGCATGTTATGTAAAGCCCAATGAAGATTATATGGATGATACTCCATATTCAATTCAATATGCTTCACGTAATAACTTGTTAAGTGAATCTGAATCCGATGCTTTTTATAATTTCCAGTCTATTAAAGCAGACGTTAGTGAAAAAGTAAAAGAACTTTATAAAAATATATATGATGGTGATACTGCTGATGTTGATGAAATTATTGTTTATGGTGAATTATTTGGTGGTTCATATGATCATCCTGATGTTGAACGTGTAAATCAATCACGGGTACAAAAAGGTGTCATGTATTGTCCGGATTTACATTTCAAGGCGTTTGATATTTTTATACGTTATAATGATGGTGATGAAATGTATATGAATCCTGCGTTTTTTAATAAAATTTGTTTTGATGTGGGTGTTGATTATATTCCTGCAAAATTGATTGGGACGTTGGATGAATGTTTATCTTATCAAAATGATTTTAATTCTTTGATTTATGTTGATTATGATTTACCTGATGTTGGTGAAAATACATGTGAGGGTGTTGTCATTAAACCCATATATCCATTTTATGACAATCGTGGCAATCGTGCTATTTTCAAGAACAAAAATGATAAATTCAAAGAAGTTGCAGGCGAACGTAAAAATAAAGTTACACAACCAATTGAATTATCGGATAAAGATAAAGAACATTTTGAATTGGTTGAACGTTATACCACAATGAATCGTTTGAATAATCTTGAATCTAAAATTGGTGAACTTGAAGAAGCTAAACAAATTGGTGAATTCATGAAAGGTATGTGTGTTGATGTTAATGAAGATATCAAATTTGAACTGGATGTTTTATTAACTAAACGTGCCAAAGGTCATTTAATTAAAATGGTCAAAACTTTAATTATGGAAAAGTTATACAACACTTGATCTAGATCAATGTAAGTTGGTATAACTTATGAGATACTAAATTTGTCGTTAAAACATTTAGACATTTAGGCATTTTGTGTCAGGGGGGATTTACAGCTCCCCTTCTTTTTTCTTTAAGGAATATATATAATGAATAACGTATTACAATTAACTAATGCAGTCAACTTATTTAAAAACTCCAAACAAACACCAGAAGATTATACAAACTTCATCATGGTGGTTCAGGGTGTTACCCGTCAAGGTAGTGGATTGATGTGGTCACAAATAAACAAAATATTACTTGAAACATTACAACCCGAAAACACATGGTTGCGTATATTTCCTACATATGAAGATTATATGTATGTTGTTGATCAACAATTGGAATCTACATATGGATGTGGTCATGTAGATTTAGATGATTATAACTGGATGGATGCATATAATGATGAAGTTGTGCCAAGTGATGTTGTTCAAGAATTCAATCGTTATCATGGTATATTATGAAACTTAATAACATAGTAAATCGGCTTTATGCATTATCTCAGGCATTTAATTTAGTTGGTAATGAAGTTGTTGCTAAAAAATTAAATGAATGTTGTGAAATTATGGATGATGAAATTCAATCAATTGAATCTGAATTTGAAGATTATGAAATTACAATTGCCGAGTTAGAAACACCAAAATGGTCTGGAGTAAAACCTACTGAATCCGGTTATTATTTATGGAAAGAATTAAATAGACCATCTTGTAATATGAATAGACGGATTGCCAAAATTAAAAAAAGTGGTATGGGTTCCGATTTGTTTGTTAGTTTTGAAGAACCTCAATCTGGTTTAGAAGAATATACAAAATTGTCATTGATTGCAGATCGAGATTGGCTGAAAGTTGGAGAATTGTAATGGCAGGTATTGAAAAAGTATGTGAATATTCAGGGGATTATGATGGTCATAATATGTATGAATATAAACGTAATCGTATTCAAGTTAATCCAGAATACAGAAAATTATTTAAAGGATTAAAATTTAAATTTTTCAGATTTTTACCCAATTATGATTTGTCGAATTGGAGAAATAATCCAATGACTGATTATTGTTTATATGTACCTGATTTAAAAGGTCAGGTGGATGGTTTTTATTACAATTGGACATATAATGAGTTGGGGATTGTTAGGCGTAAATTACAACGTTTAATGGGTGTCAATAAGTTAAATGAAATTCGTATTCCATTAGCAATGAATGAAGTGTGGGATTATTGTCACAAAACATCTTTACCTTTTGATGATTTCATGTTAAGATGTGAAACATACTCAAACGATCAATGGTTAGAAATTATTCGTTTGGCTGAATATGATAAAGTTTTTGGGAAATAAAAATGAAAATTGTTACAGTAACCGATAATTATGATCAAACACATAAAGATGTTTTATATCTTGAAACCTTAGATGATTTGGATGAATTTGCAGAACTTAGTAATTCAGAAAATGAAGAAGAAATAAAATTGGCATTAAAAACTGATGTTAAGGAAGATAGATGGGATCATTTATTTTCACACACACTTGGTTGTATGGCAACTTCTGTCGGTTTATCAAAAATTACAGGAGCAAATTCGATTATTGGTAGTGGTATTCTATTGGAACAGAAACTCAATAGATTCCGTTCTTTACTTGAAAATGGTACTGCCATTATTGTTAATAAACATGGTGGATATTTTCCATGTTATGACTTCATGGATATAAATATTATCAAGTCTGATGAATATGTTTTGGATAAAACTCAATGGATTAAAATTAAAGATGATACCAAAATAATCAATCTTGAAAATGATATGGTTTTGGAACAACATTCAATGACTTATATGAGAGCATTGGATAAAAATTATTCATCTATCAGACGGTTGAAAAAATTCAATAAACAGGAATTGACTGAAATTTTTAAAGCGTTTAAATCCAAAGGTGGTGAAATTGCATATATTTACACCACTGGAATTGATGTTGATCAAATGTATGATTATACAGAAGCATTGATTGATGCAGGTATTGAAGATATTCGGTTTGAGTTTAATTCTGGAATTGATGATAAGATTAAACAATTTTTGAATGATTTTAAAGATAAAAAAATAACATTTACTATAATAAATGAGGTTCGGTAAAAATGGCAGGAAATTTAATTTTAATTCGGGGATTACCTGGATCTGGTAAAACAACAATGGCAAAAGAATTGCTGAAAGTTTTGGATGCTGTACATGTTGAAGCTGATATGTATTTTATAAATGCCAATGATGGTAATTATAATTTTAATCCAAAATGTTTACATCAAGCTCATTCATGGTGTCGAGCTATTGCTAGTGAGGGGTTATCTTTAGGTCGTAATATTATTGTTTCTAATACATTTACAACCCAAAAAGAAATGAAACCATATCTTAATATGGATTATGATTCTATTGCTATCTTTGAAGCAAAAGGTAAGTATAAATCAATTCATAATGTTCCAAAAGAAACTATCAAAAAAATGAAAGATCGTTGGGTCGATTTATATGAAAGTGATTAGTTTTATTATTCTGTTGTGTTTGTTTGGTGAAGTTCAATCAAATCCTTTTATTGTTAGTGATGTTGGTCAATACCATAAAACAAATACAATGGTTAATTATAATGTAAAACGTGGGATATTAGTTGTCAATAATATTGATGTTCTTTCACAGTATTATGTGAGTGGCAAATTTAAATTAATAACAGATATACCTGCAATTGTATTTGAATTGGTTGAATATAATTATGTTCATGAATTTGAAAACCCTGAGTGGCAGGATAAACATTATTCGTTTTTTGATGGAAAAATTTTAACTATCGAATATTTAACTATTGATGATGATTCAAATATTTGGGATGAACATTGGAATGTTGAACTTAAACATTTGGGTGGCAATATATTTGAATTGATTAATTTAAATAAAGTAAAATAATACCCACAATGGGATATATATTATTTATTATAATTGTTATATAATAACACAAATGGAGAATTATTATGCCACAACTTAAAGTATGTTTTCCACATACAAAATCATGTTATACAGATGCTTGTATTATAATTGACACATATCACAATGATAGTGAGGATGATATAATCAAACGAGCCAAAGAAAAAATTCAAAATGAAACTAAATTATGTTTTAGTGAATTTGATGGTTATCGTTCTATTCCTACTACAATAAAGAAAGTATAAATAGCCTATTAAATTATAGGAAAACATAATGTCAAAAGCAACACAAACGATAATTCATTGGGGATTAATTGGGGTTTTAGTATTTTCAACTTACACATTTATTCAATTATATAATATAATTGAAAATGATTTACAATATACCACTATTGATGGTGTTAAACATTTAAAGGATATTGATATATGATGGAAAACTTTGAAAAATATGCTATTAATACAGTTATTGTTATTGCGTTAATTACAACAATAGTTTCTTTCGTTTATGGTTTTTGGTATATGAAACGAAGCATTAATGCTTGGTTATATTATGATGGTGTAACTACTGAGCAAGTTTGTGAAATGGTAAAGCCTGAATACATCAAAGATGGATATTGTAAATGAAATTCAGTGAAAGTTATGTAGGGCAACCAGTTTTTATAAAAAACGATACATCTAAATTTGGTTATATTAAGAAATTATCATTTATTGAATATGATGATTCTGATTCTAATATAAATACCATTAATAATATTTATGTTATAGTTGATCGTGGTGAAACATCAATTGAATATGATATTAAAGAATTAACCCCAGCAAAAGGAAATATGTAATGTATAGAAATTATTTGTATAAATGTCCAATTTGTAGTCATGAGCAGAATTATTCAGTTGATCGAGTGAATGAACGTTGCTACTGTCAAAAATGTGAAAAAGATGGTAAAGCTGTTTTAATGGATCAAATTAAAGTAAATAAAGATGTCAAGGTTGAACTATTGATTGAAGATGATTGTAGATGATTGTAGTATTGTCGTTAATAATTAATTCTATTATGGCAGTATTTGCTTTATATATGTTATGGACAGGATTAACGTTATTTAAAATGACTGATGAAGAATATTCAAGACATAGGCAATTATTATTACATCCGGAAGAAGATCACACAGGCGATACCACAACATCAATTCTTATGGATAAAGATGGAAATGTTATAAGACGGGTACGATGTTCTCTTGGTGCAACAAAAAGATTATTACACAAAGTATGGAATAGATAATGGTAGACAAACAGAAAGATTTAGTGTATAAAGTATTAATTCATCTTCATGATAAACTTAAACTCAATAAAAAATCTGAGGTAGTTTTTAAAGAATATATGGATTTTTATAAACAGGAAGAACCTGTAAATGAAAATGATCCAGAAATAATGTATGAAAATTATAAATCATGGTGAAATATTATGGAATATTCAAAAAATATTGATTGGGGTGTTAAAATTAATACCGATGGTGAAATATCCATTGGTGCTATTATTGATGGTTATATGCAATATCGGGTTTTTACAATTACAGATTTAGAATTCTTTTTAGAAAAAGCAAAAGATCATAAAATGGATTTTGATGATCTTGTTTGTGCATACACTAGAGGTGGGATGTCATTAACTGATGCCCTTAAAAAAATTAATCATGGATGAAATTCATTTAAGAAAAAAAGATTTCAAACTTGAATGGTTTAGCGGTACTGGTGCTGGTGGTCAACATAGAAATAAACATCAAAATTGTTGCAGAATAACTCATATTGAAAGTGGGTTAAAAGCACAAGGTACGGATCATAAATCAAGGGTATCAAATCAAAATGATGCTTTCATGAAATTAGCTAAAATGGTGATATCATTTTACCATGCAGATAAAATGAAAACACGCATAACAAGATCTGAAACCATTAGAAATTATCATGCTGTTAGAAATGAAGTTCATGATAAAGCAAGTGGACTAAAACAATCATATAAAGATGTGGTTGAAAATGGAAATTTAGGTAAAATGATTAAAGCCCGAATGGAGGCAACACATAATGAATAATAATACACATTTAACTTTATTGGAATTGAAACAGGAAATAGAACAACTTGATTATATTTTAAATCGAAATGATGTGGTGGATATTATAACCACATATATTGACCGTGAAAAACCAATATCAATTGATGAATATAAACGTGACATGGGTTTAAGTTATGCCAATGATTTAGATTTTACCCAAATGGGGAATGGTTAATGAAAGTTTATGATTACAAATGTTTAGATAAAGAATGTGGGATCGTAGATGAACGTTTTGTCAAAGATCCAGATGATTTTCAATTTTGTCAAATATGTGGTTGTGAAATGGAAAAAATGCTATCCGCCCCAGCAATGGTCAAAGGCAATTTTTATAATGATAAGTGTGGTTCTAAAAAATGAAAATTTTATATTTTTTTGGTAATATCTTATATGTTCTATTACTACCATATTGGTTATACATGTCTAAATTTCATTGGAAGAAAAATAGTTTATTTATATTAGCACAATATAAAATGGTTTTAACGGGTAAACTTACATGAGTTCTACAAATAGAAATGCTGTAAGAAATAAAAACGATTATTATATTACACCAATAAATCAAATTGAATTATTTTGGGAACATTTTACTAAACATAATTATATTAATTTATATGATTCTGTTCTTGATCCTTCTGCTGGTGGTGATCCGGAACATCCTATTATGCCTTATCCAAGTGTACTACAATCTCATTTCAATCATCCAATAAAAACGATTGATATTCGGGAAGATAGTATTGCTGAAATCAAGGGAAATTATTTAGACTTGACAATGGATAAAAAGTATAATATAATCGTTGCTAATCCACCATTTAATTTGGCAATAGATTTTATTAAAAAAGCATTAAATGATGTTGCTATTGATGGATATGTAATTATGCTTCTGCGTTTAAATTTCTTTGGTAGTGAAAAGCGTTATAACTTTTTAAAAGATAATATGCCCGAAGAATGTTATGTCCATTCTAAAAGAATGGGGTTTATTCCAGAACAACCAAATAAAACAGATAGTATTGAATATGCTCATTTTGTTTGGAGAAATAGACACAATAGGGATTATTCAACTAATTTAAGGATTATAAGATGATATTAATGGAAGAAATTGGAAAAAATGGGGAACGGTTTACACAAGAAATTTATACTATGTGTAAAATGCACAACATGACACATCTTGATGCTATTACCTTATTTTGTGAAGAACATGATATGGATGTGCAGGATGTAATTCCTTTAATTGGTTCAACATTAAAAGAACAAATTAGAATGGAAGCAGAAAAAAGAAGGATGCTTGAAGTTGAACACAATACACCAAGTCTTTTTTAATTATTCGTAAATTTCCAATAGAGGATTAATATAATGTATTCAAATGATGATTTAACTGTTGATATTCTATCTATCTATAGAGATAGAATTAATCGAGTTTTAAAACAATTTCCAATTAAATTAGTATCTAACACAACTCATATTATTGATAGATTGAAAGATCGTGATTTAAATAATATGGATTTACGAACTGTATTGCAATTATTGTATAGAACGTATTTGCCTGAGTTTATTTATTTGGCAACATTGGAAGAAACCAAAAGACCATTTAAAATTGAAATTAAAAATGAACACATTATTATTGTGTTAAGTCGTATTGATGAATATAAATGGAAAATCAATACTGTACTTGATCCGAAGATTCACAGTAAACACGAAAAAACTGGTAATTATCAAAAATACATTAATACAGATATACCACTTTCGGGAGACATGGTAAAATGGTAAAAAATTATTATGGCAGAAACACAAGGGTTTATCAAAAAGGGAAAAATCAACACAAACTTCCTATGCCAAAATTAGTAAGAAATGAAGTTGAAAATAATACTGAATATTTGGAAAACTATTCTTTAAATAACTTACTTAAAATAATGTTATATCTTGTCGTATTTTTTGTTATTATGATAGCAACATTCATGGACTAATGTTAATGAATCAAACAAAATTATAAAGTTTATTAGAAACCTCTGTCAATATAGCAAGTGGATTTATTGTATCTTTATTTTTATGGTCATTTGTGGTTGCTCCATTATGGGGATTAGAAATGAGTACATTTGATAATCTTGGTATTGTTTCAATTTTCACAGTATCAGCAATTGGGCGTGGTTATGTTTGGCGTAGATTCTTTAATGCTGGAATACACAAAGCGATACACAAATATGTAAACAAATATGTAAGGAGTTTTTAATTATGGAATTACCATTTGTATTAAAATTATTTTTCAGTGAATTGATGCTTATAATTCTTTTGGCTTTATGTGGTTTATTTTTTTCACTGAATGAAACGTACCAAAAATTCTTAACAGGAATATTATTTGGATTGTGTATTATAATGTTAATAACATTATTTTTAGGAGTATGGGGATTTATATGATAGAATTACATAGATTTGATGGGAATAAAATATCATTTATAGCAAGAAATATTTTTGCAATTGAACCAAATGAATATTCAAAAAAATGCAATACAAATATTTATGTCGTTGGTGATAAAAAAGATAAACCTTCATTTTCCGTATTAGAAAAATATGAAGATGTTTTACGTGATATGGCAAGATTTTCTTAAAGGAAAAATAATGAATACGATACAAAGTATTGGATTTATTGAATGCAAAAATTAGCAGTTGATTCAAGAATAAGAATTGAGTTAGAAGGTGTAAAACAATCTGTTCAACACATGTTTAATCAAAACAATGAAGAATTAAATAAAATGGTCATGGATGAAATTGATCGACAACTTCAACTGGAATGGGTTCAGGATAAAATTAGATGGTCTGTTGAATCTTGTATCAAAGAAGCAATAGATGATATTTCTAATAACTACCGATTAAAATCAGCAATTACAGGATTAATCGGAAAATCAATCGAAAAATTAATTAAGGAACCAAAATGAGACAATTTCCAACTTTATATAAATTTGATACAAAAGGAAAAGTTCGCAGATGGGATATTTATTCTGATGAAAATATTTTTGTAGTTGAACATGGTTTAGATGGAGGTAAAATTCAATCAAAACCAACAAAATGTAAACCCAAAAATATTGGTAAAACAAACGAAACTACACCCGAAGAACAGGCTGAAAAAGAAGCTGTTGCAAGATGGGAAAAACAAATTCGTATAGAAGATTATGCCGAAAATATTAATGAAGCTGGGTTACAAAATAGACCAATGTTGGCACATGATTATCGAAAAGTACCACATCGAGTTAATTGGAATTATACTACATGTCAATTTAAATTAGATGGTCTGCGTTTACTTGGTGGTTATCGTTGGGATGATTCAGCACTTGTTGAATTAATGAGCAGAAAGGGTGAGGTTTATCCTATACCACATTTTCAGCGTCCAGTAGAAGAATTACTTGAAATCATTATTGATGAAATTGGATATGATTGTCATGCTATTGATGGTGAAGCATATATTCATGGTATGAAATTACAACATATTACAAGTTTAGCAAGAAAAAATAAACCAGAATCATTTGATTTAAAATATTACTTATTTGATTTGGTTATGTATCATACTGAATTTGGTGAACGTTTTGGTATTTTAGAAAAAGCATTAAAAATTTATTCAAACCGCAATAATGGTAGTGATCATCCATTTGTATTAGTTGAAGTAACATCATGTGAAAATGAAGATCAAATGAAAACTTTTCATGGTCAGGCAATTGAAAAGGGATATGAGGGTGCTATGATCCGTCATATAAACGGCAAATATAAAAAGGGACGTTCTGCCGATTTATTCAAGTATAAAGAATTTTTTGATGTTGAATGTAAAATCATTGGAATGAAATCAGATAATAATGATAATGCCATGTTTGTTGTCATTGCTCCCAATGGTGTGGAACTTGATGTAACACCAAAACGTACACACAAAGAACGTAAAGAAATGTTAAAACATCCTGATGATTATATCGGAAAATGGCTTACTGTTAAATATCAGGCATTAACTGAATCCGGTAATTTACAATTTCCAATTGGTTTAGATTTACGTGAATGTGGTGATGATGGTAAACCAATTATATGAATAAATTGAGGGAAAATCAGGGGGGATATTTCATAACACGAAAATCCCCGTTTATTGAAGGTGTTGAATTTAAGAAAAAAGCTATTGAAGTTGTATTTAATTTTGCTTATGCTATGACATTTGGAGAAGGTGAACATCGAGATCATAGAACTGGTGGAAGTTATAATAGAAAAAAAGGTCAAATTTTCATTAATGCTTTCCAAGGTAAATTAGCCGAAATAGCTATATTTGATGTATTCAATAAAATAAATAAGGAAGCATATAATAAATTATCTAAGATAGATTTTGATATTTATGGTTTGGGTGAATGGGATGATAGTGATATAGTTTTGGGAAAATTGAAATTTTCGATTAAATCTACAAAACATTATGGAAATTTATTATTACTTGAAACGAAAGATTGGAATAATGCAGGGGAATATCTTCCAAATAAAAATACAGATAAAACTTGCATATATGATTATTTTGTATTAGTTAGAATTAAGCCTGATGGTGAAAAAGTAATGAAGGAAAATAGATTACTATATTCTAATGATTATATTGAGAAGGATCATTTGTTTTCATTAATATATCAAGAACAATGGTTTTATGATATTGCAGGATACATAACCAATAATAACTTTAAATATATAATCGAAAATGATTTTGTTCTACCAAAGGGGGGATTACTTAATGGTAAGATACCTATGGATGCCGAAAACTATTATGTTCAAAGTGGCGATTTAAATGATTTTCAGCGATTAGTTGGTCGATTTAAAAATACTAATTAACTACTTGATTTAAAACGCTATTCTTATTAAATGACGTTTAAATGACCATTTAATAAGAATATCCATCCTACCACACCAATTCACATATTAAAACGTCATTTAAACGTCAAATAAAAGCAACTTTTCCTTATAAATCAACAACTTATCCCATAATAAGAAAATCCTTATAAATCAATGACTTAGAAAAAGCCTTGGTATTGTTGGAAACTCATATAAACACTGAAAAATATTCATATTAAGTATGAATATTATGCATATTAAAAAAATAATGCTTGACAGGGGTTGACAAGATTTCAACTAGTGGTATAATTCCACTGTTAATAATGAATGTTAGGGATCTATAATATATTATGTAGAAGAAAAAGGTTTGCCTTTGGCAATGCCGTAGGCAGTTAATTAATGAATAATAAGGAATAAATAATGAATTTAAAGTTTGATAAAGAACATTGGTTAAAAGATAAAGAGTATTTTAACAAAAATGATGGTGTTGATCTTGATGTTGAATTAATGGATAAGTATAAATATTATTTTTTTGGTTTTATAGATTCTCCTGTTGATATATATGAGAATGTTGTTATTGAAGCCAAATCAAATAATTTTCATAATGAAGATAAATTAAGATTATATCTTGATTCATATCGTGGTACTTGTAAAAAATTGATATTGTATTGTATTTTACGAAATAATAATGATATGTTAAGATTAAGATATGTAATAATTCCGGAGGATGTTGAATAATGCAATTAATATTTGATAAAGAACATTGGTTAAGGGATAAAGAAGAATTCCAAAATGATCTTGATGAACTTGATGTTGAATTGATGGATAAGTATAAAGACTATTTTTTTGGTTTTATGGAATGTCCGGTTGATTCATATTATGACAATCAGTTGATTATTGCTAAAATTACTGATTTATATGATGAAGATGAATTGAGATTATATCTTGACTCACATCGTGGAACTGGGACAAAATTGGTATTATATCAGATTTTACGCAATGAAAATGGTATGATACGATTAAGATCGGCAATGATTTCATAATATATCTCTTTTGGGATATATATATTTCATGAAAATTAAACGATAATACAAGCATAAGATAAATTTCCAAAAGGAAAATAGTTATGTCAATCATTACATTAACAGCATTAGTTGAAGATAATGTACTCAATTTATATCCTGCAATATCAAAAGATGATAAGTGGTTTATTAGACATGATGGTGGTGCTAATGGTCAATTCACATTATTTGAAGTTTTAAGCAATGATGAAGTAGTAATAGTTGATTATTTTTCTACTGTTGATAAAGCAATTGAAGTAGGACAAAAACTATAATGTTATCAATAGTTGATATTAAAGCAGGAAAAGCCATTTTTACCGTATCTAATGATAAGGGTGATCATTACACATATAAAGTGAGTAAAGCGGATAATGGTTCTGTTTGGTTTGTTTCAACATTGGTTGGAAGTGATAACGAGAATTCTTATTCTTATCTTGGTATAATTACTACTGCAAATATTTTCAGATTGACCAAAGGTTCAAAATTTGGTGAAGATTCAAAATCATATAAAATTTTTAAATGGGTATTTGATATTATCAAAGGTGTCAAATCATTACCAATTGGATATGATGTTAAACATGCAGGATGTTGTTTGAAATGTGGTAGAACTTTGACAACACCCGAAAGTATTGATAGTGGTTATGGTCCGGTTTGTCTTAAAAAGGTATATGGTTAATTATGAAACAACTTGAATTTAAACCATATTTTGATGGTGGATTAAATTTAGTTGGTGATTATACCGTTGTTTGGTGTGGACGTTCAATTGTTCTTTTGGGTACATATGATGGTATTGAAAATATTGATACTAGAGAATATATTATTAACATTAATGATTTGACTTTATAGGTGAAAAATGTTTAAAATTGAAGTACACACCGTTGATGGAGAAACAACTTATACAGCGATAGCAATTGAAGAAGTTTATAATATTTATTATATTGATGGAACTTGGACTGCTATTGACAAAGATAATAAAATTGTTGATAAAGACAGGTATCGTTATGATTTATTTGATAGGTTGGAAATGTTATATGAAAAATAAAGAACCATGTATTGATTGTCCGGATAAAGAAGAAATTCTTAAATTATTAAATTCGGTTCATGATAAGGGTGTACCAAATTGGTCAACATCTGATCTTCAATTGGTTCGTGAAAATTTGAAGTTATTAACTTATCTTTGGTTCAGGGTCGAATTATGAATGTATTGGGATTGTTTTCTGGTATTGGTGGATTTGAATATGGATTACAAAATGTTGGATATAATATTAAGGCATTATGTGAGATTGAACCATATCCAGTTTCAGTATTAAAGAAAAACTTTCCAACTATACCTATAATTAATGACGTTAGGGATATTGTTCATAATTCATTTAAAGATATTGATGTTATTGCTGGTGGATTTCCATGTACAGATATATCCAGAGCAGGAAAAATGAATGGTGGTATACGTGGTGAAAAATCTGGATTATGGTTTGAATTTAGGAGAATAATAAATGACATTAAACCAAAATATGCTATTATTGAAAACGTCAATTCAATACTTGGAAACGGAATTGAAACAGTCTTATCCAACCTTGCCGAAATCGGGTATGATGCGACTTGGACATCGTATGACACAAAATACTTTGGATTACCACAACGTAGAAGTAGAGTGTATATTATTGCCGTTCGTGACGGAATCAAAGACGGAACCGAAATCTTCCAGTTTAAAGAACGTAGTACAGAACAACACAGATACAAAGTTCAATCTATCAAAAAGAGCTTTGAATGGGATTATACGCAGGATGGAAGAATCGAAAATCCCTTTGCCTTTTTTACTAGACAAAGAAGTGATGAATTTGCTTGTACAGGATTAAGTTCTACTTTAATGAAGCGAGATTATAAAGATTTTACCGATATAATAGCCCAAAATGGACAATTAAGACGGGTTACACCAACTGAGCGTATGTTGTTGCAGGGGTTTCCAAAAGATTGGCTTATAAAGTCAACTAACACCAATATGTATTCATGCAATGGAATGAGTGTACCAGTTATTGAAGAAATTGGAAAACAATTATTTCAATATGATAAAAAATATGGTATGATGTCATATGTTAAAGATATTAAACTACAAAGGAAATTGTTTTGAAAAAAGATACTTTTAAGTTTGAAGATATTGATAATTTTAATCGACATATTGAATTGTCTATCCCAAATTACAAAGGATTAGTTGATATATTCACATCATTTGCTTATGAATTCACTACACATGATGGGGTATTAATTGATTTGGGGTGTAGTACAGGATCATTCTTGGAACAATTGCCAAAAATAAAAAGTGCTCAATATATTGGTGTTGATGAAGTTGAATTTGTAGATCAAATTAATGTTAATAATGAATTTGATTATACTTTTATTAAAGGTGATATCTTGGATTGTTTAACTGAATATAATAATGATGATATTGATGTTATTGTATTAATGTTTACATTACAGTTTTTGGGTAATAAAAAACGTAAAAAAGTTGTTCAAGAATTAAAGAAATTTGTTGAACGTGGTACAACTGTATTAATATCGGAAAAAGTTTATTTAAATGATAGTAAAGTTAATTCTATTTTACAAAGAAACCATAGAGCAATGAAGCGTCATAATTTTACTGATACTGAAATAGTAAATAAAGAATATCAATTGGCTGGCTCAATGTTTAATAAATCATATACTGACATTATAGAAGAATTGAATTTTATTGGAAATGTCAACCAAGTTTGGCAAAGTTATAATTTTATGGGATGGGTGATAAAATGATTGAATTAGATGAACCAAAATATAAACAAGCAATAAAAATGTTATATGATAATGGTATTATGTGTGAAGCTGTACGTGATGAAGAAAATGATATAAAATTGGCAGTTGAAGGAGAATTTAATTTTTTTGATTATTATCCTTCAACAGGTAGATGGGTGCAACGATTGAGTCATGAATATTTGAGTACAGCCAGAGAAGGATTTAGTTTACTAAAATTAATTAATTATATAAAGGATCAATAATGCACGATAAAACACAAAGAGCTATGGATGCTTTGGAAATTAATCAGATTGGGTTTGAAGTAAAAAATAATGGTATCCAGTTAATTGTAGAGGGGAATGATGGATTTATTGATTTTTACCCTACTACAGGAAATTGGAAATGTCGAATTAATGATTCTGAAACTTATGATTCAGGAACCGGATTTAGTTTGAGAAATTTAATTGATCATATTTTGGGGGATCATCGTGGGTGAAATATCCGATAGTTATTATTTACCAGTAAAAGAAGATTCCTTTATTACTTATGCTATTGCCAAAGAAGATGTGATGGAAGAATTTAGATATTTAACAAATATCTCTCAATATTCACCATCACTCAAACGAGCTAATATATATAAATTAAATGAAGGATTATCTAAATTATTCCAATTAGAAAATCATGTTTTGTTGAAGTTGGAAACTAAGGTAAGTCGGGTTGACGTGGAGGTCAAAAATGGCTAGAAAAGGTAAAAAACGTAGTATTGCAGTATTTGGTTGTACTCTTGATGATGGTTCATAATTGAATCACACAGATTCTGAATTTGTTTCTGTTATTGTAAATCCTGATAAAACTGTAAGTGTAACTGATATTAACAACAATAGTACAATATTATTAGATATTAATGGTGATCCGGTTAAATCCGAGAACAAATTAATTAACGATAATATTTTGCCATTTCTTTCAATTCTATAATAGAAAGATTATTTTTGGCACGATTGGCTTTAACTGATAAAACTTGAATATTGTCTGGTTCATAACCAAGATCACTATCAATTCTATCTATTGAAGGTGAAAATTCATTATAACCCCTTGCATTATAATCAATAATATGGTTTAATAGTGGACACGTTAAAGGTAATGATAAATCATATAAATCGGTTAATGTGAGTGTAAATTTAATATTTCTTTTTTTAGCAGATGCTTTCAAATGAGATAATAATTTTTTGTAGTTTAGTGTATGTATCATAATATTGTAATTATTTATAAGGTGAAATAAAATGAACGATTGTTTTAGATGTAAGCGGAAACACACAACATATTGTAATAGTTGTCGTAAAAATCCAAAATTGAAAGATAATTTCATTGAAAGTGATGAATATCATATTAATAAGTGGAGTTTGGAAGGAAAAGGTGCTAAGGTAATTGATGTCACTTATATGTAATTATTATTTTTATAAATAGATAAAATAACTTTATAAGGTCAATTAATGTTAAAATTCAAAAACTATCTTGTTGAACAGGATTTATTAAATGAGAAACTATTATTAATTAATAGTGGTAAAAAATATGGACAGGTAGTTTTTCTTGCTGGTGGTGCTGGTTCTGGAAAGGGGTTTGCTGGAAATAATTTTATGAATATTCAGGATTTTAAAGTTCGGGATGTTGATGAAATGAAAAAAGCATATCTTACACTTAATAAATTGAGACACAAATATCCTGAATTAGATGGACTTGATTTAAAAAAACCAGAAGATGTTTTTAAAATGCATGGTTTTATTAAGAAAAAAGGTACAGTTAAATCTACATTAGATAATATGCTTTCTGTTATTGTAAATCCAAACATTTTACCAAATATCGTATTTGATGTTACATTACAGTATGTTTCTAAAATTGATGATACCGTTCCATTATTAATCAAAGCTGGATATAAACCCGAAAATATTCATATTATATGGGTGTTGACTGATTATGAAATTGCATTTAAAGCAAATTTGGAAAGGGATCGTATTGTTCCTTATGGTAAAGATGGTACACCAAATATTATATTAGATACTCATGTTGGTGCAAGTAAAACAATGTGGAATATTGTTGGTAAAAATAATATTCCAAAATCAATTAATGGCGGTATTTATGTTATACTGAATAATCGTGATCAAACTATTGTATTTAAAGAAGGTGATAAAAAAGATTTCAGAACAGCAAAAGATGATAAAGATGCACCAGCAAAAATAACAACAAGCCCTAGAAAATATGTTAGTAAAAGTAGTGAGAATTACAAAAAGAAAACTATCGTTGTTAAAGATTTCACATATTTAACATATAAAGAACCTGGGAAGGCTCCCAAAAAAGATAAAGAAATTTATAAACAGTTATTTGGATGGGTTAAAGCTAATATTCCAAAATCAGCATTAAAATTCATTAATTGATGATATATATCCCATTGTGAGTATATACATTAACATTTAATAATGTGATAATAATCCTGTAGTGAGAGATAGCGTTCCCATTTAAAGAAAAGGAGTCGATATGAGTTATTCAGTTGTTCATTCCGAAAGATATTTAGTTGATAAAAAAGAAACAGAATATTCTAGTCTGGAAAAAATCAAAGAACGTTATTCCGTTTATTGGAATTATGTTAAAGATGAAATTTCTGCTCTGAATGTTGGTGATAGTGTTGATGTTCATTATGATGATTATGTTTCTCTGAATGTTAAAAAAGTTTCTTAACTCTTGATCTAGATCAAGGTAAATATCCTCTATCATTGATATACTATATTTGTGGTGAGGGAATTGTTCCCAAAATAGAAAAACTTCCAAAAGGAAATTCAAAATGAAAGCAACACATAAAGGTACTTGTCAATGTTGTGGTGCAATGCAAAAACTTCCAAATGGCGTATTATCTAATCATGGTTATACAGTTGATTGGGGTATGTTCAATGGCACTTGTCAAGGTGCAGGTCATAAGCCTTTTGAAAAATCAACAGATTTAATCGAAAGTTTCATAAATCAAGCCAAAGCTCAAATCGAAAATTTAAACAATGAAATCAGTGAAGTTTCTAATTCAACTGATGTTAAATCGGTTTGGTATCGTAAATATATTCCTGCAACATACAGCAAACAAGCACATTATGTTTGGGAAAAACGTGGTTTATTATTAGATAAAGTTTATTCTGAAAGATTTACTTCTTGGAAATGGGATAGTTTACCAACTGATACCAAAGACGTTAATCGTGGTAAAACAGGTGTTGGTGATCATAAACCAAATCCCGATGATGCAGTTAAATTTGAAAATGAAAAATATACCGCAATGTTAAGCAAAAAGGTTCAAGGTATTGAAGGTTATATCCAATGGCAAGAAGAACGTATTTCCGGTTGGACTGAGCAACCTTTACAGGAAATTAAATAATGTTAAAACCTAGAATTGCTAAACTGAAAAAGGATACTCAATTAAAAATTAAACGATATGTAAATTTTCAAGAACAATATATTGGTGAAGTTGGGGATAAATCTCCAACATATTTTTTATTCTTGAAACGCATGGAAAAACAATATCATAAAACCCTATCCACAATAAATAAACTTGGATCAAATTAAATGGATGATACATTAACAATATCGGAAAAGATAAAAGAAGCTCAATATTATTTTAATACTTATTCTGAAACTGTCCGACTATATGAAGAAATTCATGGAGTCGGTAATTATTCACCTAAACTAACTGTATTATACACACTGGAATCATAAAATGGATATTGAAGAAATAAAAAAAGAACACAATTATATGTTGGATAGTTATTCAAAACAACTAAAAACATATCAAGATGAAAATGGATGTGATGATTATCCTGATTATATGATGTATACAATTAAATTGATAGAATTTTATCGTGGTACTTTGACTATATTAAATCGAATTGAAAATGGTGTATTTAAATGAATATACAGAATATCTTGTTTACCGATTACAAATGGAAGAATATTATCGTGGTGTTTGGAACACATTAAATGAACTTAAACGGGGTGCATAATGAAAAAATATAAATTCTCTGTTATTTATTTCATCTATAATGAAGAAGATGAAATAAAAAAAGTTATTGATGTTATGTATGGCTCAGGACATCAATCAGTTGTAGATGAAATCAAAAAACTGGAAAATTTTGTCACTATGGTTTATATTGGAGTAATTGAGTAATATATCCCATTGTAGGTATATATTTATCAATATAATTGTGAGATACTATACTTGTGGTGAGGGGATTTCCCCAATTAGATAAACTTCCAAAAGGAAATAAATCATGAACTATTTTTCTGCCGTTTCAACTGTCGAAGAAATCAAAAAACTTTATCGTAAATTGTGTTCTAAATTTCATCCGGATCGTGGTGGTGATTTAGAAATCATGAAAACGGTAAACGTTCAATATAAAGAATCCCTTGCTGGAAATCATGGTCAAAAATCTACCGATAATTTTGGTAAAGAACATACTTATTACTACAATGAGCATGTAGAAGATGCATTGATGGAAAAAATTCAGGAACTTTTAGCCCTCAATATGACAGGTGTTGAAGTTGCTTTAATTGGTGTTTGGATTTGGGTGACGGGCGATAATACTAAAGATTATCGCACACAATTCAAAAACCTTAAATTACGTTGGCACTCAAAGCGTCAAGCGTGGTACTTTCAAACAAGTAAGAAGCGTACCAAATATAAGAGAAACTTTTCAATGGATGATATGGCTCATGCTTATGGTTATCAGACATTCAAAAGTGATGATAATAAATTGGCACTTGCCTAATGAATATCGTTGATTTCTTTTTTACTTCTTATGTTGTTATTATCACATCAATTCCGTTTATATTTTATTATGATGATATTAAACGGAAACGGTGGGTTAATGGAAAAGATGATACCATAAAATAACTATTATAGGATAATATTATGATCAAATCACAACAAAATGCTCTTGTTGTTCTTTCTGTTATGGGTGAACTTGTTACAGAAAAAATTTCAAAAATTATTGAACTTGAAGAAGAACTTGCACAAGTAAAAAAAGAATTGGAGCAAGAGCGCAATATGAAAGAATATTTAGTTGCTTTAACTTCGGTAAAATACCCATTAAGAGATATATAAATTATTTTTTAAGTATGTAATAATAAAGTCTGAATTGAGATAAACTTCCAAAAGGAAATCAAAATGGCTGAGTCAGCAAAGTTCAAAAAATACGAAATGGTTTGTAAATCTTCAAAGAAATCTCAAGAACGAAATGACTGTTCCGTAAAAGCTGTATCAATGGCAGGACGGGTTTCATATAAAGAAGCTCATAGACGTTGTGCAGAACATGGTAGAATTAATAATAAGGGTATGATGAATAGCCAAATTAATTCTACATTGGAAGATTTAGGATTTGAATTGCAACTAATTGAAAACCTTTATCAAAAGAATGGTTCTAAATACACTCCTAAGACTATTGGGAAGCGTTTAAAGGCAGGTTATTACATTGTTTATGTTAAAGGGCATGTGTTCCCTGTAATCAATGGTACGGTCTTTGATTGGTCTGCTAATAGACAACATAGAATCTACCAAGCATATAAAATTGTAAGGAAGCGTACATAATGAGTAATGGAATTGAAGGTAATATTAGGGTATTTGAAGTTGATTTATTTAGTGAGGTTCTTTACTTTGTCTTACCAAAACACATGAGTAAGCAAGATAAATTAATAATTTATAAGAGTGTTGGAGCCACACGTTCTTATGAAAATCAAAATGGCAATACTGTTTTGGTTGTTAAAAAGTGGCAAAATTAAAAAGGAAATAAATATTATGACAAAGAAATCATTCCATCCAAAGAAATTATCTGATTATTCAGACATATGTCATTTGCGTGATACATTACATATATTACATGAAATTGATTGGGAAATTGATTTGATTAATGATAGTTTGCAAAACGATAATCATACGAAAACAACAACATTAAATAGATTGGAACGAAAAGATGAATTGGAAACGGTTTTGGGAACAGTTTTTAGTTTATTAAAACCATATGGGGAAAAATTCAGATAATATCCCATTGTGGGTATATACATTCATTAACTAATATAAGATAATATATTTGTGGTTGGGGGAAGTCTCCCAAAAGATAAATTTTCAAAAGGAAATAATTATGAATGGTTTATTAGTTTCAATCTATCGTGATGGATTTGGTGATTGTACAAATGGTGGTGTTTCAGGTCGTGTTAAACAGGCTGTAATCACTGGTGATTTAGTTGATTGTGATGTGTTTGAACCAACTGCTTTACAACCTGAAATGGTCATTGTGGAGCGTTATATAGGTACTAATAAATACCTTCATGCTGTTCCAAAAGATTTACATGAAAGTGGAAAATGGGTTATGTTTGGTGGTAATTTTCTTTATAGTTCAGACAGCCGTTTCCCTTCGGATCAACCAATTGCAATCCATGACAGGGTGGAATAATGAGAGATCCAAGTTTTTATGGTCATTTAAAGTCATAACAACATTTCCAAGTGGAATGAAAAGTTCCACTTGGTTTTATAATTATAGACTTCTTAAAAAATATAAGAAATCAGTTCGTAAATTTGAACCTGATTCAAAAATTGTAGTATTTCCGTATAGTGAATAGGAAGATTAAATATGTTTGAAGTTGATGGAATAAAAGTATCAAATAAAGATGGTGCATTGATAAAAAGAGCCATGAAGGAATTTGGAAAACAATTAAGTTCTGGTATAATTACCCATAATGGAAAAGAAAAAAATAAAATTAAATTAATTCAGCAATGTGCAAAAATCATTGATAAATTTAATTATGATGCTTTTGGAAACCAAGCATCATATATGGCATCATATAGAATATTTTACAAATACGCAGATAAACCCGATATGGAACCATTATATGCAGATATGCGTTCATCATCAAAAGAAGGTGCTGTTGATGAATTTTATATATGGTATTGGGATGGTGAGCGCATTGTTAATAATAAAGAAATAGAAATTGTTGGTTTGGGGTAATTAATATGTTTGATTTTTTTTGGAAAATTATTATCTATTGGAAATGATGTGGCATTAACACCAAAACATTATCGGGGTTTAGTTCTTGGTAAAGTGGTTGGTTTTACCCCAAAACAAGTTATATGCAATACTGGAAATATTGAAGGAATGAAAAAGTTTCTAATCTTAATAACAGAAATGACATTTATTTTAATTATTGCCATTATTGAAGCAATTTGGAAAAAGTTTAACAAAAATCTTAGAATAGATATTGAAGGAATTGATTGATGAAATTACAAGCACCAAAATTGCCACTTAAATATCGTGCCGATTTTATGTTACGATATAAAGAAATATTAGATCAGAAATTATCATTTGAAGGTGCTGAGAATGGTATATTTTATTTTAAAGGATTGATACAAATATCCGGTAAAATGTTAGAAGCTGAAATGAATGTTGCCTGTACAGATATGAGTGATTTATATTTGAACCCCATTGAATCAATTAAAAATCTATTGGATTTTGAATATATTGATTTATTTATTGATGATGTATATTGTTTAAGGATACAATAATGAAAACTAAATGGAAATCTATTGCTTATTGGGATAAAGGGGTAAGTACCGGAAATAGTAAAAACGTATCAGTTGATACACATAGCACCGAAGAAATGGCTCAGGCTGTTGCTGATGCATTATTAATTGAGGGTTTGGGTGGTGAACGTAAAATTTTCCCAATAAAAACCAGAGTTGAAAAGGTTATTATCTTATGAAAAGAACTATTGTTTCAGAAATTCAACCTGAATATGCAGTTTCTTATTATTCAATAAAAAAACATGGTAATAGTGGAGCAGGATTTTATTTACATAAAACAGATGATCCGGATAATGGATATTGTGAATTAGAATTAGTGGAAATGGGTGCTTCTCCTAAAACTGTTCGTGAGTTAAGGGAAGTTGCAAGTATTGAAGTATTTGGTAAACCCTTGATCTAGATCAATGTTATTTTATCCAAGTTTGATAAACTATATATGTGGTTGGGGAATGATCCCCAAAAGATAAATTTTCAAAAGGAAATAAATAATGAGTGATCAGAATCCAATTTTAAAAATTACAACTGATAAGATGCATAAATTTGGAGTTCGTATTGTTAATACAGGTGATCATTATGGTCTTAATGATGTATTGGTTAATGATGGTGATCCATTGGTAGAATTTTGGGATCATACAACTTTTGAAGAAGGTCAATTCGTTAGTCGATATTATGTTAAAACCATTTTAGATCATGAATATGGTCATGATTTAAATTTAGATGGTGGTATTCCTGAGTGGTCTATTGATGCTAATTCCATGACTACTATTGTTGGTTGGTTAAATTTTATATTGGATTGAAAAATGAATAATTTAAATAATGTGTTTAATGTTGTAAATGGTAATCTACATCAATTCCAAGTTCGGATCATTGATACGGGTGAACAATATGATACGACATTATTTAATGATGGTGATCCAATGGTTGAATTTTTGGATACAACATTAAATGAAGCAGGGCAATCAATTTCCATGTTTTATGTTTCAAGTCTTATAGATCATGAACCTGGATCAAGTTTAGATTTAGCAGGTGGTATTTCTAAATGGATAATTGATGGTGATACAATGGATAGCATTGTTGATTGGTTAAATGATTATTTTGGGTATGGGAGATAATAATGAATATAAATGATATGTCTAAGTTGACAGATTCAAGATTGAGAACATTAGATACAGATAATCTTGATAGTGCAACCCGTGTAGAATTATTGGAATCTTTGAATATAGAATTGAATTTCATAAAAAATACTTTACGAGATTTGAGAATAACAAATTCTGATACACATTTGGCTGTTATGTTAGAAAATCTCATGCATAGTGATTGTGGTGAAGAAGATAATCATTTCACTAGAAGTAGAGAATTATAATGAAATTTGATGATGTTTGGGTTGAATGTCGAGAAGCAATACATTCATATAAAATTCATGGTGCTCTTATTGCACCAGATATGTTTTATAGTGTTACTTTTTACAATGATCTTGAAGGTTGTATTAGCATTGGTGGTTGGATTTTATATGATGATGTTTGGGTTAAGGTTCTTTTTAGTTTAACCAAAGATGATGAAGAAATTAAATATATTGATGGGATACTATCTCATAATTGGGAAAAATGATGGAATATGAAAAATTTGAAAGTTGGGAAAATACTTACATGTCAAGACATGTAATTTCTTCTGATGTTATTATGACAGAAAAAGAAACGGGTCGGGTTGTTGCAGTTTTTTACAATGATTATGATTTGGATGATGTTTTGGAACAATTGAAAAAGGTAAAAGAAAATGGCACATTATAGAAAAATGACAGTTGATGGTATTGAATATCAATATAACATTGGTAAGAAATTTGTTGAAATTCGAGAAGAACTTGCACCAAAACAACTTATTGAAAAATCCGAAATTGGATTTAAGAGCAAACATAATGAATTAATTGTTCATCCTAAAATGATTGCTGATTATATTCAGGGTAAAAAGAAGCAACATGTGAGTAAGTATTTTCGTACATGTAAATGTGTTGGTGTTTCTAAACAATTAGGTGTAATACCATATGATTATGAAATTGACAATAAATCCAATTATGTTTATTGGTGTAGTGCTTGTTATAGTGCAAATGCAGATGATATATGATGGAAACGATGGAATCTTTGGACGACACATTATGTGATTATTGTCCTAAAACAGAGTATGGTACTTGTTCGGTAAATACAAACCAATATAATTTATGTGAGGGTTATCACTGTGATGATGCTTATGAAAATTATAAAGATGATTTTGAAAACGAAATGGAGACTAAAATGAAACACAATAAAGTAATTTTTTCTGGAAATGCGACAATAGTTTTTTGGGAAGATAATACAAAAACTATCGTTAAATGTTCTGATAACGATAGTTTTGATTCTGAAAAGGGATTCTTAATTGCATATTATCAGAAACATACGGGGAATAGTAAAAAACAAACATCCAAAGTATTACAATCCTTACCTGATAGAAAATAATACACCCACAATGGGATATATACATTTTAATCTAATTATCGGATAATATACATGTGGTCGGGGAAATCCCCATTTAGAAAAACTTCCAAAAGGAAAAGAAAATGACCGATTTTAATACTGATGTGATTGAAATACCTTCTGAAAATATTGATATTCTCAAAAAGAAAGTTGAACAAGTCAACAAAAAAGCGATTAAAAATGGTTTGGTTCCAATGGTTTTGACTATTGGTGATGTTATCGAAACTAAACAAAAAGACCATTTTGGTAATGTTTCATATACCAAATCTTATCCGGTTTCAATTGCAGGTGAATATCCTGCTATTAATGGTTGGAAATGTATTGCTAAAATTGATCATCGTGATGGTGTTAATATCGTTGCCATTTATGATGAAATTGATGTTTCAAAATATCGTGATCGTAAACCAACATGTGATCATTGTGGTCATAACAAAATCAAGGTTCAATCTTATTTGATTCAAAATATTGAGTCAGGTGAAATTTTACAAATTGGTAAATCTTGTATTAAAGATTATATCAAGGGTGATCCTAAATGGATGCTTCAAATGCTTACTTGGATTCGTACCTTAGATGAACAACTGAAAGATGAATTTTCAATTGGTGGTGGTTCTGAATTTTATTATGACATTGAAAAAATTGCTTCTGCTTCTGCATTGTCAATTGAATTAAATGGTTTCGTTGGTTCGGGTGGTTATGATTATGACAAAACACCTACCGTTTCAGATGTCAATGATTTCTTTTTTGGTAAACGTGATAATGATTGGTTAGGTTATTGGAAAATTACTGATGAAAATAAAGCTATTGCCAAAGGCATGATTGAATATTTCAATGAACAGTCAGGCGATAATAATTTTGTTATCACTATCAAGCAACTGTTAGAACTTGGTAAAGTTCGAGCTAAGTTCTTTTCATACATTGCAGGGGCAGTATCAGGCTATTTAAAGCATCTTGACCGTGAAGCTAAGAAAGCAGTCGATGAAAAAATTAAGCGTGTTAATGCTACCGTTGGTGAAGTTAAAAAGCGTCAAGATTTCAATGTTACTTTGGAATCACTGATTACTACTTCCGGTTTTTATGGAACAATTTATGTTCATAAATTCCGTAAAGATACAGGTGAAACAATCGTTTGGTTTGCAAATGGTACTTCATTAGATCGTGAAATTGGTGATGAATTCACCATCAAAGCAACCGTTAAAAAGTTTGATGAATATAATGGTTGGAAACAAACAATTGTTGTTAGAGTTAAGGATTGAATTATGACTAATAAATTTAGTATTACTGAAAGTGATAAGCAATTCCTTAGTGCTGTAAATCGTTGGAGAAACGAAAATGAAATCAATAAACAGATATTAGCGTTTATTGATGAATTAATTGAATCTGTCAATGATGATGATTGTATGTGTGATCAATTTGATGATGGATTTGATGCATGTGCTTATATGGTTAAACTTCAAATTAACAAGATAATTAATGGGGCAAATAATGCAAAGGGAAATTGAAAGAAAATTTTTATTAACAAATGATTGGAAAGATCGAATTAAAAAATATGCGGTTGATAAAAATCTAATTCGACAAGGATATTTGAAATTATCTGATCCTGTTGTTCGTGTTAGAACATTCAATAATATCGGTAAACTCACCATCAAGGGGAATCCTACTGATGGTGAATTGGGTGTTGATGAATATGAATATACTATTCCATATGTAGATGCTATCAATATGTTATTAACATTGTGTGATCGTGAATTGTGGAAAACAAGATATTCTGTTTTTATTTGTGGTAAAATTTGGGAAATTGATGAATTTCTTGGAGACAATAAGGGTTTGATATTTTGTGAAGTTGAATTAGATTCAGAAGATGAATTTCTTGATTTGCCTAATTTTATTGGCAAAGAAGTTACAGGCAATGAACGATTTTATAATAATTGGATTATTAATAACCCAATAGGTGAAACAAATGAAAACGATTGATTATGTAAACCTATCAAATAATGTTTTATTTTGGTTGGGTAGTGCTGGTGTTAAAGATATTAAAGATATAGCAATTACAGATGATAACATTACTATAAACATTTAGGTAAAGGTTATAAATCAGAATTAAACAATTCACTTGATTTTTTGTTGGAAAATTTACAAGATGTATGTATTTTTTATTATAAATTTATATGAGATCTTTATAGGTAAAGATAATAATCTTATACAAGTTATATTTAAAGTCAAAAAATCGGGTGATAAATAATGAGTATTAATATTGAAAATGAATTGACCAATTTTGGTGGATGGGAAAAAAATAAAATTCGTAATATGCTTAGGCAAGAATTTAAGTATGGGGTTTTATTGGGTGTTATTGGAACTTTGATCATTGTGTGGATTTTTATATGAAAAAAGTAAGTGCTGGTATCATCATAACAGATGGTAAAGAAATTTTATTAGGTCATTCAACTGGTAATAATTTTTGGGATATTCCAAAGGGGATGGTTGAAGATGGTGAAAATCCATACGATACTGCTATCCGTGAAACTCATGAAGAATTTGGATTAGATTTTTCAGATCATACATTAGTTGATATTGGTGAATTTAAATATTCAAAATCTAAGAATTTACATTTATTTTTGGCAAACGTATCATCAATGCCAAACGCAAAACACTGTGAATGTACATCATATTTTGATATCGGGCAGGGTAAGAAACCAGAAATTGATACTTTTATTGTTTTTGAATTAAAAAATGTAGAAGTATTATTTTGTGCATCAATGAAAGAATGTTTTAAACAATGGAGAAAATATATAAAATGAGTACAAAAATATACAATGCTTATATCTGTAAAATGGGGATGCCGTATCTTAGTCTTATTATTAAAGAATTAAGAAAAGAATATACAGAAGAAGTACAAAAAACGATTTTAGATATACCATTTAATTTTAGAAAAAAATGCATTGAATTTTATGAAGATGATTCTATTGTAATTTATCCGTTGCAAAATGGTGATATTTTATTTCAAGAGTGGCGTTATAGATTGAGATATAGTGTAAATTTACCTACATTCAATTTGATGCTCAATTTCAATAAAATTGAAGATTATCATTATCAAGATCAGTCAGATCCTTGGTATATTGATGATTATGATGATGATAAAATTACCAAAGAAGAATATGAAAGTGCAATAATCCAATATGAACAGCGTGAAAAAGATTGGAATGAAGTATTCGGTGATGGTTCATGGAGTCCAGCCGAAACTGGATTTACTATACCTTATATAAACGATAAAATTAGATTAGAGTGGGACAAATGAAGCGATTAGTAGAATTACCACTTACCTTATATACAATTTTGGATACAAAATCTAATGAAAATTGGCATACAAATCAAAACAAGGGTGTTTGGTTTAAAATAAATCATGCTAAATCAGCATGGACAAATAACCAATGGCGTGATGAAATTAAATTCAATGATCAAGACAGATATAAGATTGTTGAAAATACTGTTGCTTCATGGAATAAGCAAATTATTAATTAATAAATAGGTTTAAGGATAAAATGATTGAAATAAAATTTACGGCAGTTGCTCCGGTGGTTCAGGGTTGGAAAAATGGAATTGATGTTTCACGACATAAATACTATGATTGTTCATTCTCAGTATCATTCGATCCAACTAAAATTAATGATCATCAAGTTAATCAAATGATTCACAATCAAATGCTTCAAATGAAACGAGATCATCCAAGAAGTCAAGTACTTAAACAAGCCCAAAGGCAATATTAATTAATATGAGATAAAATAATATGTATGAACCAGAAGAAACCTATTATGGAAAAGAACAGCACCAACAAGAGCAAATAATATTACAACATGGACAACCTGAAATTCCTTGGTATTTTGGTCAGGATTTCCAATGGTGGTGGACCGGTGTATTTGTGCCAATTATTCTTGCTATTGTTATTAATAAGACTATGAAAAAGAAAACCGTTGTTAATGAAAGTAATCATAAACATCCAAGATTGTAAATATATCCACAATGGGATATATACCAATGTATCCCATTGTGTGATAATATCTGTATTGTAGAAAACATTCCAAAAGGAAAATATTATGAGTCGTTCTGTCAGTTATCCTAATAATGCTAGTGTTGTCTGTTATATTGATGTGAGTTATATGGAAGATTCCGATGAATGGAATGATTTCATGGATTCATTAAAATATGTTATTTTAACAAAATATAAATCTTTTGAAGATGATGATCATTATATTGGTCGGGAATTAACTTCTGTTTTATCAAACCAACATGCTCAAATTGTGGTATCTGAATATTGTGGATTAGCAAGCGTTTCTCTTGCTCCAATTGAATTTGATGGTTATGGTGAAGATTCGAGTTTACAAAATATTGCTAATGCATGGTGTAATTTGGTATCTGATAACTTCAAAAAATTAATTGATAAACATTTTAATTCTTTAAATAAAGTTGCAACATTCAGCAATGGTGAATCTATGTATGAGTATGCATCATGAAAATATATCAACTAACAAGTGAAAATTTTGATGAAGGTTGTGGTACTTTTACTTATATTATAAGCACTTCAAAAAACAAAAAACAACTTGAATCTGTTGCCAAAAAATTAAATGATTTATATGAAACTAATTATCAACATTATTATGTAAATAATGTTGATGTTAAAGATTCTTTAACACATGATGAAATTGAACAAATAATCAAACAAATATTGGAGCCATAAAAATGTCATATCTATTACAAAAAAGAAATGAAAGTTGTGTTGAATATGCTTTGATTAATCAACATCCAATTGATTTTTTCAGACAATTATTTTTTACTAATGGCAATGGTATTGAGATTAGTAATGGTAATCCAGTTGAAGTCGTTAATTATGGACGGACTATCCCTTGGATAGAATATTATAAAGAAGAAACCACATTAGATGATATTAAAGATTATTTTGTTGATTATAAACTTGAACGCAAAGTTCAAGAAACTCAAAAAATGATTCGTGGTATGGATTCTTATAGCAATATATATAAGGATGCTCTTGCTGAATTGGATGATATTTATGAATTGAGTGATAATGAAATCACAAATAGTCATTTTTGGTTAAATAAATTATTAGATGAAAAGGGTAATTTTTATCCATATTTGTCATTATCTGATGGTTATTTTAAATTGCAACAAATTAATGAAAATACAGAACCATTATTATTGGATGTTGCAATAGCGGTTACGTCTGCATATGTATCATTTTTTGCTTATGTGAAAATAAATAAAACTTTCATTGAAGAATATAAATCAATTATTTCATTTAGATGGAATGTTGAAACTCTCGAAAGATGTTATAATACATCTATGGATGATTTGGAAATGTTGCGAAAAGAATTTAAACGTTTATTGAAACTTAAAATGGATAGATAATGAAAACCTTAATTTGTTATAGTGGTGGATTTGATTCAACTGCTTTATTATTGAATGAGTTACAGAATGGTTATCATGTTGATACTTGTTATTTTGAATTGCCAAATAATACAGGTGCTCAATCAATTGAATTGAAAAATCGTAAAAAGATTTTAAAGTATGTATCCAAAATAACAAAAGATCCTGAAATGTCAGGAACTTTGGGAAATGATGTTGTTTATAATTTATATACTAAATTTGATAATCGGGTATATTTACATCTTCAACAAGCATACCTATGGATACAATTTTTAATATTGAAAGTTGATTTAAGTAAATATGATCGAGTTGTTTTTGGTTATGTGAAATATGATGATTTTTGGCATTTTAAAAATGAATTTATTGAGTTATATAATTCATCCGTAAAATTAACTGTACATAAAAACACACCAAAATTGGTATATCCTTTTGAGTGGTGTACTAAAAAAGATGTTTTAAAATGGTATGATACGGAAAATTTTTACAATAAAAATGTATCCAAATATATTAAAAAAATAGAAAAATTAACGTTTTATTGTGAAACTCCGGTTGATGGTAAAGCATGTAAAAAATGTGATTCATGTAAACGACATAAAAGTGAGATTGGAAATGAACAGAAAAGAATTAATATTAACTAATATACTTGACATGGTATCTAATTTCTTATATTATAATACAATAAATAATATTTATTAAAAACATAAATAAATTGTGGTGTTTCCATGCAGTTATTTATATTACATTAGGATTTAAACTTATGAAAATTCCAACAAAGGAATTTATTGAAAATAATAGAAAGATGGTGAAATTGAAGCCAACACCATATGATAATGTGTTTGTGTTGAAATATACTCCAAAAGTATTTTATAATTATTGGTGGGATAAAGATGATTCGTTAATTGAATGTCGTGGGACTTTGGTCGATAAAGATTTAAATATCGTATCAAGACCATATACAAAAATCTTCAATCATAATGAAAAGTTTGCACCAAAATTTGATGATGATGAAATTGTTTTAGTTGCTGATAAAATCAATGGCTTTATGTGTGCGGTTACTTGGCACAATGATATGGTTTTGGTTTCCACAACTGGTACAACTGATTCAGATTTTGCAAAGGTTGCAAGAGAAGAAGTAATGAAGGTCACGAATGAAACTCTATTTAAAGACCATTCAGATTATACTTTCATCTTTGAAGTTTGTACAAAAGAAGATAGACATATCATTGAAGAAGATTTGGGTGTTTATTTATTGGATGTTAGACTGAAAAAATGGGATACACCTAATATTGGTTTGGGGTCAAGTGAAATAGCTTGTTTGAGATTGACAACACAATATCGTAATGAAGATAATTTCAATGATAGCTTTAAATTACCTAAACATTGGATGTATAAGTTTGGTGAACTTGAATCAATTTTGAAAACATATAAGCGTGAAGGTTTTGTTGTGACAAGTTTGGATAGAACCCGACAAGTTAAAATGAAATCCCCATATTATTTAACATCAAAATTTTTGGCTAAATTGAATAATGATAATGTTGAATTGTTGTTATCAAATCCACAAAAATGTAAAGCACGAATTGATGAAGAATTTTATCCAATTGTGGATTATTTAAATGAAAATTTAGATCATTTTAAAACGTTGGATAATTTCGATAAAGCAATGTATGTTCAGGCATACTTCGATGGAGAAGAAACATGAGAAAAGAAAAAGATGATAGTTATTTTATTAATAGAATGAGTTCATTTGGGGAATGGGTGTGGCGATTATATATTATTGAAGTTTTCCGTGATGGTGATGGGGTTTCATTTATTTTTAATAAATATCATCCACTTTCATATATAATGTTCTTGGTTAGTATATTAGATGTATTTTGGATCAGTGGTGCAGATGGTGTAAAAGAAGAATGGAAAGATAATCAATTGGGTTGGGATTTTACAAAGTATTGGAAAAAACCGGAAAATAAAATACGGTATATTCCAAGACCAGATATATATTTTTATACATAAGTATCCACAATGGGATATATTAATTATCATTGTATATGATATACTATGATTATAAATTTTAAAGGATAGAAGAATGAAAGGTAATATAACAATTTCCAGACCGAGTTATGGTGATGGTAGGGAAAATATTGTAATTTCAATCAGAGATCGTGATTCAGGTGAAAGATTTTGTGAAGTTAATATAGATTACAAATCTTTTACTAAGTTAATTACGGGTCAATCGGAAATTGATTGTGAATTAAATGTAAAAAATTTAGAACGTGTTGGTAAAAAACGGGAAAATGATACAATTGAATTTCCATTTGATAAAACATATTCAAATGAGAGAAATGAATTAGCAATTGAAAAAGTAAAAGAATATACTCCGGAAGGTTGGACATGTGATAATTATTTTGGTTCACAAACATCATTTTTCCGTAAAGATGGGGTTGATTATGCAAGGGCAACAATCAGACGTTGGATAGATAAAGAATAATGAGAGAAGCATATATTACAAGTGATAATCATTTTTATCATAAAAACATTTTAAAATATCAAAAGGAAGAAAGACCATTTGATGATGTTTTGGAAATGAATGAAGTTATTATTGAACGACATAATGAAGTTGTTAAAGATAAAGATGATATTTATTATCTTGGTGATTTTGCTATGACCGGAAATAATAATATTATTGAAATTTTAAAAAGATTAAATGGTAGAAAGCATTTTGTTTTTGGTAATCATGATCGACAAATGAGACATGATTCTGTCAAAGAATATTTTGATTGGATGTTTCAGTATCATGAACTTAAAGTAAAGCAATATGGCTTTAAAATTCCTCCAATTACATTATTTCATTATCCTATGGAACGTTGGAATAGAAAGAGCTATGGTTCATTTCATTTCTTTGGACATACTCATTCTAATGAATATGATGAAGTTGGTCGATTTAATGTTGGTGTTGATAACCATAATTTATATCCGTGGTCATTGGCAGAAGCAATTGAAAATTTAGAATCTATTGGGAGAGATAACAATGAAAGTTGAACATTGGGATGGTGATCATCTTTGTGGTGATACAGGATTTATTGATACAGATTATACACCAGAAGAAGTTTTAGAATCATATAAAAATGATCGTGGCATACCAACGGTAATGTGGGGAGCATATACATTTTTAATTGTTGATGTTGTGTGGGCTGATCCAATTAAAAAGGATAAAATCAAGGTGTGTTTACAATGAATCTGAAAGTAATACATTTAACTGAAACATGTGATATGATTTATCGTGAAGATGATGAAATATTTTATGTTATTCATGCAGGTGAAAATGAAGGTGTAACTTTTACCCTATTGGATCTGGTGATTTCAATTGTAGATGGTCAATATAAACATGATTATTTACCACTTATCATAGAAAACTCTTATAATGCTCCAGTTAAATTAATTTATAATGAAATTTTTGAAGTTGTTCAGGCAAAAGTTAAATTATATATGGATAAAATAAAATAATGTTATTAAGAATAGTGAGTGATTTACATTTAGATATTGAATATAAAGAATTGTCAATATTACCGGATGAAGATAAACAAGTTCTTATATTAGCTGGTGATATTGCATCAAACATCGACCTATTTGATGAATTCCTACTTGACGTTGTGTACAGATTCAAACAGATTATTATTATCTATGGGAACCACGAATACTATGGTCATAACGTTGAAGCCCGTAAAAACGAGTTGTTTGAATTGTGTACAGATTATAGTAATGTTCAATTATTAGATGATGTGGCAATTAATTATGATGGAGTTACTATCTATGGTGGTACATTATGGACAAGTGCTTATAAAGATCCCGTATATTGGTTAAATGATTTCAATGTTGTTGATTTTCCTGATGATTTTTATATTGAAGAACATAATTGCCAAGTCAATCATTTATCGAAAATGATTGACCAATTTGATGTGGTTATTACTCACCATGCACCAAGTTATAAGTCATGTGCTCCAAGATTTGAAAATTCTCCAATGAATAAATACTTCATGAACCACCTTGACAATTTAATTTTAGATGCTGGAAAAAAGTTGAAATTGTGGGTACATGGACATGGACACGATTCATGTCAATATAAAATTGGTGAATGTGATGTAATTTGCAATCCAAAAGGATATAACGATGAAAATAAGGAATATAATGATGGGTTAATATACGAAATTTAATTAATAGTGCTTGTAAAAAAATGGATAGTATGCTACAATGCTATCTAATTAATGTTGTAATCATATATGGACTAATATGAAAACCACTAAGATTAAAATGAAAAAAGTAAGCGGTATGGCTGTTTTAAGTACAAACATATGGAATTTGGGTAAAATAAACATATCATTTGGTGATAATTTACCTGAAATGAAAAATGTATATGATTATAAGACATATAGACCGATACTAATTACTCAACTGTTTTAACAATTAATTAAATTTATTAACCGATTTACATAATAATGTATAGGGGATTACTATACCCGAAATAATGAGAGATATGGATGTCAGAAGAACTAATACTTACCAATTTAATACATAATGATGAATTTATAAAAAGAGCATTACCCTTCCTAAAATTATCATATTTTCAATATGAAGAAAATAAATTAATCTTTGAGCAATATGTCAGATACTACGCAAAGTATAATACAAAACCAACGGCTGAAACTCTTGCTCACGAAATAGCAGAAATAGAAGAAATTCGTGATGATACCCTTGAAAACACATTGGAAAGTTTGGGTGATCTTGAACAGGATGAAGAACCCAATATTGAATGGTTAGTAAATACAACCGAGGGTTTTTGTCAAGAACGTGCTATTTATAATGCTATTCAAAATTCAATTGACATTATTGATGGTGTTGATGAAAAACACACTAAACACGCTATTCCCGATATTCTTAAAAAAGCCTTATCAATTTCATTTGATGTTAAGTTAGGTCATGATTATTTAGAAGATGCTGAAAAGCGTTTTGAATTTTATAATTTAGATCATCCAAGAATCGAATTTGACATTGAAATGTTGAATAAAATTACCAATGGTGGTTGTCCAAGAAAAACTTTAAATGTTCTATTAGGAACCACTAATGTAGGTAAAGCTGAAAGTATTTTTACTAAATTATTAACTCCAACTGGAATTAAAATGTTTGGTGATTTAAAAGTTAATGATTATGTTTATGGTAGTGATGGAAATCCAACTAAAATTATCAATACATATCCCCAGGGAGAATTACCATTATATGAAATAACATTCAAAGATGGTAGATCAACACAATGTTCATATGAACATCTTTGGAATGTATATAAAGGCGATAATAAAGAACAAATTACAATTGATTCTAATGAAATATTTAGGTTGATGGATTTAAAATATTACAGTAAAAGATTATGGATACCATTATCTAAACCAATTAATTTCAATAAAGAATATAATTTTAATATAGATCCATATTTAATGGGTGTTTATTTGGGTGATGGTACTACAATGGCTGAATCTATTGGAATATCATCTAATGATAACCATATTATTGAAAAAATAAAAAATATCATTGATATTGATGATATGGATATCAAATATAAATCAAAATACGATTATATAATTAAGTCTAGGTTCACTGGTGAAAATGAATATTTAACAGAGTTAAAACAATATAATTTATTTAAAGTGAAATCAGATAAAAAGTTTATTCCAAAAGAAATGATGAATTCTACAATTCAAAACAGATGGGATTTATTGACAGGATTGATTGATTCTGATGGATATTGTGGTAAACATGGAACATTACAATATTATACTACAAGTGAACAACTTAAAAATGATGTAATTGATCTTGTAAGAAGTTTAGGTGGGATTGCCACAAGTAAAGATAAACAAACATATTGTAATGGAAAAAAAGGATTACCATCTTATGATATAATGATTAAAATTAATCCTGAAAATGGATTAAATATTAGTCCAAATAAAAAGAATGTGGAAATATTTAATAATAGAATAAAAATTCCAAAACTAAAAATTGAATCAATAAAGAAAATACACAAAGAAGAATGTATGTGTATTAAAGTTGAAGCAAAAGATCATTTATATTTAACAAAGGATTTTATTGTTACTCATAATACATTGGGATTAGTACATATGGCAACTGCATATATGAATCTTGGTTATAATGTTGCATATATCACAGCGGAAATGAGTGAAGAAGCAATTGGTAATCGTGTTGATGCTAATGAATTTCAAGTTAATGTGAATGATGTAGAAGATATGGATTTCGATATCTTCATGAATAAAATTAATGCCATTAAGAATAAAACAAAGGGTCGATTAAAAATACACGAATATCCTACAAGTACAGCTCATACAGGTCATATTAAGACATTATTACAAGAATGGCAATTGAAGATGAATTTCACGCCAGATATTATAATGATAGATTATATAAATATTATGGCAAGTAGTAGGGTCAAGTTAGCTAATACCGGATCATATTTTTACATTAAAGCCATTGCCGAAGAATTTAGAGCATTGGCAGTAGAAACAAATACAGTTTTATGGACTGCTACTCAATCAAATCGAGGCGGTGCTAATAATCCAGATGTTGATTTAACTGATACGAGTGAATCATTTGGTTTACCTGCAACTGCTGATTTTATGTTGGCATTAATCAGAACAGAAGAATTGGATGCTTTGGGTCAATTAATGATCAAACAATTAAAATCAAGATATGGCAATAAGGGCTATTATGAGAAATTTGTAATTGGTTCTAACATTAATACAATGAGTTGGTATGATGTTGATGATACTGCTCAATTTGATGATGTTATTAAAGAAGATACAAAGCAAAAACATAAGGGGAAATTCGATGATTTTAAAATTTAATTCAACTGAGACTATTTAAATGGGATTCTTTGATTTTTGGGATAAAGATATATCTGATGAAGATAAGAAAATTGCATATGAAAAGTGTAAGCATATTGCACCACCACCATTAGAACCCCCTGCCCAACATCCACCAGAAGTAATAGAAGAATATAATGAAAAACGTTTAGAGTGTATGCGTATTCAGCAAGATATTCTTTATTATAGTAAAATTCAACATTTGTGTATTAAAAGTGGGGAACATATTGAAGATAATAGATTTTCTGATATAGTTGCTAAGGCATGGATTAATTGTTGGAAACAATATCCTTCAACAGAAGAATATATTGAAATGTATGGTCTTGATCCATATACAGAATGTTTCCATTGTGAAAAAGATAAACAGGGTAAACTAATTGATGAACGTGAAATTTGTAATCCATGTAATCCTTGTGTAAATTTTGAATATGATGGTAATTGTACTAAGTGGCAATATTGGTATATGATTTTTGATGTTAAATCTCAAAGATTTTGGAGACAACCAACAACAAAAGAACCAATATGGGATTGTGAACAACAAGCTATCCAAGCATGGGAGGAAGATAATCCACCAAAATCTGCTGGTAAACAACAAATATCATTTCATGATCCCTTGAAACAACAGGGTAATTTCTGTCCAAAATATGAAAGTCAAATTACAGGTGATCCCGAAAAAGATAAAAATATTCCAAAAGTGGAAAATAGTTTTAAATGGTGTGTACCAAGATGGAATGATCAATGTCGTTTTTTTGTTATGAAATTTAAAAATAATATGATTTCCATTAATGATAGTGATACCATGTACACATCTTGGACAATGATTAAAAAATGTAATCAAGAAGAATGTGATTTAGCCGAAGCAGAAGATGAAGATTCATCTTTGAATAGATTGGCAAGACATGCCCGATATTGTATTAATAGATGTTTTGATGTTGATCCAAAACATGCAATCTATCCTGCATGGGAAGGAAATTTAGTAAATTATACTCATAAAGGATGGTAATTTTCAAATTATAAATACTATAAAATAGGATAGTTTGAATGAAATATAACAATATCACATATGATGAATATGTGGATGCTTTAAATGAAATTGCATTGCTTGACGAAAATGGTCAATTAAATGAGGGTATCTTAGATTCATTGTCGGGTTTAACTGGTAAGGTTGGTAAATTTATATCAACTGCTAAAAAAACTATGGGTGAACTTGTTGATTCTACTAAACTTGAAACCCGTGATATAATTAAAGCATTTAAAAATAGAGAAATTTTTTCAGTATTGAAGAAAGTTGGGTTTAGTATTAAGAAATTACTGATGATGCTTAAAGCAGGACAAAAAGCATTAAATGGTGGTTTAAATAAAATATTCAAAGAAATCCACAATCATAAAATATTACAAAAAATTCATAGTGGTGTTATGACTGTTGATGAATTTATCAACAAATATCCCATTCTTAATAAAATAGGTGGAATTGCTGTTGCTGGAATTTTATTGTGGATATGGTTAAATATGTCATTTACGGGAGCAAGTCTTGATTTTGACATTGATCAATCTTCTCTATTAGATGCATTAGCTGGCAATTATTCATTAGCCGATCTATTTACATCCCCTACTGGTTTAAAAACAATAGCATTTTTAGCGGTTGGTTTATCCGGTATTTCTGTTATAGCTTATTTTCCTGTAACTGCATATAATCTTACTATGAGTATTATCTATACAGGACTTAAAAAATCCAACTTCAAAGATCAATCCACTATGCACAAAATAAAACATCATATTTTTAAAATAGCAGAAAAATGTGATTATAAAATGTCATTTAAGCAATTTAATAAATACAGTAAAATACAGGAAGTATTATGATTACAAAATACAGAGAATATCTTATTGAAGGCGTAAATCAAGTTTTCAAAAAATTTCCGGATTACGAAAGTCGGAAAAAAGAATTAAATAGATTAGTTGATAAGCGTGGAGATCAATCTTCAAATTTATCTAAACAAGAACAAAAAAACTATATCACATTAACTGATTGGTGGGATGAAAAGGGAAAAGATTAATGAAAAGTTATAAAGCATTACAAGAAGAATTAAATAAGCCAAGTGAAGTATTAATTGAAGATATTATGTCAATCATTGCTATTCGTGGGGCAGATCAAACTCAATTATATGAAGCATTTGATGCTGATTGTGATCATATCTTAAATGAAGGTATTATGGATGTTCTTAAAATGGATGTTCGTACCGTTGCCAAAAATGTCGATGGTTTGCTTAGTAAGGGTTTAAAAAAGGTTGGATTACACACACATAAGGGTAAGGGTATTATCTCTTATATAATGAGTGCAGGTAAAGGTGTGGGTAAAATGGTTTTAGCTGGTATCCGTGGTGATTCTGAAACAGTTAAAGAACTTGCTCGAAGTGTTAAAAAAGAAGATGTTTTGGATTTTGTATTAAAACTTGACATGGCTACACAACACTTAATTACCGGACCAATTCATATGATCGATGCTTGGACGGGTTGGCATATTGGGGCAAATTTAGAAAACGTTATTCGTGGTAAGGATGGTATCGTTGCGAAAATTAAAGGTGCTTTTCAGACAATTAAACAAAATATTGGTCATGTGGTTGATAAAACCCGTGTGGCAGTATTTAATAAAGGTATTAGTCAACTTGAAGCAGAAATCAGTTAATTGGAACTAATTAATAAATAATTGCTTTAATATGTAAAATATGTTAAACTGAGGGGATAAAGGAGAATATTAATGATATCATATGAAGAATATCTTAATATCAACAGAGGTATTGTTGGTGTTTATCATACAGAAGATGTAGCAAAGAATCAAAAAAAGAAATTAAAGGTATATTATTCCGGTTTAAATGTTCAACGAAGTAAATCAGGTGATTATATTCTTTACGGAATACCATTATAAATTAAGGAAAAAACAAATGAAAAAGAATTATAAAGAGTTTTTGGAAGAACAAAGAGAAGTTCTAACAGAAAGTGAAAAATGGGCTAAATCAGAAGCTATGAAAGTTTTAAATGCTCATTTCAAGAAAATGGAACACAAAATGGAAGTATCGGAAGCGGAATCATTTCAAAATTTCATCAATAAAATGAAAAAAGGTTAAGTAAAATGCAACAAAATGCTTACTGGATCAATCCAAGGGGCAAAATCCTTGATATTGGAATGGGAACACACATTAATCAGATTATTAAATCACCAAAATCGTTTGGATTGACAGAACGTTATATTCGTAATGTCTATGAAAAATTTGGTGAGCCAATGAGTCTTGAAGGTAAAGCCCGTGAACAAATCATGTTGGAAGTTATCAAGGATGGATTTGTTCGTATCAGATTGGTTCCAAATAGATTTTGGTTAGTCAATGCTAATAAATATGATCGAAAATTAAAAAAAGCATTATCTGTTTGGGCTGGTGATGCCAAAGATGTAAAAAATGCAGGTAAATTTATGCCTGTCAAAATTGTTACTAACAGTGAAGTAGTAAGCACATATGATGTTAATGATTTATATTATGAAAAACATTTGAATGAATCTGATAACATATCCGGTTATAATCCTATTATGGTTGAAAGTGTTGAAGATTTCAAATATTCAAAATATCAACAACTTAGGAACTTATGAAAACATTTAAACAATTTAATAAATCAGGTAGAAATGTAGAAATTTCAAAGTATTCATTATCAGATGCTATTGAATATTCACAAAGTCAATTCCGTGAATATGGTAAAGACTTATATGAAGAAATACCAAACTTTGATAAGAACTTTGAAATAGCTCAAATGAAAGCGAGTACGGGTAGAACATTAAGAAAAGATATGCCTGTAATTTCAAGAAAAGATATTGCTGATTTCAAAGTATTTCTTAAAGAAAAAGGTGTTAAATTTAAATTAAAGAAACAGGAAGTTAGTAAATTTCATCCAATTCAAAAACAAATTTATTTAAATAAATCTATTGATATTATTGCTAAATTTAGTGTTCAAGATTCTAAAAACTTCTTAACTGATTCTAAAACTGTTAGTGTATTATCGAGAGATAATTATCTTATTGATGGACATCATAGGATGCTTACAGGGTTATTAATAAATCCTAAAATGAAATTTAATACCATTATTGTTGATTTACCTGCAATTGAATTATTACCACTAGCGTTAGAATTTTCAGATGATCATACTAGTAATACACGAAACGAATCATATGAAAAAGTTTAAAGAATATTTAAAAGAAGAATGGTATCAAACATATAAGATACCAAGTTTAAAAGATCCATTAAATATCTTTAAAAATCCATCAAGAAAAGAAATAATGGAATTAGCAAAACAAGATTTTGATAGTTTTAGAGTATTATTGATGGATAATGGTGATGTTTATGCATGGTCAAAAGCAATTCATGCACAAGCACATAAAGCATTAAAATTGAATGATAAATTTATTCCTGCTTATATTGAATTTGCTGGAAATACTGGTGTAATTACTATTACAGATTTTATAAATAAATCATATTGGGGTGATCATCGTGAAATGGTTGCTGAACAAGTTAGAACCAACAAACATTTAAAAAAATTATTCAATAATATAAAAATTGGATATTACAACAAACGTTCAACCGGAGATTGGGAACAATGAAAAAATTTAAAGATCTATTAACTGAAATAACATTACAACGTGCAGTAACAAAAGAACCAATATTGAATAAAATTAAGAAATTATTTCAAAATAAATTCGATAAAACAAATAATAATTTATTTTTTATGGATAAAAAAGATGCGATTAAACGATTAAAATCTTATGGATTATCTGATGAAGAAATCAAAACGATTGAAACTGTTGCCTATTCTGAAATGAAAAAGATTATGACAAAATATAATATTGCTTTTCGTGGAAATGATCCATTTGTACTTCATGGATTTAATTTATTTTGGGAGCGTAGTTTTGGTGATGAAAAAACTGCCGATAAAGCATATAAAGAATATTTAAATAACATTAAGCAGAAACTATAATGAAAAGTTTTAAAGAATTAAACGAAAATGTATTGACAAAAGAAATGGATTTTGTTGATGATAGTTCATCAAAATATAATTATTTAGATCAACTTGATAGTCATTTAAGTGGTATAATTACAGTATCAGAAGCTCTTGAAAGGGAATATAAAAAATGAGTGATATAGATATATGAAAAAATTTAAAGCATTTTTAAAAGAACAACCATCCGAAGCTCAGATAAAAGCTGGGAATTATAAGAAAAAACATATGCGATTTTGTACTTGTGATATAGCAATTGAAAATCGTAAAGGGTCAGTTCGTTCTGGTACTGATCCCGATGGTAAAGAATGGTCTGTAAAAATGCCGTTTGATTATGGTTATATTAAAAGAACCAATGGTGCTGATGGTGATGCTGTTGATGTGTTTGTTGGTCCCGATAAAAAGAGTGAACGTATCTTTACAATTAATCAAACTGATGATAAAGGAAAGTTTGATGAACATAAAGTAATGATGGGTTTTACTGACAAAAAGGATGCAGAAAAAGGTTATCTATCTGCATACGATAAGGGTTGGTCTAACTATGAGAAAGATATTATAGAAATGGATATTGATACTTTTAAAAAGTGGTTGGATGTTAAATCACAAAAGAAACCAATGACCGAAAGTTTTGTATTATTACTTAAAGAAAATACCGAGATAAATGGTTTAGCTCAAATGAAAAAATTTGCTAAAAGTGCAATTTTAAAAATGTCCCAAACAGAACAGTTATCTGAAATGTCATTTGCTCAAATGAAATCAGTTGAGCAACATGCTGATGATATTTTTTCATCATTAAACATTGATGTTAAGTTAAGGGGTCATTTCTTTGATAGATTGAATGATGCAAGAAATGGTCGTGAAATTACCGAAGCTGAAATGATACATTTATTTAATGCCACATTTAAAAAGTATGGGGCTAAAATAGCTCATATGTCAAAGGGTCATGAAGCTGTTATATTTGATCATATGAATAATATTAATGTTCCATTTTTAATAGACTTTGATAATGTTACCGGACAACTGGTATTGATACCAAAAACGGTTATGAGAAAAAAGAATTTTCTAACAAGAACACAAAAATTAAAGGTGTAAAAATGAAATCATATAAAGAATTTAACAAATTATCAGAAGGATTTGCCAATAAATTAAGGTCTGGTAAAGTTCCGGTTGGTGAATATAGATTTAAATATGTATCAAAGGGAAATGTTGATTTTATATCAAATTCAACTAAACATAGAAAAAGTTTAAAAGTAATTGAAAAAGGTAGAGATTATGTTATCATTAATGGTAATGCAAATGATCATTCATCTTTAATTACATCATTGCAATCATTTGGGGATATTAACGGTTATGTCGAAGAAGAATAACAAATACGATCAATTTTTAGATAACATTGAAGATCCTGCCGAAAAAATGGTAAAGGAAAATAAAATTCCTGTTGATTATAAATTGATCCATAATATGACAAAAGAAATATGGTCATATGAAAATGAAAACGGTGATCTTAGTGAAATATTTAAAAGTAAAGATGAAGCATTATTAAGTATTTGGAATGAAAAATATTTAAATGAATCATCTAAAGAAAATGGGATGGTTGGTGAAGCGATTGATATATTATCATTAACTAATACAAGAATAACGGATTCTTCCATTACATCTAAATTAGAAAAAATCATAAACGAATTAAGTTCGATCCAAAGGAAAATCAAATGAGTAAATATAAAGAATATTTAAACGAAGCAAATAGTGGTAAATATGAAATTTATCATGATTCATTAACAAGTGCCGTTCAAGAAATGGAATCATATGTTGTTAAAAATGGTTATACGTTGGATGATGAAGAAATGGCTGAAACCGTAGGGTTTGGTCCAAAAAAACCTTCTGGTGGAAAAACTAACCGATATACCATGTCGTTATATAAGGATGGTAAAAAGCAACGTAAGGCTATTCATTTCCAAGTTTATAATCGTGAAACAAAACGAAACACTTTTGAGTTAAATATGTATATTAGATGAAAAAATTTAAACAATTCTTAAATGATTACAGTAAAAAAGCTCCAGTATTGGAGGCAAAGAATGTCTATGCTGTCAATTTTACATTTAGAGATTTAAAGAAAATCATACAACTTGAAGATTCACCAAATGATTATATTGATCAATTAACAACGATCATGAAATTGAGTAATTCAAAAGGTGGTGCAACCATTAATGAAATGATATTTAATGGTTGGGAAAAACAAATCAAGAAATATACCAAAGACATTATATTAATTGAAAAATTATCAAATCGTTTCATTAATGGTGATAAATCTGAAACAATTATTGAAATTTATAAAACCTTTCCTGATGATAAGGAATGGATTAAAGAATTAAATACAAATTCTAATAAAATTAATAAAGAATTAAAAACCCCATTAGAAGAATTATTTTTAGCATTAGGTAAAAAAGAATGGATATGAAATCATTTAAACAATTTAATGAGGGTAATTTATCTAAACTTAAATCACTAAAAAAGTCCAAAACAGATAACATCAAATCATTTGATAGATTAGGTAAGGGTGATAAAATTACAATTGGTAATAAAAATATCATTTTATCTAATAGAGTTGAATTGAAAACACATCCTTATGAACTTGATGGATGGTATATCGCATTAGCACAAGATGGAAATGATTCTTATTATATTACAAAATCTAAAAATTCAGATACTTATAAATTATATAAAGCATTAAAATTATCACAAGTTGGTTCAGAATATGAACCAATTGCAAAATCACCAAAATTAACTAAAAATAAAATTATTATAGAAGATATAAAAATTCCTATAAAAGTTGGTGATATTGTATTGGGTGGTAAATTTAAAAACAAAAAAATCAAAGTTAAATCTATTGGTAAAAATGAAAAAGGTGATATCACCATTAACAATAGACCATTATTAAAATTTAGAATAATCGATCAGGATAAATAATGATGCAAGACATATATCAAGTTATAGTTCGGGGAAATTTTTGGGGTGGTCGATACTATGAAGATAGTTTGGATTCTATTTTTGTATTGGCTGATGATAAGCAAGATGCTGTTAATATAGCAAAATCAAATATTGAACAAGTTGAAGTTCATTTTAGAAATAAAAGGTATTATGGTGGAAAGTTGGCTATTGCTAAACACGATAAATATAAATTTAAAGAACGTAATATTTGTGTTGCCAAAACATCATACCAAAAAGTTTATAATAAAACATTAACAAAACACGGAAACTTTGAAAAAGTAAATCTAAACACATTAGGGACAAATGAATGAATACATTTAAACAATATTTAATTGAAGCTGGACAAGGGGCAGGACAACTTGAATTAGTAAAAACAGACGTTAAAAAAGCAAGGGAATATGCTGAAAAAGATTTTCAAAAATATGATCGTGATTTAGATGAACAAATTCCTGATTTTGATAAGAATTATTTATTTGCTCAAAAACAAGCAGGGTCAGGTAAAACACAACGTAAAGATATGCCTGTAATTGAAGAAAAAGATGTTAAGGATTTACAGCGTAGACTAGAAAATGGTCATATTGATATTAAATCACCACATCCTAAAAATACTAAACATCCTTTTCCAAAAGGACTAACACAACAAACCGGACATCAATGGTTGGAAAATGGATTAAAGCGTCATGATGGTAGTATTAAAGATGATATCGTAAAAGTTAAGATGGAGCAAGTTACCGTTGGGTCATTACATCCAATACAAAAACAAATATATTTTGATAAGTCAATTAATCCAATTGCAGAAAATGGTGCTGTTAAATCAAAAGCATTTATGACAGGAAAAAATACTACTTTCATTATGTCAAAAGATCATTACATCATTGATGGACATCATAGATTTTTAGCTTCTGTATTATTAGATCCAACAATGAAAGTTAATTCATTGGTTATTGATTTACCAATTAAAGATTTACTACCATTAACATTATCCTACTCAGATGCAGTAGGAAACAAAAGGAACGCATAACATGGCATTTACACATATACCAAATAACTCAGATTGGGAATACGATAACGCACCTCCTGACCCTGGAGGAAAACAATCTAATTTGTGGAATAAACAAGTTAATGGTATTCGTGTTAATTCTGGTGGTGATGAAGTTTACTCACATTGTCGAAAAATTGGAACAAGTGTACAAACTTCCGGTGAGTTAAATAAATCTTATTGGGATAATCAAAGAATATCATTTAATGTTACTGGTGGTTCCGGTGAATCAGTACATGTTGCTAATTAACATTGTATAAATAATTACATGGAATTAATATGAAAAATCTCTTTGAAGATGGTGAACCAACAAATAGTGTAAGTGCTGGATCAATGGATTCACATGAAGCAACTGATGGTAAAAGAAAAAAAGAAAAAACAAAAATAGCAAGGCGTAAAAAAATGAAAAAATATAAAGAATATCAGGAATCATTGAAAGAAGATCATGTTGATGATGGTTGGGTTCAATATCAATATGAAGATTCAACATCAATGAAAAAAGCAGTTGTTAATTTAAATATTTCACCAGAAGATTATGTTATGTATCCTGTTGAAAAATATATTGAATTTAAAAAAGAAAGTGATTTGGAAGCAGTTTTAAAAATCATTGACGATCCACATCATCAAAAACCATTCCATCCATATCACGAACATGAACATGATGATCATATAAGTGATTATGAATACGATTATGAAGAAGAAGATTTAGAATTATAATATCAAATTAAGGAAGTTAAACAATGAGTAAAAATATAAACATAGCACCAAGTTATTGTCCGAAAGCCAAAGCAACTAAACGTGGTTGGGAAGATCCTGAAACTGGTGAATTATTGGTATCCAATAAAAGTTTGGATTTAGAGTTAATTAATTCTGGTGTTTCATTAAATGATGTTGTTTCAGCAAACGTTGAAACTACCACAAAAGATGAAACCTTATATGATGAATTAGTTGAAATGAATAAGGAATTGGAAGAATTAGTTGAAATGAATAAGGAATTGGAAGAAGAACCTGTTGAATTGGCAGAAAAAACCGAAGAAAAAATTAATTTAAGTACCATGAATAAAACTGAAATCATTGCTTATGCTGAGAATGTTTTAGATTTAGAATTGAGTATGGATGATACTAAAAAAAGTTTAATTGAACAAATAAAAAACCAAAAGTAAAATATGAATGATAATGATGATTTTGTTCAGTATTGTATAAAAAACTACAAAGCACGTTTTTTCTCACTGGATGAATTTAAAAAAGATTTAAGTACCGTAACCAATATTAAAAAAATGTTATCACGGTACTTAACATCCAATAAAATTAATGAAAGACTTGTTTTAAATCATGTAATTACACTCAATAATGTATTTGGTGTGGAAGCAACTAATGTTATATTATTCTATAAATTGGAAGATAAATTTTATCCTGCCATTAAATCTATATTAATATTTCTTAATATATACATTCAGAGCAATCTTACACATAGAATAAAACAAGATGTTAAATTAACCGATTTATTAGAAATATCTTGACATAATATATATATTGTGCTAAACTGGGTCAAATGAAATAAATTCATAATGAGAACGATTAATGGCAGATCCGTACATAGACATGAAGTATATTCGATTGTTATCAACACAATTGAGAAATTACAAGGAAAAGAAAAATAATTTAATTAATTTTTCGTGTCCGATATGTGGTGATTCTGAAAAAGATAAGCTCAAAGCAAGAGGTTATATCTATGAAAAACAAAACAAATATCAATATAAATGTCATAATTGCAATGTTGGTATGTCTGCTGGAAATTTAATTAAAGCTGTTAATCCGGAATTATGGAAAGAATGGAAAGCTGAGAAATTTAAAAGTAAATATAAGCCAAAACCAAAATTCAACAATTCATTATTTAAGAATAAACCAAAGATACTTGATTATGTATTAGGTATGGAATCTTTAGATAAATTAGATGATGATCATGTTGCTGTTCGTTATGTTAAAAGTAGATTAATACCCAAAGAACAATATCATAGAATTTATTACACGGATAATATAAATAAAATTGGTGTTCAATTGGGATATGATGATAAATTTCCTGTTGCTGATATGATTGTATTTGAATTTATCAATATGGATGGGAGAACTACACACATTCAAGGTCGATATATTGATCCACAATCAAAAGAATTTAGATTTGTTACATTGGATATGATGAAAGATCAACCAAAAATATTTGGTTTAGAAACAATCGATCCAACTAAAAAAGTATATATTGTTGAAGCACCAATTGACAGTTTATTTTTACCAAACTGTATTGCTTATGCAGGATCAAGCCTAAATACATTTACACCCGAATATGATGATTTTACAATCATTTTGGATCGAGAACCTAAAAATTCAGTAATTGTGAAAATTATGATGAAATGTATTGAAAAGGGATTCCCCATTGCTATTTTACCAAATGATTTAGACGGTAAAGATATTAATGATTATGTGAAGTGGGGATATGATCTCATTCCCTTAAAGGAATTGATTGACAATAATACCTTTCAGGGAATGAAAGCGAAATTAAAAATGACATTATGGAGAAAAGGAATTTGATAGATTTAAAATTAACACCATCGACTACTACTAATTCATCTTTATGTGATGTATTTGGTGGAAATATTGAATTAGGAAATTTGATTGCAAGCGTACAATCTATTAAAATAAAAATAGGTTATGAACTTGAAACTCAAATATGTTCTATTATAAATAAAAATAATGAAATTTATAGGCATCATAAAACAACAATAAACAAAACAACAATAGAAGCTGATATTATTGATTGTACAAATAAAAGAATAATTGAAATAAAAAATGGTGTAAATTTTGATACAAAAAAAAGTAAAGGGGAACTTAGTTCATTATCAAAATTATATGATTATTATAATCATTTAGATTATAAATGTTATTTTGTTTCATGGGATGCAATAACATATGATGCAATTATTTCTGGAATGAAGTTAAAACGAAACGAACAACCAGAAAATATTGAATTCTTAACAGGACAAATGTTTGCCGATTTATATGAATTTGATTACACTATCCCTCAAAAAAATATACATAATAAAACACAGGAAAATATACAAATATTTAAGAATTATTTTAATAATATTGATTTTACCAAACAAAAACAAACAAAATCATGTAATTGTGAACCAAGGGTATTATTTTGAAAAATTCAATTAAAAATATTGATGCTACTATAGGATTAAAAAATATACCAAGTTCTTCTGTGGATTTAATTGTTACTGATCCACCATATCCGGTCATATCTGGTGGTCCAGGGGATAAAACATCCCCACAAGGGGTAATAAAAAGTAATGATGGTAAAATATTTAAACATAATGATATACATATCAAAGAATGGATATATGAATGTTATAGAGTATTAAAACCAAATACACATATATATATTATGGTGAATTTTTTAAATTTGTCGGAATATTTAATAGAAATACAAAAAGCAAAATTTAAATTACATAATTTACTTGTATGGAAAAAGAACAATGTCACACCAAATCGTTGGTACATGAAAAATGCAGAATACACTATATTTGCATATAAAGGTTCAGCTAAAAGAATTAATAATGTTGGTCAAAGTAATACAGTACATGAAATAAAAAATATTACTGGCAATAAAGTACATCCTACTGAAAAACCAATAGAATTAATGGATTTATATATTAATAATTCATCAAATAAAAATGATTTAGTTTTAGATCCGTTTATGGGGTCGGGTAGTGTTGCACTTTCATGTATTAACAATAAAAGGAATTATATTGGGTTTGAAATAGATAAAGATTATTACAATATAATTAATAATAGAATAAAAAATAATATAAACACTAAACTATTTTAAGAAAATATATTATGACAGATGAAACATTTAGATTAATGCATGAAGCAGAAATATTACACAAAAGGATTAAAGAGTTAATGGAAAACACAAAATTTCAGGATGAATTCAGTAAAGAAATATGGCAAAGTACATATAAAGATCACAGTGATGAAAACGTTGATGATACATTTAGACGGGTAGCAACATATGTAGCAAGCGTTGAACCATCATTTGAATTACAATTAGAATGGCAACAAAAGTTTTATGATGCTTTAACTGATTTCAAAATCACGGCTGGTGGAAGAATTTATTCAAATGCAGGTACAGAGTGGGCTAAAAAGGGGACAGGTTTATTAAATTGTTATGTTGCTCCAAGAAAAAATAAAGATATTGATAGTCTTAATAATATCTTAGATACGGTTAAAGATCAAAGCAATACATTAAAATCCGAAGGGGGTTGGGGAGAAAATTTCTCTTATATTAGACCAAGGGGAGGTTTTATTCATGGTGTTGGTGTAGAAACTCCAGGAGCAGTTAAATATATGGAAATATTTGACAAAACTTCTGATGTTATTACAAGTGGTTCAGGTCGTAAATCAAAAAATAAAAAAGCTAAAGGTAAAATCCGTAAAGGTGCAATGATGGGTGTATTAGATTGCTTATCAGGAAATACATTAATTGATACAATAGATGGTAAAATTGCTATTAAAGATTTAGTTGGAAAAAATCCATATCTATATTGTACTGATGGTAATGGTAATATATTTGTTAGACAGGCACAATTAGTATGGTCAAAAGGTATTAGAAAAACAATTAAAATAACTATGGATGGTCATGAAACATTAGAATGTACACCAGAACATGAAATAATGCTATCAAATGGTTCTTATAAAATGGCAAAAGATTTAACAACTGGTGATAGTTTATCAGTATTAAATCGAAAAATGTATAATAAACAATATATATATTTAGGTGTATCAGGAAATAGAATTAAAATAGCAGAACATCATGCTACTTATGAAATGAAATATGGTGAATATCCTACATGTACAGGTAAAAAAAGAAAAGGTTGGATGACATTAGCACATCATAAAGATGAATGTAAATGGAATAATCATCCTGATAATATTGAAAAAATGACATTATCAGATCATGCTAAATTACACGACAACATTTTAAGAGAAAATCAAAAAAGAATTTCTAAAGAAAGAAAGGGGAAAAGTTGGGATGAATATTATGGTAAAGAACTAGCAGATCGTATTAAAAAATCATCAAATTTCAATCATAAAGTAGTTAAAATTGAAACGCATATTGAACAAGAAGTGTTTGATATTGCTATGCCAGAGTATCATAATTTTGTAGCAAATGGGGTATTTGTACATAACTGTTGGCATCCAGATATTTTTGAATTTATTACAGCAAAACAAAATGCAGGAAGATTGACCAAATTTAATATGTCAGTAAATTGTACAAATGAATTTATGGCAAGAGTAATTGAAATTGAAGATAATGGTTGTGATGAATTTGATACAATTGATATTTGGGATCTTAAATTTCCGGATACCACTTATTCAAAATATAGTGATGAATGGGATGGTGATTTAGAATTATGGGAATCTAAGGGATATCCAACTATTATACATGATACCGTTAGTGTTAAGCACTTGTGGAACATTATAATGGAATCTACTTATAATCGTGCAGAACCTGGAATTTTGTGGTGTGATCGTGCTAATGAATTTAACCCTGCTTATTATATTGAAAAAATTCGTGCAACAAATCCATGCGGTGAACAATTTCTTGCTGAGAGTGGTGTATGTGATTTAGCATCATATAACTTAACTCAGTATATTGAAGAAGATTCAAATGGTGGACATTATTTCAATTTTGAGAAATTTGAAAAATATATTTCCGTTGGTGTAAGATTTTTAGATAATGTTAATACTGTATCAAATTCACCATTACCAGAATATAAAGATTCTATGTTAAATAAACGCAGAATTGGTTTAGGTATTTTAGGGTGGGGATCATTGTTATTCATGTTAAAAATTCGTTTTGGTAGTACGGATGCTAATACTTTACGTGATAAAATAATGCAAACATTAGCAACTAAATCATATGAATATAGTATTGATTTGGCTATTGAAAAAGGTATGTTTACTTATTGTGATCCAATTAAACATGCTGATGGTAAATTTATTCAAAATCTACATTTATCACAAGATTACATGGATAAATTAAGAACTACAGGTATTAGAAATAGTTCATTATTATCATGTCAGCCTACCGGAAACACATCTATTTTTGCTAATATTGTGAGTGGCGGGATTGAGCCTGTATTCATGCCAGAATATATCAGAACTGTTATCGTTAATAGTATGCCCGAAGAAATTTCACATGTTTGTCCAAAATGGTATGAGGGTGAATGGAATGAAACCGATGTGTTTTCATTTACCAAAGAAGGTGATGAAGAAATTCTTAAAGGTAAAATGAATGGCATCATGTATAAAATTGACAAAAATCGTGGATTAACAAAAGAAGTATTGTGTGAAGATTATGGTGTACGTTGGTTAAAAGCCCGTGGTGAATATGATCCAACTGCTGATTATATTGTAACTACAACTGAATTAACTGCTGATGATCATTTAAATGATTTAAAAGGATTTGCAAGATGGGTAGATAGTGCGTTAAGTAAAACAATTAATTTACCAAATGATTATTCCTTTGAAGATTTTAAAAACGTTTATCTTGATACTTACAAAACGGGATATATTAAAGGTATAACTACTTATCGTGCAGGTACAATGACAACTGTATTGAGTTCAGTTGATGATCAAATAAAAGAAGAAGAAATTATTCTTGATGATGTTAAAATGCCTGATAGTGCCTCAGCTACAATTAAAACAATTAAAGCCGAAGGTAAAAAATGGTATTTAACGATTGTTTATCATACAGATAGTGATAAACCATTTGCATTATTCGTTAAAACAAATTCAAATGAAAAAACAGTTAATGCTAATAATGCTATTGAAGTATTAACAAAATTAGCATATAAAAAAGGTATTCCGGAACAACATATTGAAACAACAATATCCAAAATAAATCAAGATAGTAATGCCAGTAAAATTACACGTATTATTTCATTGATGTTAAGACATGGTGTTTTAATTAAAAACATTGTACTTGCATTGGATACCATTGAAGATGTATATGTTGGTTCATTCTTATTTCAAATTAAGAAATTTTTAAGTTCTTATGTTAAGGATGGGGAAAAAGTTGAAGGGGCTAAATGTGAGAATTGTGGATCTGATAAGATTGAATTTTCAGAAGGTTGCTTCAAATGTGTGGAATGTGGAAGTTCTAAATGTGGTTAAAAACTAAAACTAAATAATGAGGATTATTATATTATGATAAATTTAAAAGAACAACACGATCAATATTACCAAGATGATAACAATTTGGTTAATCTTAGAAAGAGTATTGATAGTGTACCAAATAAATATAAAATAGAACAGTATTGCAATAAATTTAAAAGAGACTATACTATGGTCAGAAACAAAATTTTAAGTGATGATTGTTTTGCTGATTTTTTTGTACCAATATTAGCAAAACGAAATTTCTTTGAATCAAAAACATTGAAATATTTACAAACTGAATTGGGTTATCCTATGGTAAAAATGAATCATGTGGGTGATCATGCATTATATTTATCTGATGGTAGAATAGTTTCAAATCCAACAATAAATAGCACCAAATCATTTGATTTTAAAATGTTGGAAAAACGATCAACTACTTTTATAGCACATAAGTATATACATGAAAATGGTGGTGCTCAAGATAATCAATTCAATGATCTTAAATACTTTTTAGTTCAGGCTAATAAATATTTCGATGCTGATCGAGAAGATTTATTTGATAGTAATATTAAATTTATGGCAATTGTCGATGGTGAATATTTCACAAATGAGAGAATTGGTGTGTTAAATACATTTAAACGGAAAAATAAAATTATGATAAATCGTCTTAATGATATGTAATAAAAAACAATTGGGTCAATTTTACACAAAAAACGCAGAGTATATTTTAAGGGGTTTTGTTATACCTGCAAATGTTGTTAAAATTGAGCCATTTGTGGGGGATGGTGATTTGGCAAAATGGGGTGATATTGATGAAGTTTATGATATTGATCCCAAAATAAAAAATGCTATCATACGTGATACGTTAAAGAATCCACCAAAATATAAGGACAAGTATGTAATTACAAATCCACCATATTTGGCAAAAAATAAAAATAAAGATAAATCTTTATACAATAAATATAAAGTCGATGATTTATATAAAGCATTCATGATCTCAATGATTGATGGTAGTGTGTGCGGTGGAATACTTATAATCCCATTAAATTTTTTATGCAGTCAAGATACTGATATTCGTAATCGTTTATTTATGAAATATGATGTAATCAAAATTAATATTTTTGAAGAAGCTGTTTTTGATGATACCGATATTCCAGTATGTGCAATTCAATTTATGAGAAAAGAATTGCAAATGTTGGGTAGTTCAACTGAAACCGAAACTGAAATAACATCATATCCAAACAATATTACATTTAAACATGTATTTAAAAAATCAGAAAATTGGATGGTTGGTGGTGAGTTATATAACAATAAAATTAAATCAAATTATAAGATTGGAAGATTACTTAAAAATGGTAAAGATCATACTAATTTATATTTGTATGCTATTGATGGTGGTTTGCCTGAAAACAGAATACGATTAGAATATAGAGATACACCCTTTTATGGTAAAATTTCCGATAGAAGTTTTGCAACAATAACATCAAATATTAAAATTGAAAATGTTGAATATGTTATTAATTCATTTAATAGAATAATTGAATATTATAGGATTAAATACAATTCGTTGTTTTTAACTAATTTCCGAAATTCAACTAAGCATTATGTGAGAAAAAGACTTACATTTAAATTGGCATTTAATATTATTCAACATATTTTAAATAAACAGAAATTTTCTTAAAAAAGTGTTGACATCATAATTCTAATAATGTAAACTGTTCTTGTGGTCGGGAATTCTTAACCACAAACCTTTTAATTATTATGGAGAAACATTATGATCTATTTCACAACACGTACACTTGCCCGTACATTTTCTCAAAAAGCTGATAAATACAAAGTGACCGATAATGGTAAAAATCAGGATGTTGGCAGACGTTGGGGCGTTAAAGTTCTTTGATTCATATATGATGCATATACCCCCAATATGTAAGCTGTATAATACAATTGGGGTATATCCCATTGTGGGTATATACATTTATTCCTATTCATGAGATACTATACTTGTGGTGAGGGGATTGTTTCCCAAAAAGATAAAATTCCAAAAGGAAATTCAAATGTTATATACAAAAAAAGTTGTTGGTTCTACGGTTCATGGTTCATTTGAATTTTTGATTGTTGCCAATAATGAATGTAAATCAAGATTTAAAAATGGATATTCCAATTGGGATGGTAAAGTTGTCGATGATGGTTTTACTGTAAAATGGAATGATGCTAATAATGATTATCATGAAACTTGGGATATAACCCGTAAAAATGCAATTAAAAATGCTATCGTGGAATATTGTTATTCCAAATTCAAATCAGTACAACCCCCAAAGAAAAATGGTAAACGTGTTAAAATAATTCAGCCTTATGATGGTTTAGAATACACATTATATTAAATGTAAACACTACTTACCATTTTGACCAAATTAACTTAAAATGTAAAGAGAGATTAACAATGAAATACCCAAATACGAAAGGGGAACATTAACATGAATTTACTACAAAAGGGGCTATTGTTTGCAACCGTTGCTCATGGTGCGGTTGGTCAAATACGAAAATATAGTGGGGTGGATTATATTGTTCATCCTGTTGGAGTTAAGAATATTTTGATTGATTTTGGATTTAAAGATGATATTAACCTATTGGTTGCATCTTTATTACATGATGTTGTCGAAGATACCAAAATTAAATTTGACTTAATTGAAGCAGAATTCAATATTGATGTTGCTAATCTTGTATTTGAAGTAACAAACCCAAGTAAACAATATCCTGAATTAAACAGAAAAGCAAGAAAGACAATGGATCTTGAACATTTAAAAAGTGCAACCAAACGTGGTATGGCTCTTAAACTTGCTGATGTATTATTTAATACTCCGGATATCATTAAAGAAGATCCAAAATTTGCAAAAATTTGGATTCCAGAAGCATATAAAGTAGTTGAAGTTGTTAAAGATGGTTCCGAAGCACTTTATGCAGAAGCGAAATGGACACTAGGGTTATGGAGTGATAAATAATGGGTGATGAATATTTTGATATTACTTTGGATTGGGATGATACCATTTTTAAAAAATGTGAATTTTATTGGTTTATTGTTGAAACCGATAATACTTTTTGGGTAGAATGTTATTTTCCTGAAATTAAGGTTTCTATGACGTATAGTGATTATTTTACTAATTTCCAAGATGCATTTGATTATGCAAATGGTAAATGGGGTTCATTTTTTTATAATGAAGATTCAAATGAAAGTGAAACTGATGGATAAAGACTTTGAAAAAATAGATAATATTGCTGAACATTTAGATTTTCTATCTGATCAGCAATATGCACACGGCAATGATTATATTGCTAAAATTTTATTAAATTTATCACATGAATTATATCAAACCAATTCAAGTTTAAATTCAAAATTAAATGATCGGTTAGATAAGATTTTGAATGGTATAGTTGAATCAAATAAAAAAATAAAATATATAGTGGATAATATTAAATAACATAAATAGTCAAAATTAAACAACAAGGGATACTATGGAACTACTTAAATTAAATGAATTAGATGATGTGGAAAAATGGGAATATGTATTAAATCATATTTCTGAGTGTGAATTGATGGATGAAGATGATATTTATTTTCTATTTCAAGATAAAGATACATTGGATGATTTTGAATTACATTTCAATGAACCACTTGAAGCAGACAACAATATCAATTCTTTACTTAAAGCATTGGGTTTTGAATCACACAATTATTAAAAATATCCTTTTTATAAATACACTTATACACTTAAAGGATAAATCATATGTTAAATTTTAAACAATTCTTGATAGAAAATAAAAAAATATTAAGTTTTGAAGATACAAAAAAATATTTTGAAGAAGCTAAAAAAACAACAAAATATCCTCCAACAAAAACTATTAAAGTGTATAAATTATTCAAACAAAAGAAAAAATCACCAAATAAGATATTTCCTCTTTTTATTGGATCAATGAAACCAACTGCTATTAATAAATGGCAAGTTGCAGAAAATATTGAAACTAAGGGGTTCAAAAAACGTCCTGGGTGGCATAGTGGTGGTTCACCATATGCTCCACATCTAATGAAAAAAGATAGACAGACAATGCAAGAAAATAGAGTTTGGGCGTTATGTGAAGCTCCGAATGATTATAATTGGAACGCTGTCTTGAAAAAAGAGAATGTAACTCAATTAGATGATCATGTCCCATATGGGGGATTTTATTATTTCAATACAAATAAAGCCAAGGGTACTGTCATGGATTGGCGTATATCCGGTGCAATTAAAGTTGTTAAAATTTTAACTCATGAAGAAGCTGATAATATTAATGCTAAAAATGGAATTAATACAGAATATGCCAAAATGGATGAATTTTTGCAAATAGAATTAGCAAAGAAACGTGAAGTGAATAGGAATAAAGCAAAAGCTAAACGTGAATTGAAGAAACAACAAAATGCATTATTGAAAAATGTTGATATAGTAGGGGGTTAATTTCCCCTTATTTCCTTTTCATCCCTACTTACAATTTTATTGTAAGATTCTATTTCTTCCCTATAATTATGATTAAATTCACTCATATGTGAATAATAAGTATTAATATCTTTTTTTGTTATAATATCACCAAATTTATGACGTTTATCAATAATCTGTTCATCTTTTAAATCTTTATGGGTAGATTTAGCAATTTTGATGTCAATTTTCTTAAACATCATATGTAATGCTCTTTCTTCAAGTGGTTTTTGGTATTGTTTAAATGATTTCATAATAGTATTTATAATTATCAATTTACTTACATTTTCCACACTCCATATAATTTATACGTCTAATCATTCGTACAAGTTTCATACAAAGGTGATCTCAACCTACCCTTAGTACCCCTACATGGTCTATCTTAAAACACCATTTAAACATCAAATAATAAAAGTATTGACATATGTCAAGTAAATATCAGAAAAGTGAAAAATAATGCTTGACAGCACTTGACAAGATTTCAACTAGTGTTATAATTCCACTGTTAATAATGAATGTTAGGGATCTATAATATATTATGTAGAAGAAAAGATTGGCTTTGCCATGCCGTAGGCAAGTATATAAATACCCTTATGAGTAAATGGAAATATAACAAGAAAGAATTTAATACAGATGATATTTGTGATTATAATGGATTTGTGTATTTAATAACGAACACCCTTACCAATAAACAATATATTGGTAAGAAATTCTTTTATTCTTTAAGAACATTGAAACCATTAAAAGGTAAGAAACGTAAACGTAAAGTTAAAAAAGAATCGGATTGGAAAAAATATAATAGTTCATCTAAATATGTGTTAGCAGATATTGAAGAATTTGGTGAAGATATTTTTACTTTTGAAATATTAGATTTATGTCTGGATCGTGCTGAAACAAATTATTCAGAATTGAAACATTTAATATATTATCAAGTATTGGAAAGATTAGATGAAGATGGAAATCGTGCTTTCTATAATGAAAACGTAAGTATGCGTTTTTATCATAATACAAAACACAACGATAAGCGATTATTATTAACTGAGAAATTAAAACGATAAATATATATAAAACTATTATAAGGAATCAAAATGAGTAAATATCAAGAGTATCGAGACAGTATCTTAGAAGGTAAGGATAGACTGAAAAAATCTAAAGAAATCATACAGGCTATTAAAGCACAAACAGATGATAAAGAAATTCTTACAATGGCAGATGGTATTTTAGCCGATATTGCAACTGGTAAATTAACACCAAAACAATCAGAATGGATTTACAATACATCAACATCATTTAAAAAGTAAATATATCCCATTGTAGGTATATACAATGATATTCGATTATGAGAGAATGTATTCACTGGTTAAGAAGTTCTTCATAATTTCTTCTTTATCCTTTAATTAATTTAAATAATATGCCAAAGAGCAAGGAAATTTGTGAATGACATGACTAATTTAAATCCTGATGCAACTGAACTGTAAAGGTTGCATTATAACTCACACCCTAAAGACCGTTGGTGGGAATGTGAACTGGATATTGACCAAACGCAATTCGATTGTAGTAGATGGGACTAGGAAGCAGAGGCGAAAAATAGCATCTAATCGAACCAAGTGACCGTGAAGCTCTGAGAGATTGAGAAGTCTAAGAAACCCTTCAATGATTCAGCATTAGAAGGGCTACTATAAAATTTAAGGAAATTGAATAATGATGAATCAACCGTGGAAACAATCACCATTCAACGAGTGGTCAATATGTGGAATGAATCATTACCATGTTAAAGGTGAAAAATTTTTTATTCGTATCTATGGTAAAAAACGGAAAATGTATTACAGAAGAAGGTAAAGATGATGAATATTTATGGAATCGTCTTTGGTGGAAAGCAATGGAAGGTATATGAAGTTATTTAATTATGAAGTAAAAGAACCAAAATTTAAGTATGATGATATTGTATGGGTTTATTTTAATCCACAAGGTTTAGTTGATAAATCAGCAAAACCTATATTCCAATGTACAATTGAAGATTTACAAATGAAAGCATCTTCTGAGTATGGTAAACAAACAACCGTTGAATATACATATACGCTTGCATTTATGGATACTTTTGATGAAGCGTCATATAAAAAAGAATGTGATATTTTTGCTACTGAAAAAGAAGCACATGAATACTCTATATTAAAATTGAAAGAGTATGCAGAAAGTTTAAAAGTAAAATCTGATAATTATCAGGAAATCATGAAAAAACTTGAATCATAAATAAAGGTGTAAATTGTATGAGTGAATTAAAGGTTATTGTTATTGGTGCAACTGGTCAAGGTAAATCAGCGGTGGCACAATTGATTAATCAGGCATTGAGTAATGTCGGATTTGATGTAACAAATAGTGATGATGATGAACTTAATTATCGGGATGCTGATGATATTCAAAAGCTCCGGATAGATAATACATTATTAAAAAATACAAGTGTTGAAATATTAACTCAGCAACTTGCAAGAGAATAAGCAGTAAAAAAACAACCATCTATAAAGGAGTTTTATAAGATGAATAAACAATATGATGTAATTGTGTACATTGGGCGTTTCCGTCCACAACATAATGGACACACCAAAATAATTCAAGATATCTCACAGTTAGCCAAAAAAACATTGGTTATTGTTGGATCAAAATCAAACCCAATTACCATTAAAAATCCGTGGACTTATGAAGAAGTCTCTGATATGATCAAACATTCTGTACATGTTCAATATATGACAATTGCAGGAGTTGAAGATTATACCTATGATGATTATAAATGGATCAATGAAGTTAATAAACTGGTTGATAAAGAAACCGTTGGTATCGTTAATTCAAAAATTGCTATTGCAGGTTATGATAAAGATCACACAAGTTATTATTTGAAATATTTTCCACAATGGGATTTTATTGAGCAAAAGGCTTATAGAGAATATGGCACAATTGTCAATGGTACTGATATTCGTACAGAATTCTTTAAAGGTAATACTCACCACATAAAATCTATTGTACCACCATATGTATTTGATGTTATTTTGGGGATGGATAGTAAACGTAAAAAATATCTACAAAATGAATATAATGGTATTATTGAAACACAAAAGAAATATGGTACGGGTAATAATGTATCAACTGATGCAATTGTGGTTCAATCAGGACATCTTCTATTAGTACAACGTAAAGAATCCGGAATTGATTTATGGGCTATGCCTGGGGGTTTTCTTGAACCTGATGAACTTTTAGTAGAGGGTGTTATTCGTGAATTAAGACAAGAAACTGTACTCAAAGTTCCTGAAAAAGTTTTATTGGGTAGCATTAAAGAAATTAAACTATTTGATAAAATTGATCGAGATTTACGCAGTAGAATTATCACACAAGTTTATTTATTTAAACTGGATGATAATTTAGATTTACCCAAAGTGAAAGGAAGTGATGATGCAAAAGAAGCAAAATGGGTTTCTATTCATGAGTTTTATAATATGAGATCTGTAATGTATGCTGATCACTATCACATAATTGAAAAAATGTTGGAGAGTTTATAATGTTATATCGTGTAACTGAAAAGTTTTATGAAGATCCAGATAATATAATTGAATATGATACATTGGATTTTGCAAAAAAACATGTTGATGAATTCTATAAAAATATTACTGATACTTATGATTCATGTTCAATTGTTCAAGTATTTCATGAAGAAGATGTTGATTATAAATCCCCATGGGAAAATAATGATTATCGAATTTTAATGAAAATGGATAAAGAAGAACTTGTAAGTAAATTAATGGGAAAAATGGTATTATAATTGGAGAGTTTATAATGAGAACTATTAAAGAAGAACTTGGTTATACTGTTGTTTATGATACAACATACAATACAGTTGGTTATATTTCTATTGATGATAGTAGCGGTGGTTATCCATATTTTAGTGATAGACCGGATTCACGTAATGTATTTGTTGAATCATCGGATGCTGTAAAATTATTGGAAACAAGTAAAACAATGAAAACGTTTTATAAAGCAGATAAAGTTAAATTTGATACAATGAGAATTGTTAAAATAACAAGAATCATTGAAGATGTTAATATTACTGAGTTGGGTATTTCTATACGAAAATCAATAATGAATAAATTATCAAAAGAAGAAATTGCATTTATAAAGAGTGATTTCAATGAAACTTAAATTTAAAGCATATTCATTAAAAAATCCCGACAGTTCAAATGTTTATCGTGAAGGTCGGGAACGTGGTATGAAGATTGGTGAACAATTATTAGTTTTTGGTTCTAACCTTCATGATTCTGAATTCAAATTGAATGTTATAAGGACAATTTTTGAAGATAATAAAAATTGTAAATTTTTAACCAATAATCAAGCATCTTTTGAAGTTGAAATTGACGGTACTGAAAGTGCAGATGATCGTTTACGTGATTCATTATTGAATAAATTAACACACGATGAAATTGATTTTTTAAGACGGGAGTTTAAAGAAATATGAGAAATAGAAGGGATGAAATTTATAGTATCTGTATTGCTTATGAACAGGGTTATGGTAAAGGTTTATATAATACCCGTAAAATAAGTAATCCGTATGTCGAAAGTGATGAACGTGTCGGCTGGGGTATTGGATATGAAGAAGGTAAAAATCAAAGAGAAATTGATGAAAGGAATAAAATTGAAAAGTCTAACACAACAACTTAATTATTATATTTCTTCAATTTTTGCAAATGAAAGAAAATTTTTAAAAGAATTTTTTCCTGAATGGGATGAAATAGAATTACTGGAATGTTATTTTGCCAGTGAAAGAGTGAAATTAGTTATCTTGGATATAGATTCAGGACAACATATTTCCACAACGGAACCAACTTATGATGTTATGAATTGGGTAGACAACTTATAAACGATTAAAGGAGTTTTAATCATGTCAATAATTACAGATGTAGATAGCTACAAAGTGGGGATGTTTAAACAATATCCTCCAAAAACTGAATATGTTTCAAGTTATATTGAATCAAGGGGATCAGATGATCCGGATTTTGATGAAAGTGTATTCTTTGGTTTAGAATATTACATCAAAGAATATCTTATGAAACCTGTTACAATGGAAGATCTTGAAGAAGCAAAAGAGATTTTTGATTTACATGGTGAACCATTTCCATATGATGAATGGAAATATATCATTGATGAATATGATGGATATTTACCACTAAAAATTGAATCGGTTCTGGAAGGTTCGGTACTACCACTATCAAATGTGTTAGTCCAAATTACCAACACTGATCCAAAATGTTTTTGGCTTACAACATGGGTAGAAACTCCAATACTGAGAAATGTTTGGTATGCTTCAACTGTTGCAACCAATTCAAGAGCAATCAAAAAAGAACTTAAAAAATTCTATGATAAATCTGGTTCTGTTGATGGGTTGGATTTCAAACTACATGATTTTGGTGCAAGGGGTGTATCGAGTAAAGAATCTGCTGGACTTGGTGGACTTGCTCACCTTATTAATTTCATGGGAACAGATAATGTTGAAGCATTGATGTTTGGTAGAAAGTATTATAATATTCTTATGGCTGGATTTAGTATTCCTGCTAGTGAACATAGTACAATTACAGCATGGGGCATAAAAAACGAAAATAAAGCATTTGAAAATATGCTAAATCAATTTCCTGATTATCCTATAATTGCATGTGTTTCTGATAGTTATAATATTTATAAAGCTGTTGATGAATTATGGGGCAAACAATTCAAACATAGAATTCTTGATGGAAATCAAACTATTGTTATTCGTCCGGATTCTGGTGATCCATTAACTGTACCAATTGAAGTTATTGAACGGTTAATGGCGAAATTTGGATATAGTGTAAATTCCAAAGGTTATAAAACATTACCAAAACAAGTACGAGTTATTCAGGGTGATGGTATAACAAAAGATTCAATTAAACTTATTCTTGGTAATATGGAAAAAGCTAAATTGACTCTTGATAATCTTAGTTTTGGTATGGGATCGGGTATGCTTCAACAAGTTAATAGGGATACACTTAAATATGCCATGAAAGCAAATGCAATTTGTATTGATGGTGTTTGGTCAGATGTATACAAAGATCCTATTAATGGTGGTAAACAGTCTAAACGTGGTGTATTAGGTTTATATCATAATGAAAACGATGGATGGATTACTGAACGTAAACTTCCAAATGATGAATCATTTAATAATTTAAATGTTGTTTATGATACAGGTATTATGAAAACAGATACACTATTTAAATTTGTTAGACAAAGAGCGAGAATAGAATAATATATCCCATTGTAGGTATATACATTGTTTCCCAATTATAAGATAATATCCTTGTGGTTGGGGAAACTTCTCCCATTTTTAATAAACTTCCAAAAGGAAATCAAAATGACAACTCCAAAAATTAATTTTACTAATATGTTCACTGATGAAGGTGAAGATATGGGTTTTGCTATTACTGTGAATGATTGCTCATTCGGTAGTGCTACATTAGTTGAAGATGGTCGTGGTAATGAAAGCTACAACGTTTTATCTGGTGTTGGTACATTTGAATCTGATGATCAGGATGAAATCCTTGCTATCTTACTGGAACGTTTAAATTATGTTGGTTCTGCAATAAATGATTCCGAATATATCCCATTGTAGGTATACTCATAAATAGTTTTTTATGAGATAATAATCTCACTTAATAAAAAAAGGTAAAGCGTTTCCTGAATGGTTGGCAATATCATAATGATGTGATAATTACCTTATATATATAAAATATTCTTTTAATTCAACTGAGGATAATACAATGAAATCAGCCCCATAATGGGGTTCATCGTACCCAAATTGGGGTACTGATGCTAAATGTGAAATATTATTACTGGTCATACCGAGTGTATTGCAGGAAATGGTTTGCAGACAGTGATAAAATAATTTATTATTGGGGAACTACCCCCTTATTCAGCATTTTGTAATTGACTAAGTTTTATCGTATATGGTCATGGGTTGCCAAAGTTTGCAAACTTAGCGGTTCAATTCCGAATAGATAAAAAAGCTGGTTTGCCTTAAAATGGGAGTTCAATTCTCCCATGTTAGTCAATTACAAAGTGTTGATATAATCTGAGATATTTTTGTATAAATGGGTGTACTTTTACACCCTTTCCAATTATTTGGAATTGTAGATAATGTCTATAAGTTTATAGTGTTTTATGTCTCAGATTATATCAATATTTAATTACAGGTGTATATTATGATAAATAAAACGTTTACCAATTCCGATGAATTTCTTTTGAATGTATTTAAACATGATGAAATTAATGATGTTGAAATAACATTAGAAAGTTATAATTCCGATGTGGCTATATATTCGGGTTATATGTTAGCAGATGATTTTGCATATACATTAGATATGGATGATGAAGATGAAATTTATATTAGTGTTGAAATATATAATAATCTGTCTGAAATTGAAATGGAATATGATATTGAAACTTTGGTGAAGCATAGTATCGTTAAAGTTTATTTCAATAGTTTTTTGGTATTAGATAAAGAATGAAAACTAAATTAAGAATTAAAATTATAAATTACTTTGATAAACATCTTTTAGCAGAAATTGATGCAAAAGATTACGATGTTATTATCGTTGCCAATACTTATGAACAGGAATTCATTGTGGTTCATAATAATGTTATGGAATATGATAGCTCAGTTAGATTACAATTGATTGAGGTTAATAGTTATATATTGGATTGTTATGATGCCTATAATGGTGTAAGTGAATTAAATTTACACAAGGCTAATACAAATCGATCATGGATTTAGAAGCATATTATGAAACTCAATATCATGATTGGTATAATTCCGAAAATTTTAATAATCAACATGATTTGGAGTTTATTGAAAATCAATTAAAATGGGAACTTGAATACTATTCAAATATGAGTGTGGAAGAATATACTCTGTTTGTTAAATTTAATGAATTACATAATACTTATAATGTTTCAAATAAAAATACATTGTTTGGCACTCAATTAAGACCAAATGCAGATTTAAGTTTTATTAATCAAATCAAAAAGAATATCTGGAACTCAGATGATTATATGTCATTGGAACCAGAATTATTATTATGTAAAGATAATCCAAAATTAAACAAAATTCGTAAAACTTTAAATGATTTTATAACTACTGGAAAAAATCAAAATAATATTGGCAGAAATTTATATTATATTGTAAGAGATAAAATAACCTTAAAATATTTGGGGATAATTACAATATCCTCTGATTATTTGGATTTAACTTGTCGAGATAATAAAATAGGTTGGGATAAGGAACGCAAAACACAACAAATGATTAAACACTCTGTTGTATGTTCAGCATTAGTGCCTACACAACCGTTAGGATACAATTATGTTGGTGGTAAGCTGTTATCCCTATTGGTATTATCAAAACAGGTACAAGATGATTACAAGCGTATCTATGGTGATAAATTAGTTCATTACACAACTACTTCATTGTATGGATCATTCTCCCAATATACAAGATTGAAATACTGGAAAAAAGTTGGTAAATCAAATGGTACTGTGATATTAAAACCAAGAGATAGAACATTAATAAATCTAATGAAAGATTGGATAAGATTTATTGAACCTAAACGATTTTGGGAATGGTGGATTGCTAATACAATTAATGGTCAAAGATTTAAACGAGATCATATCAATAGATTTTTTGTATTCTGTTATAGTAAATTAAATATCAATAGAAGTGAATATATATCCGGTCATAAACGTGGTGTATATGTTGCAGAATTATATGAGAATACCAAAGAATTTCTAAGAGAAGAAATTACAGAAGATGAATTAATTCCAAAATTTGATAATTCTATTGAAGCATTGACTGATGTTTGGAAAAATAAATATGCCAAGAAACGTTATGATAATTTGGTTAAAAATAACAGACTATTAAATGATGTATTATTTTATGATGATATATTATATAATGATTGGGATATAATAAAGGATAAGTATTTGAAACAGGTTGGGAGATAAATTATGAGATTAAGTAAACGTTTGGCATTGGATTTCTGTTATAAAAATCGTGATAATTATATCCGAACATTTCAGTCAATAGACGAAGGTGTTGAACAGTTTGATAATCTAATTACATTATTAGAATCTAATCAAATTGTTGGTGATGATTTGATAGATTATGGTATGGATGTTAGTGAATTTAAATAAACGATATATCTAATTAGAGATATATCCAGAAATTTAATTAGGTGGTATATTATGATTAATCGTGAAGATGTTGAGATTCGTAATCAAAAACATTTAATGGATGCAGAAGGTTCTCAGGTTGAAAAACCAACTTTATTAGAGATTAATACACTTCTTAACGAAGAAGGATATAACTCAAATGGGTTAGAAGTTTGGCATGATGATTTAATGGGTTTATGGTCTTGGAACTGTGATATTGAGGAAATAAAATGACAAAATATGAAGAAAATGCGTTTCGTTTATTAATTAAAGAATTATATGTTGAACAAACAGATGATAAATTAAGTGATGAATTTCTAAGTGGTTTAAATTGTGGTCGTGAAGAATCCGGTATTGAATTGGAAAATCTACTTAATTTAATGATTAAAGAAGAACAGAACCGGAAAATATCATGATTGTAATTGCATTGGGAACAGAAATAGATATTAATACTAAAACTTATGTTGCTGTATATGATTCAAGTCTCGTTTGTGATCGTTGTTCTATGGATGGAAAAGATTCATCATATTGTACATTATTACATGAATTTGATAAAACGTTGTGTTCTGATAATGATATTGTATGGATTGAGAAAAAATAATCAAATATATCCCATTGTGGGTATATGCAAGCAAGATAAAATCAAATATAATATAATCTGAATTGAGAGATAAACTTCCAAAAGGAAAAGAGAATGACCAAAGTATTTGAAATTTTCACCATATTCATGCTACGGGATGGATGGTCACTTGAAGATA